ATATAATTTCTCACTTTCATTTAAAAATTTGCAATAAAAAAAGAGTAGTCAATTATTTATTCTCTCTTTGACCACTCTGACGTTAATGTATTTATTTTTTTATTTTTGATATAAACCCAAAACATCTTATGTGTTTCAGGGTGTAACCCTACCAACTCGTATCTAACTCCATGAGATGTTAAGAAATCTCGAAGTGGAATAGAGTAGCAGGGAAATAATTTTGATTGTTTCATTCTTTTTGTTCCTTTTGTTCTTTTTATAATAGTATTGTAACTGGAATAGTAGGCAGTATAATTGCTACATACTTAGTAAGACTTATAGATAAATTGATACACAAAAATGACCGCCACTCGCCAAAGCACGGTCATTAATGTGTTAAGTATTTTGTTTTATATTTAGCCATTTTTTGATTATTGGCTCAACCGTCTAACGGATGTTTGCTTGTTTCTTTTGACTTGTATTGTAACACATAAAATTGTGTGGTGCAAGAGGGAATTAGACTAAGTGTTAGACAAAAGCTTCATCGGGATTGCTTATAAATCAGAAAGTGATTTTTGTTCTACCTGTTTTATTTCTCCATCAGCAAAATATTTTGCAAATTGTTCATCTGCGTCAATATCTTTGTACACTGATACCATATCTAGCGAACTCCAACCGACTAGCATTTGAATTACATCATCGGGAAGACCGCTTCGAGAACAAGAAGTTGTAAAGAAATGACGAAGACTATGAAAATAAAAGTCTTCTCCTAAATGTTTGCTGAATGTATCAGCCCAACTGTCAAGAGTGCTTGAATCCATAGGTTCATCTATATATTCTCCATTTGCTTTCTTTGGAAATAACCATTCTGATTCAATTCCGTGTTCTTTTCTATAATTCATCCACAAATCAAAATATGGCTTAAACGGTTTTGCCAGTGTATATGCCACTAACATTTTTCCGCGAGATCCTCTTCCTTTTGTTTGGATCTTTTCAGGTGTCTTATATAAAGAACCATATATGATGTTTTCATCATCGAAATAAGATACTTTAAATCGTGGTAACTCACTCTTACGTCTGCCACTAAATGCAGCTAATGCTAAAACACAAGCTTTGTCATATTTACCTTTTTCAACCCAATAATCAAGCATACCCTGTACTTGTTCATCGGATAGTACAGTTTTAGTAAATACTTTCTCATTTGCAGGATTTTCAATTTTGCGTATAATCGGTTTAAAGTTCTCGTACTCATCATCTAATATAGCTTCAACATAATTTGAAAGAGAAGAGAGAGTAGATTTTACTCTACGCATTCTAGCTGGTGACCATTTATATTCAGTAAGACAAAAACTCTGATAACGAGCAATATCCCTCTTAGATAAATCAATAAAGAATTTGTTGTCGCAATGCTGAAGTAAATACACCCAGAAAATATAAAGGTCACGCCTATATGCATTAATTGTATTTGGGGATCTATCAACTGAATGAAGATAATCCAAAAAGTCATTTCCTAACTCTATATTCTCTTTATTGCACTGAGACAATAACTCATTAGTAACAATATTATTATGCTGTATTTTTCTACCCATCAAATCTCACTTCCTTTCAAATATAATATTCTCCATAATAAATGCTCACTTGCTCATGACTAAAGTCACGAGTGGACATTCGTACCTTTATCAAAAGTGGACGACTGAGGTTACGATCCTCACAAAGACCAATCTCGCCCATACAAAAAGAGTGTGAAGCGTACACCACACACTCCCATATTTCTTATTAGTTAATACCAAAATAATTCATCTAATTTATCCAGATAACATGCATAGTTCATTAACCGCTTGTAAATCTCTGGAAATGCGTCTACTATATCAAGCCAATCATTTAATGAATCATAAGTCTTCTGAATTTCTTTTGCCTTCTTCTCAAACTCTGCCTGAAACACCTGCTTGCCATTGATAGAATAGTAATCTTTATCAATTTCCTTGCAATCACAGTGGTCACAGTCCCCATCACAATTATCATCACCAATACTGACTTCATATACTACCTTAGACTGGATACTTGAAATAATTTTTGAATTACAATTATCCATTACATAACAAACTACCCCTGTAGCATATAAGTATCCATTTTCACGTTTAGCAGGTTCACACCAAATACCTTCATGATCTAAAGCAATAAGATACTCATCATTGTAATTATCATGATCTGGTCGAGCGAAATCTGAAATATGAGCCAGATCGTGACCATTCTCTACTAACTCAGCAATGATATTCTTCGCATCTTCATACTTTGCAATAATTTCTACACAATCCAATGTTTTGTCCATATTAGAGTCAAAATATGTATTTTCAATATCTACAACTAATTCCGTATAGTCTGTAAAGTTTCTTTCAACAATATCTGCTTTTATGTTAATCACGTCCCCTCAAATTAATCCAGTGTACGAACTGACTTCTTGATTGTGAAAACAAGTTCGTCATGTGCCGGAGAAGTCCATTTTGTCTCTACGCCTCTTAATTTTGAAGTACCAGTTCTTTCATCTACATGTTTTGCTGTAAAACTACCAATACCAGGAAGAACGATCTTTTCTGTCTTGTCGGCTGCTAGATTCTCGAATACACAAGCTACATAGCCAGACAGGATAGCTTCAACTTCCTTCTTGGTGATCTTGTACTTTGTTTCCTCACAATCAGCATTTAAAATATCTGTAGCTCTTTCTGCAACTTCTTTAATCATATTATCCTTATTCATTTTTATTTCTCCTTTTTCTCAACTAATTTTGTCTTTTTCGACTATTTTATTTTGTATTTTTCGGCACTCTGATATTTGCCAAATAATAAAAGAGGGTAGCGGCTCAATGAGTCCACTCCCTCATGCGTGGCTTCGTCAGCCCAAAACCGAAGTTATTCCCATTTATTAATCGCCTGTTGGGTTCAGGTCATATATCATTCATACATGTAATTTCATCGAAATGGTGAAATAAAACATTTAATGAAATATTATGTATATGCATAATAATATACAAACCAAGTCACTCCGTACTCAGTCTACTTTGTTATAATAAGTCTTTATTTGAGTTCAATAGGATAGTAAGCTTTTACACCTTTATCTGTACAAATACAAACCATTTGTGATGGTCTGCCTGTTAATCTTTTCTCAATTGTATATGAATCTCCGCAACCAGCAAGAGATCCACCACGGATCATCTTTACACCATTTGTTTCATCTACAGAACAAACATGCAAATGACCGTATGTAATTGCATATGGAACAAACCCTAACGCCAAACATAAGTTTTGCACCCCAGATTTATTAAATCCATCATAATCACCGTGTACAGCAATATATGATTTTCCTCTAATTGAAATATCAGAAATACCTGTATCAATATTTCTATGTAAAACATGGAAATTATCAATATGTTTCAGAGATAATTCAACTGCCCAACTGATAATATCGTCCAACCGCTCATCGTGAATTGCATCATCCTTGCGATCCATACGAGTATGATTTCCACTAACATTGGACATAAATACTGTCTCAAAATGTAATGACAATTCATAACAGAATGAAGATATCAACTCTGTGGCAATTTTAATCTGTTCAATTACATTCTCTCTATTTGAAACCTGAATTGATTTATGAATATTACCAGAAATTAAATCTCCTTGAAGACTTACATAGCAATTTTTAGAATTATTTAAATCACGAATAGATACGACTTCGTTTAATAATTGGTTAAGCCTGTCTTTTGCAATATCTGTATTATATTTTCCAAAAATAGAATCAAAACTTTGTCCGATATGTAAATCGCTTAGAATAATTAACATATCATTATCTGAGTCAATTAAAAAATTATTATGTTTATCAAAATTCGTTCTGCCAAGAGATGTGAGTTCTAATTCTAATTTGTCAAGCTTTTCTTCAACCCTAGCATCTGCAAAATTTTGTTTCTGCCAAGCATTGCGCTCATCTCTGAACTGAATTTTCTTTCGTTCTAATTCACGTTTCTGAACTTCAATTTCTTTTAACTGTGCATCGGAATCAACAAACTTAGACTGATTTGCATTTAACATCTTCTTAAATGCCTGGAACTTCTTTCTGTATGTACTTTCCCCAAAATCATTTCCAGTAAGTTCATTAATTATATTCGCCACATCATTCCAAGAACCTATCTGGTCTTTATCTTCGCATATCCTATAGATAAGTTCCTCATCTGTTTCGTTCTCGAATCTTTTATAGGTGCTAATTGTATCCACCTACTCTCTATTCAGCAGATTCAGACTCTTCATCTGAAATCTCAATACTGATTTTAATATCAAAGATAGTTGTACCTTTTGGTAACTTCTCAGCAATACGATCTACAATAGAACCTTCATCATCAACAAAAATTCCATTTTCAATTCTTACTCCACTTGCTGTAATATTCTTTTTAGCAGCACTAACAGTTGCTTTCTTAATTTTACTATCTACCATGTTTTCTCCTTTTTCTCCTTATCAACTAAAATAGGAGAGCAGTGTGCTCTCCTTAAAATCCTATTTTATTTTTATGATCTTCTTCTTCATTTTCGTCATCTAAATATTCTTCATTTGATGGTGCTTCAAAACCAATGCAGTGTGTGTCTATTGGTTCTAATGCGAATTGAAGATCCTGTATTTCATTATTCAATTTTAAGACCTTTTTACTTAATTCTCCTTTGGGAATTTTCAAAGCAGTTTGTATTAATTCAGTAATCGAATCTATAATTGGTAATAAACATATACCAGTAAGAAAACCAAAAATATATTTCTTCATAGGTGATCACCTTACATTTCGTTAAATTTTATTTATCACTATCTATAACGGTATAATCATATCTTTCTCAGAACACTTTACCTTATAACACTTGTCATTTCTTGAAATTTCTTCTCGTAAATGCTCTTTTAAACAATTTTTTGCTTCTGTAGATCCATGTACCAAAACAAGCTGATTTGTATTCAAGTTACTGCCAAATTTTAATAAATCATCAAAATTAGCATGGGAACTGAACGTGCTCATCGTTATACAATCTGCTCTATTAGGGACAGGAACTTTATTTATATTGATTGTTTTATGGGCTTTGCCATTTTTTATTCTATATGATAAATAAGAATCATCTGTTCCTACAAATCCAGAGAAACAAATCATAGAATTGATATCACGTAAATACTTATCAAGATAAGATAATATCCTCCCATTTGTGCAAAAACCACTACTTGAGATTACAATTTTAGGTATAGGATCATTTACCCATGCTTTCGATTCTACCTTTTCACGCACATATTTTACATTTTTCCAATTATATACTTTTGTCCAGAACTCACGAAAATCTGAATCAAGAACATCTTCGTAAGCTTGGCATATATCACAAGTTAGCATCGAGTCAACGACTATATCTGTTTTAAAATCTTCATTTTCTCCAAATAGGAGATATAGTGTTGTCAATAATTCCTGAGATCGTGCAAATGAAAACGCTGGAAGAATAATAGAACCTTGCCTTTCCAGTACAGTTTCTATAGCAACACGTAGATGTTCAACATCGAATTCACGAGTTTTCTTTGTAGCCCTAGTATTTAAACCGTAAGTTGATTCCATTATTGACACGTCAGAAAAGGTAACTGGAATTTCTGTATTTTCCACATAATGATTTTTAGTATTTAACGCTCCAATATCAGAAGTATATAGAATTTTCTTTGTTTTTATTCCATCATTTAAAATAAGCTGTAACTGTGCAGCTCCTACACAATGAGAATTTTTAAACCATTGAAAACTAATCACATCATCTAATTTGTAAACATGATTATACTCATTATATACATAAATATAGTCCAGTGTTTTATATACATCTTCTTCAGTATATAGTGGTTCGTATTCTCTATTATATCTTTTTGATAAAACTCGTGCCTCATCATTTACAATAAAAGCACAATTAAGTAATAAATATTTCGACATAACCGAAGATGGATATGTCATAATTATTTTTCCATGAAATCCTTCTTTAATAAGACGAGGTAATAATCCAATATGATCAATATGCGAATGTCCAATAAACACATAATCCAGTTCATCAGGCTTGAATTTGAATTTTTCTGAATTTGCTTTATAAGCTGCCAAATATGAATTATCCTGTAATAAACCACATTCAAGTAAAATTTGTTTATTTGCAAATCTTATATAAATCATTGATCCAGTAACATCTTTTGCATTATTACCACAAAATAAGATTCCATCATCTTTTAGTTTCGCTTTTCTTGCGATTGTAAAAACCACCTTTCTGTTTTAGTTTCATCCACAAGTGAAGAAAAGTGGAAGAGTAGCGTGACTCTGACTCGAACAGACCCTCTAGTTTATGAGACTAGTGTGCACCTTTACACCTTACCGCAAATTGGAAATGTAAGACTCGAACTTACGACCTCATGATCCCAAATCATGTGTTCTACCAAACTGAACTAATTCCCAAAAGAAAACCCCGTATACGAAACACGAGATTTACATATATGAGCTGAGATATTGACTCATTACACTACCATCTATTGCGGTTGGACGCAACTTATCACACAGCCGATTAGGCTGTAGGCAGAAACAACACTGGTTTTGACATAACCAGCAAACTCTTACCACAAAGCATTATAGATTTCCCTTCTACACATCGTCTCTTGCGGAGTTCTCAGATTGCAGTCTGATACGGTTGCATGTACTCGTAATTTCTCACATAGTACCTTGCGAGTGCTATATGTCATCATATTACAGATGAATAAGTTGTTTTTCTCTTTGTGGTCGCACACACTTTTGCTTTATTTGATCAATTTACCTTTAATATATTCTCAAAAGTATGCTGTAATTTTTTTTGCATAATATGAACGATGAGGTGTACATTTGATCATCTGTACCTTTTGAGTACAGCCCAATCATCACCGTTCTGTTCGTCTTGCTATCGACTTGCTTCGTTGTTCTATTCCTTGCTTTCGCATTAAGAAACGTTGCAACAATCAATATCAGCACTTTCTCTTGCGAAAATTGCACCAATAAGACAGTAATCATACCCATGTTTCCATGTTAATACAGAGCGTTTTCATCACCCCTACCAAGCCATATCATTAGCAGTAGCCCTCTGATTTTAGGTTTGGTATAGATTATCTGTGTTTTCCGTCAAACTACTATACGCAGTCGCAGTGTCTTATGCAAACTAAAGACATTCCTGCTTTATCCTTATTGCTAAGTTTATTTAACGACACGAAACCTGCCGCCTACAAGTAGGAGAGTTGCGGAAACAGGACTCGAACCTGCATACTCTTGGTTATGAGCCAAGTGAGCTTCCATTGCTCGTCATTCCGCTATAATAATTAAGAATTATCGGCAACCATACTACAAGAACTGTAGCACAGTCACCGATCATAGAAAGGTAAGGTACAATGAATATGTACTTAAAGTGTTTACATTTTATTATTCTCTGTTTTATCAGCTAAGAAAAGCTGATTTCATTGTTTTAGCCTTCCGGCACAGCCCTCAATCAAGAGGGCTTCTATTTTGTAGTAAAACGATCGTTGCATATTTTTATTCCGCATTTGCATATTAGCGGAGAGGATAGTTGTGTTGGTATTGTACTAAAGCACACGCAAATTTACACTGTTATACATGGATAAAGTTTCATTGCCCACTTTCTCCTCATAAGTTCACTTAACTACAACTGCTACAACCGTTGATTTTACTAGCTTTTTGATATAGTAAAATAATTAAGTCTGTACAAAAAATGTGCATTTTAACAATTTTTTGAAAAACATTTTAGCAAATTTGCTGAATTTACATTATATAATACTTTTAGCAACAATGATTTATTTTTATTAAGAACAGAAGATATTGTTTTTTGATTACGAATTGAACCAGGAAGAATTTTGAACGAACGATCAATCATCCAAGAAAATAACCCAAGATAATTCTTCGATATTTTAATTGATTGTATTTCGCAAATTATATCATCAAAATCTTTTCTAAGTAATAAATAATCCTCATTTTCTGCATCATCGTTTATTTCGTATAATTTCAATGAATATTTTGCTATAATTTCTTCAACTTTTCTACAAGTACGAATATTACTTTTCATTTCATATTTAACAAAAAAATGACACATTGGTAAAGTGGTATCCACATTACGAAACTTCATTAAATCCAAATCATATAAGTAATTCATAGGACATTTTAAATCTTTATTTATGTTTTTATCATTAAATCCATGTTTGATTATTTTCCAAAAAGAAGGATAAAGATTTGTCTTAATATCCATGTCATCTTTTATTCTTTTAATCTCACCAGTTAAGTCAATATCAAATCTTCTTTTTGCATTATCAATAGCAACTTGCGCTAAAACACTCAATATGCATACATAGTCAATGTATTTTTTATCATCAAAATTGCAAGCATATGTTTGAGCAATTTGAGCCAAATTACTTGATTCGCCAATATCCAATTGTGATTTTGCTAAATTGTTGTCAATGCCAGCATAATCATCCATTGATTTACCATATATATTTTTTTCCTTTGGAATATTGTTTTTAATTGTAGGATAATTCTGATAACAGTTTCTTGCATGTTCAACAATATCAGACTGATTTGTTGTATATCCGCTATCAGAATCTTGATCTGCATCTGTTATATCCAAGGCTCTTTATCCTTGGCTTCTCCGATTTTCATCGGAGTGTCGGACTATATCTTTACCCTCATCTGTATGTTAGGGTAATCGGCACTCGTGGGTGGATTATTGCTCACCTGCTCACCACCTAGTCTCTAAACCTTACTATCTACTTTTATGGATTTCGATAGTCTTGGTAATTGATTGGCATATATGTGAATAATTTATAACTCTGTAAAAGAAAAATACATTTTTCTATAAGTTTTTTTATTTTTTATAGACTCAATAATTCCACCTCTGATTGTATTAATATTGCTTGATAAAGATAGTTCATCTTTTACCCATTTACAACATTCACCAATATAATCAAAGTGTTTGATAAAGTTTTTATTTGAGTCATAAACAAAAACTTCTTTTGACCTACCATTCTGAGAACCTTTCCTAGAATAATATTGTTTTCTTAATTCTGGATTATCTTTTATTTTATTATGTAATGTTTTATTTCCATAATTAGGATTATTTATTCCAGTCTGAAATTTTAGTCTGTCAACGAGTTTCTTTCGCCATATTTTATATGTTTCATCATCCATACGTTCTTCTGGTGAAATACCATACATTTTGTTATTTTCTTTTGAATTCAATCTACTTAATCGTGAACGAATTTCATTCTTTTTATCATTAGAATATGTATCCCAAAGATTAACTCCGTACATTGGATTACTTTCACCCATCATATCAATAGAATGTTGTCTTCTCCACTCTTCTGAATGAACCATACCGTAAGAACCATCACCGCCAAATGTATGATTTGTTAAATGACCATTCTCATTTGGGTTATTGTTATATCCAATAATGTCAATTCCATACCCTAAATCAAAAACATAATGATGAATTAACTCTCTTTCTAACTTATAAGCATCGTCTTCTGATAATTTGTCTTTTATGATATTTACTTTCATTCCGACTTTATCAGCTATCCTATCATGATGCTCATTTCTTGAGTAATAATTACATCTGTTACCATGCCCTTTGCCAACATAAAAGCATGTATTGTTATCTAATCTAATGTGCTCATATACATAGTAGTCGTTCATGTTTCACCTCCTATATATATTCTCTTTTATACTTTAAATTATTCACATACTTAGCGTCTCAATTTTCACCGATTGTTTTAAGAACTACATTTCTGTAGAACTGAGCCATTATATTAACCCATTATTTCTATCCTGAAAATCTGTTCCATTCATATTTACTGCAATGCACTGTTTTCCAAGATTAAAATATTTTTCAAGATTTTTATGGTATACATTGTGAAGATATGTAAGATTATTTTTGCTATTGAAAGGACTTCTAAAGAAAGCTAGATATTCGCCACTATTAAATCTTTCAGTGTAACATTGGATTGTATTGTTTTCTGTAAAGAATGTATTATCATTATCCACATCAGATTCGTTTCCAGTAGCGGCATATAAAAGCATTGCATATGGAGATCCAACTATTACTAGATTTTCTGCATTTTGAATGATACGTCCACTTTTCATATTTAACACGTATCCTTTAATAATAGCTTTTTTTCTGTCACGAAAGTATGAACTTCTTACAAAATCTGGATTTTGATTACACAAAGCAATTAAAACTTCATAATCATTTGAAAAATTTTTATTCTTTTCAAGATATTTCAGAAACTCAGAATTGTCCTGTTTGAGTTTATTAATATACTCAACACTTTCTTTTACAACATTTGGCATTATTTCTTCATCAAGAGAGTTCACCATTTGATAACTCATTCTCTGAACTTCACCAAGCTTACTTTCATGTGCTGTCTTCACAATGCCAAACATACAACCATTTTCATAAACTCTGTCACACCAATATTCATACGACTTATCAAATTTCAACCATTTCATAGCATTGTCAGTTGTGATCAACTCAATATCCTTGACAAAATGCTCAACTCCAAACATATCTTTTACAATGGCAGAGTAGTAGTTTTCTCCGAAATAATCTCTGAAAAACTGTTGAATATTTGTACTGAACGCTGCCATTTTACAAAAATGATGTCTTAATAGGATATATCCATTCCCCCAAGTTGGAAAAATACTAGAATCAATTAGAGCCTGTCCATCAAACATTGTATTCTTCAATTCATAATTATCAATATGTTTTGCGTAACAATGTTTGTTTTCATCAGTCTCAATACTGACAACTTTAGTAAAAAACGACCTGTCAACATCTTTTAATATTAAAATATTCTTGGGATTAATTTTGACTTTATCAACAATGGCACTTGATATAAGTGGGGCATATGCACTGATTTCGACTGTAGGAGAATTCCTTTTCGGAAGCCGAATGCCCATATATAAGAATTTAATTGCTTTTTTATAAAGACGATCACATATAAACATACATGATCCTTTTTTTGCTTTTCCTGTACTTCTATAAAGCATTTTATAATGAATAATTTCTCGTTTTATAATATCACCATTTTTCTTTCTGGTGATATATTCAACATTCACACCATCATTGTAAAATAACTTTCTGATTTCTTCCTTGGTATGTTTATGGTAACGATCTTTATTTTGATTTGCTTCTTGAAATAATTGTGCAAGTTTTTTGCGCTTGTTTCTTTTCTTTTGAATTTGGCTTTTGTAACCATATGATTTTGCTAATTTGTATTCAGTCCTAGCATTTTTGGCAACTTTTTGTAAATGTGCAATTTCTTCTTCATATGAACGAGAACCAAAGTTAAATTCTAAACAAATTATATCTCGTGTAGATTCTTCCTTCCATACTTTTAATCCGTTTTCTTTTAGAAAGTCACTAAAAAGGCTATTTGTAAACATTGCATCTTTATACTCATAATGATCTCTGACACCATTGTTATACTCATAAAGAGTGCTTGCTTCAATGTTTTTAATTTTGATTCCAAATTCACTCATGTATATTATATCACCACCTGTTTATTCATTTAAAATTCCTCCTTGCATTCATCATTTATTGGATTATTCTCTTCATAACACACCTGCAAAGATTCACAACCAGTACAATCAACCATATTACTCATCGGACACTCTGATAGAGGGAGAGTCGCTGCCATATTATACAAATCTTCGCTATTATATTTATTCTCCATCATCGTCCTCCGTCATTTCATAAATCCTGTAGCCTAGAAAAATAGCCATATCTTCAGTTCTATCAAAACAGTCTACATGAGCATATTGTCCAATATCATTTCGCACATATTTGTCTCCAATGAAAATTTCTTCGCCACATTCGGAGCATATAATATTGCTTTTATATTCTCTATAATTAGGGCATCCTGGAATATGATGAAGTTGTCCGCAATACTCACATGTACAGTTCATAATATTCATTTATTTAATTCCTCTCTAGTAACAATTTCCAAACCTCGATCGAAGCATTTTTGTTCAAGATCGTAGCGATCCATGTAATATTTGAATGAATCGTGATCATTTAATTTCGATACTTCCTGTAATATGTCATTACGGATAGAAGAGGAGTCTGAATCAAATTCGACATCTTCATATTTTTCCATGAGATCAAGCAAGTCTACGTTGTTTTCTTTTAAATATAATGTAGTCATATATTTTTCTGTCTCTTTATTCCATTTAGCAATAGCAATCACTGAATAATTCCTATTATGTAAGTCAATTTTTATGCAAATTGTTCCCATATTTTCGTATCTAAGCATTTTTAATACCTCTCTTATATGTATATTGATCGTAAACTTTCCCTAAACGGTATGATTGATTGAGTCGCATATCTGATTCAATTCTCTCCGCAATATTGTGGGAAGTAGCGTTAGTAGTGTCAAAATCTGACTCGTAGATCAGCCCTCTATATTCTGATGGATCTACATAAATTTTTGGTGTAGTATAATTCATATGTTTTTTGTTTCCTTTCTCTGTTAAATATTTTTTTCATTCGCATCGCTCCTTTTATAGTGTTGCGTTAATTTGTGTCATATGTTTATTCTCTTATTAAATTTCAATCTTGATAAAACTTTTTACTCATATGTTTCATATTGCGAAGATATATAATTCCATTTTCTAATTCTTTTTTTGGATCATATTCTTCCTTGGAACAAATATAAAAATGTTTATTCTGATAAATTATCTTATATGGAATAACATAAATAATGTCATCAGTATGCCAATTCCCATCAATATCCTGATAGCTTGGCATTCGATGAGTAATGATTAAACCCATCTGTTCAAGTATTTCAGTTGCTTTAGAAATCATTTTTGGTTTTATTCCTATAAATTGGGACATTATCTCGAATTGAGAATGAAAAATTTCTGGCTTAGATTTTTTGTTTTTTTCTGAATGACCAGATATAGATGAAAATCTATTCCATGTAAATGCTTTTATATATGAAAATACCAATAGAAGAATACTTTTATTCAATGGTTTATAAGGTGATTCATATTTCATGATAGTTTCATATTCAAAGTCATATACAATTCCATAATTTTGATCAGGTACAAGTTTATCTATGTTAAGCATAGAAGATTGAAACGTATTTTGTATATATTTTGTTTCATCAAAATCAATAATATATCCATTTAAAAATAAACACTGCATTGATTTAAAAAACTTATCATATATAGATTCTCTGTTTTTATGTCTATTCCAATTGGGTTGATATCCACTCCATTGAATCATGTAAATGGGAGAGTAGTTCACCATACCATCCCATGTCTGGTTGTAGTTCAAATAGAAGAGTGCTGAAATTCTATGTTCAGGATATGTATTCTGCAAAATTATTTCTTTCGGAACTCTTACATTATGAATTGGTATTCTGAATTCAACAGTTGGAATAGATGGTGATTTATTATTTTCCGTATTATCACTTCCTTTCATTTTATTATTCTCTACTTTAATATGATAAAGTATGTCACATCAGAGTGTGACATATCTTGCTCAAAAATCGAAATATATGTCACACTACAATGTGCCAAATCAGCGTTCTTTTTATAAAGTATAACTATATATATTAAAGTATAACTACTATCGTATTTATTTTTTGCTTACGCTTCAAAATAAATACTCTTTCATTTTTTGATTGATTGTTATTGGTTTGTCTAATTAGTTATTCCCCTTTTGGATTGCAATTCTGTACCAAATCAACATGTTTCTCTTTAAAAATATCTTCCACAAAGAATACTGGCATCTTATTATGATATTTTTCATATAATTCTGTTCCTGACATAACAGAGTAGATTGTTCTTCTATTATGCAATTCTGATTTTATATAATCTTTTACAATGCTATCTTTTAATCTATCACCTATCTTTCCACAGATAGTACAATAGCTGCATAATTGTGTCTGTATGTTATTTTTTCCTGCAAATGAAAATTGGTATTGAATTAAACATTCTTTATATTGATGTTTGTGCTTTGATTTACGGTTGCTCTTTGAGATATTGCTTTCTGTTGATTTGAGATATTTTGGTATATCATTTTCTTGTATCATATTTGATTTCTCCTTGATATATTATTCTCTCTTTTGGTATTGGTTTGTGATCAGTTATCTATCCCAAATTATTTTCTTGCTACGCTGCGAAAATACCGTCCCTTATCAAAAGGACTATTTTTTATACTTGTGTATACCATTACATTCTTTATATAGAGTTATGGGAACTAAATTGATCGTTTTGAGGGTAAATTTTTATTTTTATATCTTTATTGATAGATTGGTAGGGTAGAAGATAAAATCGATTTTTATGTCGATTTGATACGAATTAATCAAGTAATTATGTTTTAAATAAAAATAAGACAGTGCAATTACTGTCTTAATAGTTTTGTATGTAGTTTTATGGTAGCCCCCTATATTGGGATTATATGATTTGGAATTTTTACTGGGAGAATCGTTATCGGTGAAAGTGTTTATAAATAAGGAAGATTTTGAATTTGTGGTTGGATTTTTGGTGAGATAGGAGTTTGATTTTGGGTTGTGAAGTGGCTGAAATGCTTGATTTTAGTGGGTTTTGACGATATTGGGTACGATAAGTGGTTTTAATGGATGGAATTTGGAATTTTGCTTGATTTTGTTGGGAATTTTAATGATATCAGTAAGATGAAATTTTGAAGAAAGTCTGTGGATAAATCAGCTTATTGTAATTCCAGGAAATATAAGACTTCTTTTAGTTTTTGCTACCCCCTATACCCTTAAAGCTACGGTATTTCTATATTTTTCCGTGATCGAACAGTTGTTTTATAAAATCATCCTGGACTCTCAGAGCAGAACAAACCGAACAAATGTTTGAATTATAATTTTATCGTCATTTTTAAAATTTATTATTGACAATCACTTTATAAGGTGATAATATACATAATATCAACAGACGAAAACAACTTTAAAAAGTTTTTAAAGATTTTCAAAAAAACTGTTGACAACCACTTTAAAAAGTGATTGTATAAATACAACGAAAAGAGGTGATATAATAATTGAAAAATTCATAATTCAAGAATTAAAAATTGTAATAGGGCTTCTACTGAATGGTAACACTCAGCAGGCTATAGAATCCATAAAGGATATTATAGCATACTTGGGAGATTATTCTAACAAGTAAAGCCCAGTTGATAACTAGAAAAGATATTCTAGCACCGTCGCAAGTCTATTATAGCAATTCTAGTTATTAATTACAATCCCACAACAGGAAAAAACAGTTTTATATCTTTTCTATAGGTACTCTGGAATAGTCCTAGACGTTTCAAGAAAAGACTATAGCAGGTTATAAGATTCTAGCGTAGTTACTCATTGAGTTTGACGCTATACAAATTGAATAAAAGCGGTTATAAGGTTCACCCGTAAAAACCTATGGGAACGGCTACGATAAAAGATTGAAATATCTTTTTAAGCCCTAGGATTAGCAATCCTTGTATGATACAAAAATCATATGTCCTCACCCTGCTAACACTAGCAGGAGGATAGCAGAAAAGCTATAGGTTAACCGCTCAATCGCTAGATTATATTCTAGGTGTGGTCAATGATGTGAAAGAGTAGGAACGGCAAGGTGAAAAACCTTGTATTAAACAAAAATCTCAACCGATAATAGCACGGTTGACGGTGTGAAGTCGATAACCAAGCTGATAGCACCGAAAAGATAAAAGCATAATAGTTATATATTTTTAACCGGATAAAGGGTAACACCTCCGGTTATTTTTATTTTAATAGGGTAATGCCTGCAATATAAAAATACTTGTAAAAATAAATAACTCCCTTATGTGGCTATAAAAAGTTGTACATAGTAAAAAGGCTGGAATAAATCTATCTAAAAAACATTGTAACGCACTATAAAGTGCCTACTTTTTAGGATAAAAATAATAATATAGATAGTTTGCGTCATTGTAACATTAGCTCTAGTATCCAGCCTTTCATAGTGTGCACAACACATTAAAATACATGAAAGAAGGTCGTTTATTATGAAAATGTATAAAGTATATGTTAATGGTAACTATGTAGGAAGTCAGGAGTTTACACCAAACGAAGTATCAAAAATTAATAATGATGCATCAATCATATTAAAATAGTCGAAACTAGGCTCATGCCTAGTCTATGCAAGATGGCAACTTACATACTGACGATGACAAGCCACCACATTACACAATAATTTTATTTATATGAAGGAGGTTGTTCACTATGAAGAACACAACATTATCAATCAATTTCTATTCAGCAACTATCAACGAAGCACTCAAAAACGAGTTTATGCAGGCAATCAATCACGAATTAGCAGGAATGAACATTGAATCTCTCAATGACTCTATTCCACGGTTAGAGAAGCAGGTTTCATCTATTCAGAAGGATATTGACGACAACGGGGATGATGAAGCAGGTACTAAGCAGAAGAAACTTGACGGTATCAATGCGACTATTGCAGACAATAAAGATGCACGGACTAAGTGCGAAAAATCACAGGCTCAGACTCTCGATATTTATAACAAGGTTGTATCTGCCATGTCTGAGAAAAACAAGGATCATTTTGGCAATAATAAGGATGTAGTGCGTACTGTCTTACGAGTATTAGCCACATGGAACGATTCTAAACTTGTAAAGTATGCTATCATTCCAGCCTTCAAAAGTCCTGCACTCTATGAAGCACTTGAGACTATTCATATCACAAGTAAAGCCAATGAGAACGGTGAGTTGTCTATGACTAACGATGTCAAGGAAGCATACAAGAAGGCTTCGCAGGAACTTGAAACAATTATCAAGACGACTTTTAGCCTGCCTTTTGAGACACCATATACAGACAAGACAAGAGTAAAACTGACAGCAGAAGATAAGAAGTTACTTAATGATTGCTATGTGCGTGGATTCTCTAACAAGTTCGATACAGACGATGACGGAAAAGTAACATTCAAAAAGCGTCAGATTAACACACTTGTAAAGGCTAAGAAGAATAAGAAGACGCAGGAAGTAACATATGACTATTCAGGACTTGCAAGCACTATCAGCAACATTGTAATCAAGCATTACTTCGCATAATGCAACTCAAAATATATAGTATAAAAGGGCAAGGGTTAAACTTTGCCCTTTTAATAGTGTGTATTTTAATACAACGTAAATATAAGGAGGCAAAATGGATATGCAAATTTATAAAGCACTTAACACGGAAGTCTTGCATAATAAAGAATTTCGTATGGGTTCTATTATTCTGCAACTTGACAACAAAATGATATTTGTATGCAATAAATTTAATCATTCACGCAAGTATAATTTAGAACTAACTGTGTGGCTGCCAACCGAAAAGAAATGGGTTCGCACATATACAAAGAACAAATACACGGAAATAATGTGGGATTATTTTCATGCCCATACTAATAATAGAACTCGTAAAGCATACAAGGCAAATTATAAAAGCATGATGGATCACGATCGTAAACATAAAGGCGGTGGAGGTGGATCACGCATTTATAACGGAAGTATTACTGATTATGAATGCTCAAGTAATCCTTTACACGATTTTAGACGATGTTATAATTAAGAGAAACGGAGGTATAACAATTATGAATAACGAAAACAAGAAAAAATTTGATGCAAATGTTAATGCAATCAACAGAGATTTAGCCAAAATTGCAGAAGGCAAATTACCAACAGATGAATTGGTAAAAATGCAGTTTGAAGCTATCAGAACTTTAATTGATGATTGCGAAAAATTAGTAATTGAAAAATAATTATGCATTGACAAACACTTTATAAAGTGGTACGATGTAAAATAACTAAAGGAGGAAAAACATGATTGTATATTCAAAACTCGCCACTTTATTAAAAGATAGAAAAATGGCTTGGAAAGATTTATGTAAATCTGGAATAGCAGCAAATACACCACAAAAATTTTCACAAAATAGACCAATATCAACAGAAAGTCTAAATAAAGTCTGCGAATATCTCCATGTCCAACCTTCAGAAATTATGGAATGGATTCCTGATGCAGAATATAACAAGGCAAACGAAGAAATTGCCTCAATCGAGCAGCAAATAGCAGAACTTGAGGCAAAGAAAAAGCAATTACAAGGCAAATAATAATGCGTCATAAACGCACCAAAAGCACCCATTATCCAATAGGGTGCTATTTTTATACCCCAAAAATAGTATCCAGTCAAAAAGGCAGAGTAAAAAATACTCTGTCTTTTTTAGTGCATACTATTAGCACAAAATAAAACAAAAAGGAGAGTTGATTAAAATGGCAAAGGTAAACGTAGTATGGAAGGGAATGTATGTAGGCACAGAAAAGATGTCTACCGATCAGATCCGCAAGGCAGAATATGCAGGGTTTACAATTACATACGCAGAATAAATCTGTGTACGGATAGTGAGTTCGATTATAACTCACACAACTACGGATGCAGATTTAAAGGCAAATGTAGTTATTACATAGTAAAAGGCAGACTATTTCGGTCTGCCTCAATCCCAAGAACACAAAATGAATTGAATAAAACATATTTGTGTTGCACACAAATTATAAACGATTCAAATGCAAATTACAAGAGCGAATAATAAGGAGGAAGCAATCATGGCAAACTGGGCAAGAGAAATCATGGTGTTAGCTAATGATTTTTGTTTAAACACATCAAAGGCAAAAGAAATTATTAAACAGGTAGACAATTTATCTGTTCCAAGCGGAAAGATAGAAGATTCATGGAAATATGACAGAGCATATTCACGGCTTAAACCAATGATTATGTCTGCATAGAAGTATGTAAATGTCGAGAAAGTGAAAACTAAAATGCAAAATTCTTTTAAGCGGCTGCAACGAAGTAGTCGCTATTTTTATATCAAAAAGAAAGGTTAAAAAGGTGAATATTATGTGTAAGAGAGTTTATTTAACAGCAAAAGAGGCAGAAATGGAAATGCAGGAATTACGGAATAAAGAAGGTTTTACTGGAAAAATGGAAACCGATTATATTTCACGGATGATTAAGGATGCAAAGCGAAACTCCATGATTGGAGATAAGCTTCAGCTTGTAGTAGATCCAATGTATATCCACATTCCTGAATGGCAGAGAAGATTAAAGCTTGCTAGAGCATACACAATCGGAAACACATATAACAAGTATAAATGGGATGTTCCGAAGGTACTGTTCCACAAAGGCAGACTGTATGTTATTGATGGTCAGCACAGAATATATGGCGCATTTAAAGCAAAAATGGATGCTGTTGTCGTAGAAATCATGGAATGTTCACTTGAAGAAGCGATTGATTTGTTTATTAATCAGTCCCAAGATAGAGCAAAAATGCAGCCAATGGACATTTATAAAGCAGCTATTGCAGGCGGTAAAATAGATTATGTTAAATTGCAGGAAATTTGTCACAGAAATAATGTTGCAATAAAGGGAGATGATGATAATGAAAACACGGTAGGAACGCTTACATCTATCTCAGATGGTGTTAAATTATCAAAGACAAATCCTGAATTATTTAATGCAATGCTTGTATTGCTTGGAAAACTCGGTTGGAATGGATATGCAGATAGTTATAACGGAAAGGCATATACAGCGAAGATAATTCGTGCATTAAAGGCATTATATGCTTATTGCGAAGGTAGAACAGATGAAATGGAACAAGCGTTAATTGAAAGATGTAAAGGAACAGAGTTCTTCGTGGATAATATTATGGATAAAACACAAGCGCAGATATTTGATTATTTATCAGATATTGTGAGATATGAAATGGAGAACCCATTTAAACAGGGAAAACCAAAGCGTAAAACAAGAAAAATACATGCAATGTAAAAGGGAATAAGAAAACAGAAAGGAGTGATATTTATGGGATCTATGTATAGAAAGACAAAACAGATGCGTGATTTTGAACCGATTCTTAAACGGAATGGGTTCAGATATTTGCGAAGTCATGGAAGCCATTTTACATATATAAATACAGTAACACATAAGAAAATCACAATTAACAAAGATCTCAATCGGATGGTAGCAGAGCGGTTGATGAAAGAATACGACTTAGTATAGAAAGGAAACAGAAATGGAAAATACAGTACGGTTATATACATATCAGGAAGCAGTACATATATATAAGAAGAAACAGGCTCATAAAAAGGCAAAAAGAAAGGCAATCATCAAACGGAAATTAATCTGGTTATTACGTGCAAATTGGACATTGCTTACCATCGTGCCAATGATATTTATATCAAAATGGTGTTTTGATGGTGCACCAGATTACATATTATACATGATTGTATATAGTTTCTTATGTATATTATGTTGCTACGGACATGTAAAGGGATATTAAAGCAGAAAGAAAGGATGGTTATTTATGAATCCAGATTATGAACAGGCTAAACGTATGGCATTAGAGAATGTAGTGCAGAAAAAGAACAGAAAAGCAGTATATGATTTTCAGTGTCGCCACGCAGGGAAACATTGCAACAGAAAACGGAAAAGAAAATAAAAGAGAATAAATAGATATTTCAAATGGAGTTAGAAGAATATGGCAAAAATAATTGGAATCATTGAATATGAAATAAATGAAGAAGACGGAGATACACCTGAAAGTTTAATTGAGGGAGCGAAGAAAGAATTTAATTATGACATTCAGGATAGATGTATAAACGCAAGTAGATTGAAATGGAAAATGAATGAGTAAATGCGTGTTTCCTATGGATTGGAAAGGAAGGTAAGAAATGAAATGAAATTAGTACAGGAAATTAAAAAGAATGAGTTATTAGGAAATAGTTGGGGAATCTACGAATTAAACCCTGATGAAAAAAAGAAATACGGAAATAATTATGCATTGTCTCAGGGAGTGTTTTCTGACTATGCAATAAAAGAATTTGGTGCAGATGACCTGTTATCTAATCTCAAAGACTTTGCTTATGAAGGCTTTTTTGAAACACAAAAAGAAGCATATATGCAGGTAAAGTTAGTGGAAATGCAAAGTAAGATTGAACGAATGGAACTTGTCATGAAGGACGTATTGAAATTACAAACGCCAGAATGGTAAAAAATTCGCATTTCAAAGTAAAATTGGAGGAAATTTTTATGAAACAGATTATTAGATTTATTGACGTAGATGTTGATGGTTGTGGTACAAATATAGAATCTATGATTGAGGTTGAAGGCAAACAGGAATTAACGAATGGAATTATTCAGAGGACGAAAGATGCTATTGAAAAATACAAGAAGGAAAATGATGGAGAATATGATACTGATAGCATTATTGATGTAGTATGTGAACATTTAGAATCCGAAGGGTACATGTGTGATTATATTTCAGAAGATGCAATTATCGAGTTTTAAGGAAACTAAGATGTACTTTACGTAGATTGGAGGAAAGATATGTTGAATATGAGAGAAATTAGCGAAGGCATATTCCAATTTTCTTCAGGGGAAATTTATCGTGATGAAGAATGGATAAAAGCATGGTATGCAAATGAAAAAAGAACATATTACAAGTGCCAAATGTTAAATGGTGGATGGTGTTATAAATATTACAAACCATCTATTGCAAAGCTGATATTAGAAAGAGGCGGTTATAAACAGATAATAAAGGCATAAGTAAACTAAGATTTCTTGATAAGATTGGAGGTAAAAAACAATGAAAAACAAGCCTTGTGCAATAGCAGTACGGATTTATGAATCGAATGGAGCAACGATGGCAGATATTAAGACTTCTCCTTGTGATGGTTTAAAACAGGAAACAATTATATGGACAAAACCAGACGAAAGAGAAAGGTTTTATTATAATGGCTATACATTGATTTATGACGAACGAATTAAAAATGTAAAACCTTTTGAAGAAATTAGATAAGGAGTGAAGCGAAATGACAAGTATTGAAAAGTCAAAAGAGGACGCACGAAACTTAAATGAACTCACGGATCATTTGATTAAATTACTTGAATCGGATGACAAGCGATTCTCATTTGAATTTTGTGCAGGTGGCACAATGGAGATTTACGACAAAGAAAAAGAAATCAGTTATGCAGTTCATATTGCACCGATTGAATATGACGAGAACGGAAATGCGACAAATTTATAGCAACCGCAAAGGCAGTTAGGAGAATAAATACCTAGCTGCCTATTTTATTACAAGAAAGCGAGGAAATGATTATGAACGAATATTTAGAACAGGCAAAGAACTTCTTAAATAAGGCAAATGCAAAGTGTGAAATTGTGTATGGCGGTATTTCACGGAATGAGAACTGGAAAGAGAAAGAAAAAAGAAATTGGTATGATGTAACAATCACAACGCCAAGAGGCAAAATGACGTTCACATTCTGGGATAGCATTCACAATACAAAGATTTCTACAATGACATTTGAGGAATACGCAAAAAAGAAACTCAAATATAACAGAGTTGAAGATATGTCATATGGTGAAAAGGTAAAAGCCAAAAATGATTTAGCAAGATTAAAGGCAGATGCTGTACCAAACGAATATGATGTGCTTGCTTGCTTAGAAAAATACGATGTAGGAACTTTTGAAGATTTTTGTTCAGAGTTTGGATATGACGAGGACAGTAGAACGGCAGAGCGAATTTACATTGCAGTTATTAAGGAATATAAAGACTTGACAAGAATTTTCACAGAAGAACAGATGGAAGAATTAAGCGAAATTCAGTAGGAGGTGTGATTATGAGTTATTTATTCTTATTTAGAGAAAAGGATTCGGATGACAGAGATTGTTGTGCATACATTGATTCAAAGAATCCACGATTTGAATGCAATCACTATTTTGGAAGAGTGAACTTAAACGGAGCTTGTTATAGTGGGCATGAATTTCCTGCTTATGAAGATATTGAAACAGTATTAACTGAGACAGAATATAACGAATTGATTCAGTTCAATAAGGCAATCAATGATTTAGGTTATGGAATTACAAAGGGAGATGAACGTTATAACAAAGGAATAGCTTTAGCAAAAGCAGTACAGCACATTTATGATAAGCTCGAATCTGAAGAAGCGAAAGAGTTTCAGCAGAAAATAATTGAAAGTGAAATCGAATATATGAAGGATGAATATTCACTGGATGATATAGATATTGAGAAGATATTTGATAAATATTATCTGGATTACAGAGACAGAGGAATTATTGGCAGTGTGTTCCAAGACAGCTCAGACTTAGGATACGAAGAAGCATGGAGTCTTGGATATATTAAGAATGGAGATTCTATTGCAGACAGATATTTCGATTATGAAAAGTTTGGAGAGGATTTAGTTAACGAGGATGAAGATTATCTCGAACTTGATGATGGACGAGTTGTAAGTCTGAATTATTAGAAGGGAGTGAAGAATATGACAATTACATATGATTTAGATTTAAACAGTTTTAATGCATGGAGTGGTGCAGTAGATACGCTTGACAGAATACAGAGAGAAGGTAAATGTGAAGAGTTGGAAAACATTCTTGAAGATTTATATCCTGATGGGATGACAGAAACGCAACTTAATGATTTACTGTGGTTCGATTCTGAACAGGTGTATGAATGGCTTGGAATTAGAAGTGAAGAACAGATTAGAAAGGAAATCAAGGAGGCAGAAGATGAACTTGCTGATATGCAAAGCGATTTAGAGGATGAACTTGATGATGAAGATCTGACAACAGAAGAGAGGGCAGAAATCATTGACAGTTATCAGCCAGACATTGACGAAATCAAAGAGAGAATTGCAGACTTGAATGAAGAATTAGAGAATATCTAATCAAAGGAAATAAAGTTGGTAATTGGTCGGTAGAATAGGAGCGTGATTATATGAAAGAAATTGAAGTAAACAATGGATGTAAGATTGTATTAGAGAATAAATCACAAGGCATAGAAGTTATTCATTGTGACAGTAATGGAGGTATTGAATATAGTTACAATATTCCTGATGGCGATCTTGTAATGTTGCTGAATTATTACAGAAACTGTAAGAGTGGCAGAGAGAAATCTGATTATATATCAGAAGGTAAAATTAGAAATACGAACACGGATATTGTTGAATATATATAGTCAAAGGAAATTGTAATTTCTAACAGAGAATAATAAGGCAGACGCAAACAAATGTGTCTGTCTTATTTATTAGGAAGGAGGATGTGAAATGAACGGATATGAATATATTTGCGAAACAGCAGCACGGTTTAGAAAGAAGTTTCCGAACTTGTATGAACGGAAAGAAAAGAAGTCTGTGTTTATTGATTCGAGCTTGTTAGACAAGATCGAAGATATTCCAGATGCAATCAAGGCAGAACTGATAGGTAAATCAAGAATATCACGGATGAACAGAGAAGACTTTGCAATCAACACAGAGGATGAAAACGAATATAAATATTATCTTGATATTGATTGTAGCTGCTATGACTTCTATAAAAATGACAAGCTGATTTATTCGGTGCTACATGTAGATGGTGCAAGATGGAATGTATATAAAGCAAATATATATGGTTATTATAGTGATAATGATTTGCCTGTGAAATCAGGTGAGTTAAATTGGAGCAAGAATTTGAATTTTAAGTTGAGTAGAATTGATATTAGTGCTTATGAAAGTGAGGTTGATTGATATGATAGAAACTTATGTTATGGAAAATGCAGATTATGCAAAAATTAAGAAATTGAATACATTGCATAATATGGAAACATTTTGGGATGACGTTAGAAAATTCACAAAGAATGTGAGATCGGATCATAGCTTAAGTAGGTGGCAGATATTATCAGAAGCGAGATATGGTGAATTAATGCAAGCGAAACGTAGTTTTTATGAAGATTAAAATGAGGTGATTGATAATGATATGTGAAATAAGCAAGAAAATATTAAATGAAGTATATGGTGGAGATACAAAAGAATCAAGAGAAAAAGCGATTAAAGATGGATATTTTATGGAATGGACAAAAGAAAGAATTAAAAATGCATTTAAAACAGGAAATGGAACAGAAAAGGATTTAAAAAGATATATGAATGATAATAAACAATATTGTGTATTTGTAGAAATTTAAACCCAGTTGATAGAACTGATTCTTAAAAAGAAAGTGAGGTAGCAAATATGAAAACAATAATTGATAAAAGCGAATGTAAGCCATTAAGTGACAATATTGAAGGCAAGTTGGTGGTAATTAAATCAGATTTTTTCAAACCAGAATTTAGAGAAGCAAAGTATCAGCTTGTGATTGCAACAGGTGGTTTTGGATGTGACGCAAGTAAAATGGGAAATGCAGTATATGTAGAAGAAGTTCATACTGATAATCCAGAGCATTACAGACAGGAAAGATACAATCTTATTGGTGAACCAACAGAAGAGATTATTAAGGAATGGAAATCAATGTATGGTGAATTTAATGAAAAAGTACAGAAAGCATTGGAGGTGTAGGAATTATGATGACAAGAGAAAGATTTGCGGAGACAAACTGGAAAATGAGTTATGAGGAATATCAGAAATGCTATTGTCCTGAATGTAAAAAAGAAGAATGTCCACACAGAGGAGCAATAAGAAGAGTACCTGAAATTGATGGTGGACTTGGTTTATGTCCTAACTTAAAGGGAGAGTGATTAAGATGGTAGTAGAACGTAGGTGTATCAATCTCTATTCCGATATGAATCCGTGGATGGATTTAATTGTATTGGTAAATGATGAAGATTTTGACAAGGCAAAAGAAGTAACAGGAAAAGCATTTGATGATTTTTGGAATGATCCAAAAGTTGAAGAAGAATGTTGGTGCTATGGTGATTGGATTGGATGGAAACTGAAAGAAGCAGGTATCGAATATGATATGTATTTTAGAGATGAGGAGGATTAGAATGTACAGAGTATATCAATTAACGGATGAAGAGAAAGATAAAATTGTGCGATGTCGTTGGGATGGAGATACACATTATTATGATGTATTTGAATCACAAGAAGAGTGCGATGAAGAACAGAAAAGACTAGATAAAATTGAAGCAGAATATAAAAAACAGAAAGCTGATTATTTAAAAAATTGTAAGAGAGAGTGATTGAAATGTTCAAATATATTATCAGTTATGATGGCGGTCAGTTAAGAGATAATGGAGAATAACTTAATAGTGATAGTTAAAGCAGAGATTTAATTGTCTCTGCTTTTTCTATAAATACATATGAGGAGGTGTTAGAGTGATTAAACCTTACAAAATGTACGGCGACTTCTATGTACCAGGTTGTACAAATGCTTTTCCAACTGAGGAAGAAGCATGGGAATACATAGAAGAGAATTACTAACACAAGAGGCATCGGCTGGTGACGCAGCCGTGTAAGTCCTCGCTCCTATATTAGTATTATAACACAAAATGGGAAGGAATAGTAATAGTAATGTTTTTGTATTTATCTAAATTGAAGAGGTGAGAAGATGACAAGCACAATAGAAAGAGATTTTGTAGTAAAAGATGGTGTAGCAAGCTTCCCGATGAAAGAATATCCAAACTATTGCGGAATTGAAGATATTGGATATATTTCACATGGAGAATGGGCAGACGCAGAACTTGAATACAAGGGAAAATTATTCAATGAAAATGTGGTGTCAGATGCAATGTGGGAAAGATTTATTGAAGATTTTCCTGATAAAGATGGAAATTATGAAGCCTTTAATCAGTATATGCAGGACAATAAAAACGAAGTATATGAGTTATTCGAAGATTGGAGTGATTAATATGGTAGATCGAAATTTATTGGAGCAAGCTGCGACAGACACAGCCAAAATGATAAGAAGAGAAATTATGGAAACTTATAGCAATGAGGAAATTCGTGGATTAAACGGATTCTTTCTCACAAAAAGCGAATTAGACATAGATACAGTAGGTCTTGAGAAAGAAATTGAGGATATTATGAAACATCCACGGAAATATAAAGTGATGATAATGGTATTTACATACTTTAGAAATATGATGATAAAGGAGTGATGGAAATGAGAAATAATAATTATCCAAAATATTTCAAAAGTAAGGGCAATGATATATATGCGAGCTACGATGGTATGCGGTGGTTTTGGTATGGAAGCATGGAATGTTGTTAGTAGATTGGAGTGATGGAAATGAAAACAAGAAAAGATATTAAACTTGGGAAAGATGAGGAATTTGTAGAAGATATTAGAGAATGCAATAATCGGTGTCCAAAATGTGGAGGGCTTTTGATTGCAAATTTTGGTGCAGGGATTTCGGTTGAATTTTGTGCAGAAGACAATTGTGATTATGAAGATTACGATTATGATTTGTAGTAAGAAATAGCAATTTCAAATGGAAAGGATGGTTGATTTTATGTTAAAGGCAATAAATATTAAATGGGATACAGATGGAGATAAGGAAGTGTTAAATGAACTTCCAACGGAAGCAACGATTCCAGAAAACACAGAAGAGGAAGATATCTGTGATTATTTATCCGATGAGTATGGATACTGTGTATTTGGATTCGATGTTGTAACTGTAAAGGGATTCAGAGGTTTGTTTATTGATGGAACACGTAGCGGATATGCTCCTGAACAGTGCTATGAAACAATAACAGTTAATCAGATGATAGAGAAGTTAATTGAATTAAGGGATTATGATAATGCTGGTGACTGCCCGATTTATCTATCAAATGATAATGGATATACTTACGGACATATAAATGCAGATACAATGAATCTTGGAACATATACAGAAGACAATGGTGTTGAGATTGAAGAGAGGTGGTAATGGTGGTAATTATGCAAGATATTGATATTCACTTTAGGCAAACAGGAAACAATGAGTATTGGTTGCTATACAATCACGAATCATTTTTGATTAAAACATACAATGATGGAAAATTTCACAACAAATTATATGAGTGCGAAAAGGAAATTCCAGAAGAACTTGAATGGTTTGTTGATACTATAATTAGAAGAGAGTTAGAAATGGAGTGATGATAATGGAATTTAAAAGTGTTGTAAATAATGGAGTGCAGATTCCGAACGAATGTACTTGTATCTGGTGTGGACAAAAAATGCAGCGTGGTGGTGCTAATAGGATGGGTGCAGGAGTTAATAGTTTTGCTTTATGGTGTGATAATTGCGGAGCTGTAGTTGTACATGCTTGTGATTTTGGAAAGAAAATTACTGGTTATGAAGTGAAATGGGATGTGAATTAGGCAAGTAAACAAGAGTTTCATATGGTTTTAAATTGGAGGTAGAAAGTATGTATACAATAGAAGCGATTGAAAAGAAAATCAAAGACTATGTTGAAGTTATTTTGTTTCAGCACGACCTAAACATTTACAGAAATGACACGAATAAGAAAATTTACGAAAAGATAGTCCGTAAATGTATGAGTGATTTAGAGAATGAAAAATTGCTTAAATTATTTACTAATGACGCTCAAATTGAATATTTTGTAAGACAGACCATGCTATATTTAGTGTTAGGGTAACTCTTAGATGGAACAAGATTTTCTTTGGATGATTGGAGGAATAAATATGTGCATGTATTGTGAAAGAAGAACAGACATAAAATTTGGATGGGAACAACCGAAACTTCCATACCATAGTAATAATCTAAACGAAGGTAGATTGAATGGAAATGTATTAGAAAATGAAAAATGGGACGGTGTTATTCATGATTATCAAACTGCTACTCCAGAATTAATTCTCACTTGTCCTGGTTATTTTAACGGAGAGGGTGTTGGTTCTATTTACATTCCAATAAAATATTGTCCTGAATGTGGAAGAAAATTGGGAAATAAAAAATCATAAGAAATGAGGATTTACAAGGGAGTGATTGATAGAAATGAAATGTAATTATATTGAATATCATAAATTAACAGATCAAATGTTTTATGGTGTCGCACAAACAGACATCCATCTTAATGAGTATACAGAAATTATAAGACGATATCTAATTGACGGAGGAGCAGGAAATATTATGCAGAAACTCGGAATTGGAATACAGATTATTACAACAAGAGCTGTGTTATTGCCAGAGGAAATTGTTACTAGAAGGTTTATATGGCTTAAAGGAAATAGAACTGGAAAACTTCTTAAGAGAAATGAGATTGAAGCCATTGGTATGTTTCTTCCTGGCGGTGCTTTATATGGAATGGAAGATAATTTTAATTGGCAATGAAGCGATGATTTGTTAATGTAAATGGAGGAAATTGATGAAACGTGATTTAGTAGATGAATTGTATAAAATCGCATATAAGCGATATAGAGAAAAATATCCAAATAAAGATTTTGCATCTATTCCAAATTTTTTAGATTCACTTTGGTTTAGCATTGAAGGTGAACTTAATAGAAATGGATATGATACTGCAAAGAAATATGTCGAAGAAGCAGACTTAATTGTATTAAAGTGAACGATAAGAACGGAGGAACAGTTATGGATTCAAGGTTCTTTGAGAGAAAATGCTTTACAACAACATCTGATTGTTTATTGGAATTCATGAAGGAACAAAAAGATGATTCAAGCCTTATATTTAATATGGAAGAAGATACAAAAGAAGTATTCTTATATAGTCCAGCGTTTGATGTTGAATATAATGAGGATGATATTATGGATTGTGTTGGCAGAGAATTGGGTGTTGAAATAAATAATCTGTTCGTAGATGGCGACAAATATTGTGCAGCAATTTATTTTACTGTAAGAAAATTAGAACAATGAATCGGAAGATTGGAGGTTGATTACATGAACGAAGCACAAGAAAAGATATATGGCTTATTGGAAAGTTATTTAGAATACTGTAAGACAAACGGATATACAGAGTTTGAGGTATGGTGTGAAGATAATATTGATACCGTTGATGAAGATTCATTGGTACAAGATATTTATCAGGAAGTGAATCATATAGCTGACAAATTGTTTGAATAGGAAGTGAGGGAATAATATGAAAGCAAAAGCAAAACATGATGTAAAAGTATTAATGGAAGACAATCGCTTTAGTAATTTCAAAGAAGGAAATGAATACAGATGTATGATGTGTGGCGAAAATATGATACTTATTGATGAAAACAAATGTGGATATACAACTGATATGGAAACTTTTAATGAGGATTTTGATTTGATTAGATAGAAATGAGGTTGATAATATGAAATTATATTGGGTATCATTACTTATTCAGGATACAGAAAATAGTAAGCCTTGGCTTTCTGCAATGTCAAGTGGGTGCGTAAGTCTTGAAGAAGCCATGGAAACGATTGAAAGAGAAAGGAGTAATTATAGAGCGTTGTCTGCATGGATTGATATATTTGATGAAAGTGGAAATAAATCTACGGTATTTCATGAATGTTATGTTAATGCCATAGGCAATGTAGAATAAGAAGAAACGGAAATTTATTTGGAGGTGATGTAATGGAAATGAATATTAATATAACAGAAACGAAGAATGAATCACTCGCATATAGACTAATCCGAAGAAAGGCAAGAAACATGTTAGAACCTTGCACAGATCAGGAACTTGGACAATATGTGCGAGGTATAGTTGACATGCAAAGCGAAATCTACGGAGAAGGAATTAGTCGGCAATCAATGAAATAATGTAGTTAATAACCTGTTGGTAACAATTACTCGCAGGTTTTATTATTAAGGAGGAATTTGTATGGTAGATATTACAGTATTAAATAATATGGAATACGCAGATGCGGAAAATTTTGTACATAATAACGGCTATATTAATACTATCGGAGCGGATGAAGTTGCAGCTAGTAAATCCGATAGAGTAGCAGATACATACTATGAGTTATATGACAACGATGGAAACATGGTTGATATGATAAGTTTCTATCAGTATTATAACGGCGAAAACATAAATAACCCTGATTTGAACGCAGAAATTGTAGAACAGGGATGGGAAAGAGTCGCCTAGTATGGTATAATAGTTACATATGTAAGAGAAAGGAGGGAGACAAATGGAAGTTGATGCAATGACAAAATGCAAAGGTTGGTATATGAAAGCATTAAATGCTTCAGAAAGACGTGATGTGAATGATTTCCTGAATTATACATTAATGATTTATAATGGGACATCATTAAATGCACCAGATGATTTGTTGAAGTTGACTGAAGATGATGCAGATGTAAGCAAAGATGAAAAGCAGAAAATCATGGTCAAGACATTATTAACATTACAGAATCAGTTAAAGACAAGAAAATATTTATAATTTTTTAATTAATAGTTTAATAGACACATATTGGAATGTAAAGATTAATTTATTATCAAGACATTTTTTAATAGATACATCGTGGAACGTAGTATATAAAACTATATATAAAGCAAAGGAGATGATGATATGGACAGTCTAGCATTGATTATTACAATCGTTCTTATTTATATAGGACGCAAGATATACATTGAGGCAAAAGTAAATAGCTATGATCTTGATAAAGTGTCAATCGGAAAAATGGCTATGGATGCTGGTAAAAGCCCATCACAGATAAAAAGTAAGATGGTATCTGGTGGTTACGACAAAGATAGTAAATGGAAAATATAGGAGAACAAATGGAGATTATTAATCCTTATGAGGTATATGGATGTGATGGAACGGAAATGGTGGTTGTATCTAAAGCAGAACGCAATATAACAGATGATATTGTATTATTGATGCAGCTCGAAAATCTTGATCGGATCTATCATAAACAGAAAACGGAAATCGGTCGATATTTACGGTATTGTACAACGGCAGAAATTATGGAAATTAATAAAGCAGTAAACAGAATATTGGGATGAATAAGAGTTAATTAATGTGAACCAATAATAAATGAGAAGTAGAATTGTCAATAATGGCAATTCTATTTTATTATTATAATAATTTTTTGATAGTTGAAAGGTGGTAATTATATGAAACGTGAAAATTTTAAGAAAATTATTAAATTGCGTAGTTGTTGGAAAATTGATAAAAGAAAAGGTAATTATGAATTACCAAGTGGCAAGCATTTATTAGATTATATCTTAGATCTGGTTGAGTCTCAAATGAAGCTTGATGGTTTAGGTATTAGAGCAAATGGAGATTTATGTTTTGCATCTGGTGGTAATTGGAATGTCAAAGCAAACGAATTTAATGATTATGTCTTGATGCCAGATTTTGAATCCAACGAAGTATGTTCATATGATGAAATGGAGCAGAGAATTAGTTGTTTAATTCGTGAATTATTATATTAATTCTTTTATTTATTTCATTAATGACCTTATTAGATAATCCGTTCCATTGTGGTTTTATCGAAAAGAAATCGGTCATAACAATAGAGGCAAATGCATTAGCATCTACTTCAGCAATTTGAAGATTATATTCTTCAACTGATGAACATTTGTTAGATGGTTTATATCCTGATAAATAAAATTCCTTATCAGTTTGATATTGATAAATATGACGAAGTTCATGAGCAATGGAAAATACATAGTCTGGATTTAGCTTATCTACTTTATTAAGGTAAATTGTATTAGTTACTGGTTCGCATTGAGCTAATGTTGTTTTAGTAACGAAATGAATAGTGTCATATGAAATTTTTGGCACTTTTATTTCAAGCAGTTCGCAAACATCTGTTATAAATTCTTTTATCATGATTAGTTCCTCCGATAAAGAATAGTATAACAGAACACAAGTGGAAAGAAAAGAGGTGGTTATTATGGCACAGTTAATCGGATGTTTGATTGCAGGATATGTATGTATTTATCTTCCTTGGAAGGCAAACAAAAAGAAAGAATCTCGTAAGAGACAAGATATGTATAATAACTTAAACAAAAAGTCGGTTGACGAAATGGAAAAGTGGAGAAAATAATATAAAAGAGAAAGGTGGTTGATGAATATGTTCGGTGGACTGTTAGCGTTTTTAGGAATGTATACAGGAAGTGCTGCAAAGGCAGCGTATGACAATTATGATATGAAGAAAACTACTCGTACAGTTGATGAAAACGGAAATGTTCATTATATGGATAGACTTTGCAATGATTACATCAATGGTGAACGAGTAAAAAGAGTGGAAACAACAGACAGGAACGGAGTTAAATTATATTCAACTGTTGGTGTAAATAGCAGTAAGGTGTACGACACTTCTTATGGAAGAGGTACACAGCAGTTATTTGCAATGAGTGAACATGATAAACAGGAAAATCTAAAATACGGAAAAAATGTATATAGTCAATACAATCCATATTTCGGAAAAACTGTTACAACTGAAATCAGCACAGGCAGAACAATTACCTGTTTGTTTAGTGGGAAGAATCAAAAGACTGGCAAAGAGTTCTATAGAGTATGGTATTTCCGTCCAGAATGTCAAGGAAAGCTTGATTATAATACGACTGTTGATGGCGATATGGGAATTGAAATTACAAAAGAAGAATTTAATAAGTTAAATTTTGGAGCTTTGACATGTACATGTATGCCAAGTGATTATGATGTAGTCCATGCATTATGGGGTGATAGGTAATGAATAAACAGAGAAGAGAAAAGATAAGGCAACTCAAAACTCAAATTGATTTGATTAAAACCGATTTGAAGAAAGTTTCAAGTGAGTTATCTTCTATATTAAATGAAGAACAGGACGCATTTGATAATATGCCAGAAGGATTACAAAGCAGTTATAGAGGGATGTGTTCTGAAGATGCTATTGACTCTATGGAAGAAGCGAGTGAGAAACTTGATGAGGTGATTGAGTTGTTGAATGATATTGTGTAGAATAGAAGCAAGTAAATAATAGCTTCATTTGAAGATTGGAGGCAAAAATATATGAAATATGGAGATATTGTTGTATATAAAAATCAGATTGGAACAGTAGTAAAAAGCGAAAATGATTTTAAGTTCCATCCATGTAATTATGGACGTTGTTATTTTAGTGAGTTAGATACAATTACTGATAGTGATGTAAGAGAAGCAACACATGAAGAAAAGTTGGAACTGATAGAAAAAGAATTTACATGGGGCAATGTGATTAAGATTCATTGCATTGGAGAATATCAGATTGTAGAGTATATTGATAAAAGAGATAAGAAAACATACTATCATGGATACATTAACTACAGTGATACAAACCATTCATATTTATCTCTGGATTCTGCATTGATTGGATGTATTGGATACAAACATGAGGGTGGAAATGGTAAAGCAGCAATGTATTTTGAGAAAATGATTGGTTTGGAATAGATCTATTAGAAGATTGGAGTGAATAATATGGATAAAATAGACAAGAAGACATACATAGGTATTGTAAAATTGACATTAGAATCAATGGTTGATCTTGCAAAGTCTGATAAGAATTATAATCTTGCGGCAGATACAATTCATTATTATGAGACAACTATTAAACCAGAAATGCAAATTAGCCAGGATGAGTTTTTAGAATTGTGTAAGGAAGCTGGAATTAAATAGATTGGAGTGATTTATATGTTTAAGTGGAAAGATTACGAAGAAAATGCAGCATTATTCATTGATGGAATTAGTGAAAATGTAGCGATTTTAAGATATAAAGATTTTCAGTTGACAGATGCAGCTACAGGATTAAAAGTGAAAATGAAATCGTCCAATATTGACGAGGCGAAAGTTGATGCTGAAAATTTTTTGAAAGAATTTTGGAACAGAGTGGAGAATAATTACAAGAGAAATTTAGATGCATTAAATTAAAAACCAAGTAAACCAAGTTTTCTTGTGACATGGAGGTGTTTATAATTGATATATCGTTTACCCAGAACGGAAATATTTAATAATTCAAACAAAATTATTTTTGAAAGTATAAATTTTGGAGAAATTATAATAGACAAGACAAAGAAGATAATAATTAATAATGATGTGGATATTACTGACAAAATAGATAAACTATTTTGCGGAAACACATTAGATTATAATCTTGCGACAGTTTTACATAAAATATTACATAACAAAATTGATGAAAAATGCAGAGATTATTTACGGAAATTTGATAAAGTAACAGTAAAATAAAAAAGAATCTAAGTTTACTATGAAAGGAGAATAATGATGGGTTTAGTATTTGATAAACACGAAGAAGAGATGAAACCATTACACGATTTTTTAACAGAAAATAAAATGAATTTTACACAGTTTTTGAGATCTGTAAACTTTGTAAGGAATATGACAAAAGAGCAGCTAAATAATTATATTGAAGCGTATAAGAATGGTGAATTTGATAACCATGGATGGTATTAAAAAGCCAAGTAACTTTAAGTTTACTTACAAACAAATGGAAAGGAATGATAAGAATGGAAATAAATAAAATGATATGTGAACATTGTGGTAAAGTATTCTATAGTAAATATTATACTGGTGGATATATAGACCATTATGAGAATTTTTCAAGCCATAAAAATAGCTTTGGAAAAGATATAGATAGCGACATAAGAAAAATTTGTTTCGATGGAAATAATATACGAGAAGATGGAGACATAAGAGAAAGATTGAATTGCTATCTTAAATGGGATAATATTTCTGATAATGTTAAAAAACAAGTGAAAGAGAAATGTGATTTTCTAATCAATAAAATATTAAAAGTAAAAGAACATGCAACAGAAATCGTATCAGGAATGACAATGTTAGAAAGGAAATATCTTATTAAGGCTGCTGAAGAAAATTGCAACACGCCATTCGGAAATGAAGATGATAAATTATGGGAAGAATTTTAACTTTTAAAGGTAAAGATTATATGGAATCAAAAGATGTATGGATTTTATCAAATATTTTGATATTACACTCAAATAAAAGGTGGGACAATGTATTTAATCGCATATAAAGAAAAAGATGGAAATGATTTTATGGGTCAGCCTTATATTCTAGGAGATTTTAATAATTTTGATGAATGTAAAGAGAATGCACAGCGTCTTGTAAGAGATGGGTGTTACTATGTTACGGTATTCGAATGTGAAGATCCTGCACCAGAAGAAATCTCGTGGAATTATGTGAAAAGTAATCAAGTTGATAGTTAGCTATCCTTTGTGATATGAATTATAACTGTTAGTATTTCTACTGGCAGTTATTTCCTTACAAAAGAGAATATTATGATGTAAAAAATAGAAAGGTTGTGATAACAATGGGCAAACTAATTCAGAAAGTCAAATGGAATTTAGACGGATTAAATACAGAAATGTATATGTATGGTGAAGCTGATTTTGAGGCAAACAAAGCAATGCAAGAACCATTGGGAAAGCTATATCAGTATGAAAATCAGCCAGATATGAGAGAAAAGATAAAAAAATATGTTAGTGAGCTTGACATGGAAATAGAAAGACTTGAGAATAGTTTGGAAAAAATTACGTATTCAGAAATGTGTACAGTAGTTGCCATCAAATCAAGATTACAAACAATAATTCAAGCAAAGAATGATTTATTGGGAAGATTGGAAGTGGTGATATAAATGGATAGAAAACGAAATAATCCTACATGGTGTTGTGATCAAATTGAAGAGAAAATTAAAGATTATAAGAAATCTCTTACAGAAATTAAAGAAGAAGAAGCAAAAAGACAGATGGAAATTGTGGTTGATGATTTAGAGTCAATTTTATATGGGTAGATTGGAAGAGGTGATATAAATGGAAAAGAAGAAAATTAAAGCTCATAGAATAGGAACATGTGGAACGTTTTGTTCTAATTGCAAGAAATCAGACGCAAGAGCATTTAACCAATATATTAAGTATTGTTGGTTTTGTGGTGCAGAATTTGATATTAAGAAATGACGATTTCATGGTTATGGAAAGCAGGTGATATAAAGTGAAAATAACAAAATTATCAGATTTTAAAGGAGCGGAAAGATTTGGAACTTGTGCTGAATGCGGGAAGGGTTCTAAAGAAGATTCGGAAATGTTAAAAATAACGTGGGATGGAAATAGTTCTACTATATTATGTAAAGAATGCTCAATTAAATTAAAGAATAAGTTATAAGACAAAAAGTTCTTCTCTTATTAAAAGCGAATTAAATATAGAAATAAGCATTAGAAGCAGAAATTAACTGCTTCTTTTTTGTTACAAAAAATGAGGTGATAAATATGTGTAAACGACATGACAATACAAACAGATCAAGTGAATTTATCTGTTTAAGATGTCTTAGTAAAAATCAGGTTGGAGATAAAATGCGTAGACCGAATATGAGAGAAAAAGACCATGTAAAAAACTTGTGCTGTCTATGTACAAAGTTGCAAATGAGAACTAAAAATCTTGAAGTTAGGTGGTGCGATGATTTTGACGAGCGTATGGAATACGCAAAGAAAATTAAACCCAGATATTATGATGAGAATAATGAACTGTTACCTGAATGGCAAACGGAGAATATGTATGTAAGAAAGGTGGTTGGTTAATATGGCACAGACAAGAGATTATACAACTAAGAGATGTGGAGACAATGAAGGATGTGACCCTTTTTGGAAAATGGAAGATATAAAAAATGTAGTTGAATGGTTTGAAAAGAAAAATGATTGGGACAACTATTTAATTACATTGTTAGAATTACTCCTTGGAAGACGTATTGGCGACACGATTTCAATGAAATGGTCAGATTTTTATTATAAAGATGGGGCTTATAAAACGGAGATTAATAGTGTTCAAGAACAAAAAACAGGAAAAACAATTGTACTTGCTCTTAGTTCTATGGTATTTGATGCACTTGAGAAATATGCAATCAATAAACATATTGATCCAATGAAACATTATAATGAAGATATCTTTACTCACCCAAGTAAAGAGAAATGGTATAAAGTTGATCGAACATACTTTGCGACTGGAACATGTGAACTTGAACTAAAGGATATCTATGAATGGGTTGATTATTTTGGAAAAGATTGGAGTATTAACCGTATTAATGAAATATTAGATGGATTTGAAACTCAAAAAACGAAAAAATCAAAAAGATTTGGATCATATGATAATTTATTTGATTACATTCATTATGTTGTTGATTATAAAGATATGAAAAAATGGCATACAGATAATTACAGAAGTAAGTTAAAGCAAGCAGTTAAGGATTGCAACATAAAATATCGAGTCTCAACACATACGATGCGTAAGAGCTTCTGTTATTGGATATATACGACACACATGTTTGATCCAAATTGCGTACATTCATTACAAAAAATGTTTGGGCATGTAAATGAATTACAAACCTTAGATTATATGTGCGTCACAAAGATGCGAAATAAAAAATATTTGGAAGATCATGGCGAATTTATTCGTAATGTATTAGCTGGTAAGGGTGATGAGATTGTTAAGAACATGCCAGTTATCTCATTAAAGTCTGATGATTTTGGAAAAATCATTCGTATGCTCACAGATGATGTGGACAAGTATCAGAGGGCGATTGATATGGCAAACGAAATGAGAGTAATGTAAATATGTAGGGACGATGATTATTTTTCATCGTCCTTTGTACGGGTTAGATATGTCGCATAAGTGATTAGACGATTTAACTGAGGATCGTCAGTCTCCATCAATTCATTTGGTGTACAATTTAATACCTTACAGATTTTTTCCATAGTATCAAAACGGATATTGGTAGTTTCCCCATTACAGATTTTCCCAATATTGTTAGCAGAAATACCAGTTTGTTTTGATAGCCAATAAGCTGTTTTGTTTTTTTCTTGTAGAATTTGTTTTATTTTAAGACGTATCATAGACTACTCCCTTCTTTTATTAATTGATATAATATCAAAAAATATTATATTATTCAATAATATATGTTGACATATACTACAATATGGTGTATAGTATGAAATATCAAAGGAAAGGAGGATGTGAGTCATGAATATTAATACATTTGATATTCTATTAATCAATTTTGGCAAAGTAGAATTTGATGGAGAGCAAGCTGGCGTAAGACCTGCAATAGTTATACAAAATGCACTTGGAAACAGATTTAGTGATACAACTATAGTAATACCATTTACTACTAAAATAAAGAATATTGATCAATCTACACATTCTCTTTTTATGAGAGGAACTGGTGGTTTAACACAAAGTTCAATGTTATTAGGGGAATGTGTTAGACAAGTTTCTAAACAGAGAATAATAAAGAAGATTGGTTCAATTAGCGATAGGGCGACTAAATTGGAAGTTAAAAGAGTGTATGAATCAAACTTTGGGGAGGTGTAATGTATGTCATACATAATGATGACTGTTGAAGAGGTAAAAAAATATGCGAAAAAAGATGCAATTGTTCTTGTTGCAACACAGGATTTAACATCGCAAGATTGTAATGTTGATTTCGTAAAAAAGAAATTTGGAGAATGTACTGATATAATTGGATCTGCAAAAACTATTGCAAATATCTGTGATGAATTTGCCAATCAGCTTAGAGTATTTTCGGATACACAGAAAGATCCAATTAATTATGAGCCAGTTGGATACCTTAATACGATATTGTTTCGTTCGATGTCCAGAAAAACGGACACTCCATAATATATAAATAATACAGAACATATTTTCGATGCAATGTTGACATGTTCGAACAAGTGTTCTATAATAAGACAAGAAAACAGCCTAACCGATTGATATAAGGTATTGCGAGTACCTTAAACGGATAGGCTGCCGTACATAACGTGTATACGCTACAACTGTATTGTTACATATTTTCAAATAAATGTCAAATGACATTATCTTTATTTATTTTTTTCATTGTTGCGTATCGCACATAAATTCATTTATAAATAGCTCCTTCGTGGAGAATTAATAACGGGCTGTGGTGAAGCGGTTAACACCCCAGAATTTGACTCTGGTATTCGTGGGTTCAATCCCCACCAGCCTAGCTAAAATTAAATATAAGGGAGGTTGTATATGGTTGGATTATATTATCAAAAATAATAAACAGGTGTATATCCGACTGAGTAATAACGGAAAAGCTGAAACATGTAATGAAACCAATATGGGTAGGTTTACAGAGCAAAAAGCGAAGAATATTCTAAAGGCTTTACCCAAAACTCTGAAAAATCTGAATTTTCATGTTGAATGTATACCAGATATTAAAGTTGAGACACCTGTACAGAAAATCGTCAGAGAAGAGTCTAAGCATGTAATCGAAAATACTGACTATCATCCATCGGATAATGTGACACAATGGATTGAAAAATTTGGCACATGCTACGACATATTTAAAGAGGCTAGAGACAGATATGAATACTTAGAGAAAGAATTAAGGATGTCTGATTCTAGTTTGATGGATATTTTACATAGTATTGAGCTTGAAACTTCAAAGGATTTGTATTCTGCTTGGCTTCTATATAAGAAGATAAGGGAGAATAGAAGGAATAGGCGACAGCTCAAGGACGAAATGATGATTATACATAATATTCTGCGAGAGATCGATGAAACCAAGATCAATCGTGAACGAACGGAAAAGGCGATTGAAGGACTGTTCGATCGTAAATACAGATACAGGATTGTGGAGGAAGACGAAGATGACAATATGTAGAACATGCAATGTTCCAATGACAGAAGTGAGAAGATTTACATCGGAACGTAATGAGAAATTTCAGCGTTGTCCGAAGTGCTATGGTGAAACGAAGCACTTAAAGATTTTTGAGAGAGAATTATATATTGACAATTATTTACATAACAAAGGGGCAAAATGATGAACATTGATCAAATATTATTTATGTACTGCGACAACAATATGGCTAAGTTAAAGCGTATATGTCAACCAATGATTGTTAAAATTGGTGGTGTATCCAACAAAGATTATGATGATTTTTATTCTATCGCACTTGACGTATTAAATGATACGGCACTTAGATATGAAGAAGATAAAGAATGTAATTTCGATGGCTTTTTGGCTAGTAATATTAAGCGTAAATTTAATACAGAGATCCGTGATCGCAATAGAGAAAAACGAATACCTGCGAAAATGGTAGATAGTATGCATAATTTAATCACAGAAGATGGATTTACTCTTGAAGATATTATTCCATCGAATTTTGATACATATGAGGCTGCATGTGGAGATCATTTTGAAGGGACCAAGATTGAACGATATTTGAAGAACTTGTCTAATACACAAAGACAAATCGTGCATTATCTTGTTCAAGGCTATGATGAAAGTGAAATAAGAGAATTATTAGATATGAGTAAAAAAGATTACTTAAACAATTTGTCTGTAATACAGGCTTATGAAAATGTAAAGATATTAATGTAACTATTATAAGGAGGAAGATATTTATGATGGCAGTAGGGAAAATTAGAGAAGAAAATATTCCAGTGATCAATTACACAGAGGAAGTCAAAGAAGGAGATGTCAGCGATAATCAGGATGTGCAGCGATACTTTTGTAGTGATGACCCGTTTGTTAATGGAATTGGTGTTACTGTCTTAACAGGAGACTATCTTCCTCCATTGATTTTAGCAGAAGTTCCTATTAAAGATGGAATCGTTCAAAAATATATCGGTGATGGATTACAGCGTACCACTGCATTGATGCAGATTCGTTATGGGAATTACAAATTCACTAAAAATATTGAAGACAGTGAGATTGAATATCAATCAAAAGTCTTAGATGAAAACGGCGTGGCAGTTAGAGACGAAGATGGGAATTTTGTATGGGAAAAGAAAATATTTGATATAAAAAATAAAACCTATGATGATTTTCCAAAAGAGTTAAAAAAGAGATTTGATAATTATCAGCTTCGGATTGTAACATATCAGAATTGTACTATGGAAAAGGTTAGTAAATTAGTTAGAAAACTAAATAACCACAAAGGGATGAATGCAAGTCAGAAAGCATTGACTTGGATTCCTACATATGCCAGACAAGCAAAAAGTATCGGAGAGGAAGGATTCTTCAAAAATTCAATGACATACTCAGATACAGATAGGAAAAATGGAAATTATATTCAGTTGGTTTGTAATAGTGTAATGGCTCTTTTTCATATAGATGAATTTAAAAAAGATTCAAAATCAGCGAATGCTATGCTTGAAGAAAAAAGTAATCATCAGGAATTTGAAACAGTAAGGAATATCCTTCAGAGAATGGAAAAATGTTGTAGATCATCTTGTAAAGATGTCTTTGTAAAGAAAGACATATCGACATGGGTAGTTGTATTTGATAAGTTCAGCAGATTAAATCTTCCAGATTCTAAATTTGCTGAGTTTGTACAGGCGATTCCAACAAAATTACATACTGTCAAAGTAGGCGACTGGTCATACGATTTATTATATAAAGAACCAGGTACAACAGGTAAGAAACTTGTTGCTCAAAAAATTGATACATATACGGCATTAATGATGGATTATTTACATATTACAGAAAATCAGACAGAGAATAATTCAATAGACAATGTTGGGTTGTCAGAAGAAATTACACCATTGCAGTTCATTAGAGAGAATATATCAGAGAGAGTATCAGAAGATGATGTGGATGATTATTATACTTTAATGGATGACTTCAAAAATTTAGATGGAGTAAACAAAGAATCACCATTTTTTGACTATCATAATGAATTGGCATTTTTAGGGATGATTGCATATTCATTTAAGAGTGACAAAGATCTGGATGATTGGTTAGTAGCGTATACAAACAAAGATATATCTTATAGTCACGATCAGGTGGTAAATTTGGATAATATGTTAGCTGATTTTAAAGAATTTGATAAGAAATTAATCCCAAAATTATCAGCATAGAAATGGAGAATACATGAAAGTACGAACAGAACATAGTGGTACGATAACATTTCGCCCAGAGGATTGTTATTTTAATTACAAATTGCTTATACAGATGATCAATCATAATAATAAGAAATCATTGGAAAGGGATAAGAATATGAATAAAAGGCAGCGTAAGAAATGGTTAAAGAAACATGGTAAATATGTTAATCCGAAGGAAACTTGGGATTTAAGCTACACAATTGCAGAGTTTATCCTACCAAGATTAAAATATTTCAAAGAAGAATCATGTTGTTATCCTGGAACTGGTGATATGAATACACCTGAAAAATGGGATGCTGCCTTAGATAAAATGATTCATGCATTTGAATTAACACTGATGACAGATGATTATTATGGTGTTTGGGATATTAACACGCAACCATATAAGGAAGCTAAACACCTAATCGATCAGAAGCAAGCAGAAGTTGATGAAGGTTTGCAGTTGTTTGGAAAATGGTTTCAAGCATTATGGTGGTGATATTAACAGGGATTATACATATCATTACCTCACCTCTTATATCTAATACATATGCCAAATCTGGCAATTCTTTGTGTATGATTCCTGTTTAATATATATGAATAAGTAAGTGGCTTTTAGTCACTTATATAGAGCGACTTAGTGTAGCGGTTAGCAAGTAGAGCTTTGACCTCTAAAGGAAGGGTTCAACTCCCTTAGTCGCCGTTTATGTGCTACTAGCTCAATTGGTAGAGCACACGACTTTTAATCGTGGGGATACGTGTTCAAACCCCGTGTGGCACATTGCTATATGAATAGTAAAAATAATTAAAAATAAAGGAGATATTATTATGGGAATAACAGCAAAGGATTTTGAAAGGAAGAAAAGTATTTTAGTTAGGGTACAGAATAGAATCGAGAAGGAGAAGACTACCAAAATAAAGAAGGATACGAAAATAAAGGATAATTAATAAAGGAAGTGTGTATATGAGTGAATATTGGACGAGTAGTGGTATTACAGATAAGTGTATTTTGGCATTAAAGAAACGATATGAGGATCAACTAGATAGAATCAAATATCTGGAAGAAGAAAATAGAAAGCTGAAAGATGCTGCTTATAAGGACGCAGAGATGGCAAGAATGAAGTCGCAATATGAGGAGATGAAAGCAGATTACTATAGGGGATTTCCTATAACTGAAAATGAAAAACAGAAAGTTGAAGAGTGGATGAAAAAACATGACGCTGAAGCTCATGGGGCAGCTAATAACACCGATAGATTAAGACGAGCAGGTTGCTGTGGCGGTAATTATAGCTATGAATTCATACCAACTTCAATTGGAACTGTTAGTTATGTGAAGTGCGATTGTGGTGCAAAGTTTGAATTCCAAGGAATATAGAAATAGGAATGTTTGTTTCTTTGAAAAGAAAGGTGAAAACTATGAGATGGAAACGGGTAGTACAAAGGAAACCTTGTCATGGAGATTTAAGATATTCTACTGTATTTGCATGGTTGCCAATTAAATGTGAGAATGGTGACTGTGCATGGTTAGAAAAAATAAATTTAGTTGAAGAATACAGGATTGATCCAACAGGGCATTGGATTAATAAGAAATTTGAGTAGCAAGAAAGTTCGCTTCTTTGGATTGTGAGGTGAAAAAGTGAAAATAACAGGAATAATTCGCAGATTTGATGATTTAGGAAGAATAGTAATTCCAAAGGAAATTAGAAAGTTAGTATTTGGAAAAACAGATGTCACTGGTGAACCAATGGAAATATTTATTGATGGAGGAAATATTGTGCTCCGAAGATATGAAGAAATACCAACTTGTAAATGGATTGAATATGATTATAGAACAGTTTGTCCTAAATATCACGATGCAAAAAACCCATATTGGAGAATACCTGAAAATTGGGATAAACTAAAATATTGCCCTTATTGTGGTAAGAAAATAGTTGTTGTAGATGAATAACAAATAATGTTCGATTTATTTGGAAGAGAGGTGAAAGGATGACACAGGAAGAATTGGTAAATAGATTAGAGAAAGTTGGTATAAAAGGACAATGGATTAATTCAGACAAATATGGTTTCAGTAGAATTTATGAATTTGCGATAAATAAGCAAATCATTCAAATTGAATGGTACGCTAATTATTCTACTATTATGATTGGCAATGTACATTTTTGGTTTGATAACATTTTGTTATATAGCAGCTATCCAATGCAAGGAGAATGGATCGAGTTTTCTTTTAGAGGAGAGCACCCATTACATATAAGAGTTAAGTAGCAAGAAAATATGGGAGTGAGATAGAGAAATGAAAAACATAAGAAGATGGTTTGAGAATGACCGAATGAATAATGGTCAGGATTACGAGATTTATGAATATGAAGGTCATTTAGAAGCAAGAACAGGTACAGTTATTTTTATGATAGTAGAGCCTCATAGCGGAACAAAAAATAGATGGGTGCTTAGAGTTTCAACGAAAAGTGCTTTTGACAGATGGGCTAATTCCACAGCCATTGAAGAGTTTTTCGATAGCGACATTGAATTATGTAATTATTTATATGACTATCAATTAGATATTTATAAGGATTTAGTTAGATATCTTTCAAGAGAATATGATGATATAGCAGAGGCATATTAATCAGAATATATAACTTTGAAAGGAACATACAAATATTATGGAACAGATTCAGGAAAATGAACAGTGGAAATTGAATGGTAACTGTGAAAAATGTAGAAGAAGTAATTATTGTTCAACGTCATGTACTCATCATAATAGGCGAATAAGAGCAGAATTTAAAGGTTTTGTTGCAGATACAATGAATAAAATGACAGGTGGAATGATGAGAGAAGTTATTGATAAGACGGTAAATGGAATTTGGTAAATTGGAAAGGAGATTTATATGATTACAAAGACATTATATACTTGCCAGTTTTGTAATACTGATTATGCAGATAAAGAAAAAGCAATGGAATGTGAGAAGAATCACAAAGTTTTGGGGACAGCAACAATTATGGGCGCCTATAAATCATTAAAATCCATCCCAGATGGATGCCCTACGAAGGTTAAGGTGAAGTTCAGGGGTTCAGATAAATGGATTGAGTATAAAAGGTAATAAGAAAACTTCGTTTCCTATGGAATTTTGGAGGTTGAGACAATGACAATTGAACAGATTAAGAATAAATTAAAATCAAAAGAGTATGACTTCCTGAGAACAGATAAGAATTTGGGTAACAATATCATTATCTTAACTCTTGGTGGAAGTCATGCATATGGAACAAATAATGAGGGTAGCGATTTAGATATTCGTGGTTGTGCATTAAATAGCAAAATGCAGATTCTTACTAATGAGAATTTTGAGCAATTTGTAAATAATGAAACAGACACCACGATTTATGCATTTAATAAATTGGTCGCATTATTGAGTAACACCAATCCTAATACAATAGAAATGCTTGGCAATAAGCCTGAACATTACTTTTATGTATCACCTATTGGTCAGGAGTTAATTGATAATGCACATTTATTTTTATCAAAGAGAGCTTGTCATTCGTTTGGCGGTTATGCTAATCAGCAATTATACAGATTAAACCAGAAAGCTGCACATCAGATGTCTCAGTCTGAATTAGAGAAACATATTCTGAAGACTCTTGAATTTATGCAGACTGACTTCACAAAGAAATATACACCATATGAAGACGATTCTATGAAATTATATATTGACAAAGCTGTACAGGAAGGCTACGACACAGAGATTTTTATGGATGTAACCCTGCATCATTATCCGTTAAGAGATTATTGCTCTATGTGGAATGAGCTTCAGAATACTGTTCGTCAGTATGGAAAAATTGGTAAGAGAAATGAAAAAGCAATTGAACATGGTAAAATCGCTAAACATTCAATGCATCTTATTCGTCTGTATATGATGTGTTTGGATATTCTTGAAAAAGAGAGAATAATCACATATAGAGAAGATGAGCATGATTTGCTTATGGACATTCGTAATGGTAAGTATTTGGATAGCAACGATCAGCCAATCCCAGAATTCTTTGAAATGGTAAATGATTATGAAAAGAGATTGGATTATGCGAAGAAAAACACAAGTCTTCCTGATAATCCTAATTATAAGGCTATCAATGAATTTGTTGCTAGTGTAAATGAAAGGGTGGTAAAAGGTGAAATCTAATCTAAAAATTGAAATTCCATCTTGTGCAAATGAAATTATTCATACTTTACAGAATAATGGATATGAGGCTTTCTTAGTCGGAGGATGTGTGAGAGATAGTATTCTTGGTAGACCAATTCACGATTATGACATTACAACTTCTGCCACACCAGATGAAATGATGGAAGTATTCAAGGATAAGAGAATTATTGAAACTGGATTGCAACATGGAACTATCACTATTGTAATTAACGGTGAGGGATATGAATGTACCACTTACAGAATTGACGGTAATTACTCAGATAGTCGTAGACCTGACAGTGTTACATTCACACGAAGCCTTAAAGAAGATTTAAAGCGTAGAGATTTTACAATCAATGCAATGGCATACAACGATGAAGCTGGTCTTATAGATCCGTTTAATGGTATGGAAGATATTAAATACCACAAGATTAGATGTGTTGGCAGAGCAGAAGACAGATTTTCAGAAGATGCATTAAGAATTTTACGTGCTATTCGATTTGCCTCACAGTTGGGATTTGTCCTTGAATCTGATACAGATTGGAATATCTCTAAAATGTATAAGAATTTGGAGAATATATCTATTGAAAGAATCAATAGTGAGTTCTGTAAAATTGCTGCATCGAGTGATTTCTGTGTACAAATGGTTTTATATCACGAAGTATTTTCATTGTTTATTCCTGAAATTAAAGATATGTTTGGCTTTCAACAGAATAATCCATATCATATTTATGATGTATGGAATCATACCGTACATGCAATAGAATATTGTGAATCCGATGATTTAGTAACAAGATTGGCTGTATTCTTTCATGACATTGGAAAGCCACATTGTTATCAAGATGGCGAAGATGGTATTAGACATTTTAAAGGTCATGGAAGAGTCAGTGCTGATATGACTGATAAAATAATGAAGCGATTACGATTTGATAATGACACAAGAGAAAAGGTCGTTGAATTAGTCTATTATCATGACGCTACTTTTGAGAGGGGAAAGAAATATGTCAAGAGATGGCTTAATAAAATCGGAGAAGAACAGTTCGGAAGGCTATTAAATGTTCGTAGAGCTGATATTAAAGCACAAGCCGACATTAATCAGGAAACAAGATTACAGAAGATTGATAACATCGAATATATTTTAGAAGAAGTCTTACAGGATGATGAATGTTTTTCTCTAAAGGATTTAGCAGTTAATGGTAAGGATTTAATTACTATTGGATATAAGCCAGGAAAAGAAATTGGTGAGGTATTAAATAATCTGTTGGATTCAGTCATTAGTGGAGAATATAAAAATGAGAAAGAAAAATTATTAGAAATAGCAGAGAGGAGATTACATGGTTAAATTATTTTCACATACGGATCTTGATGGAATCGGTTGTGGTATTTTGGCAAAACTTGCATTTGGAGATGATGTAGATATTTCATATTGTGATTATGATAACATTGATTCAAGTGTCAAGGAGTTTATTGATAGTGAAACGGAATTTGATATGTGTATTATTACAGATATCAGAGTAAATGAAGATACAGCAAAAATTATTGATGACAGATTTGATAATTTTTATTTATTAGACCATCATCCAACAGCTCTAGGACTTAATAAGTATTTTTGGTGTTCTGTGACTATCGAGTATGAAGATATGAAACTTGGAACTATTAAAACTAGTGGAACAGAAATGTTTTATTATTGGTTAATCGAGAATGGTTATTTAAAAGATTCAGAGACATTGAGAAGATTTGCTGAACTTGTGAGAGATTATGACACTTGGAGATGGTCAGAACTTGGTGAAGATGGAGTTATTTGTAAGCAAGTGAACGATTTACTTTACCTGTATGGTCGAAATGATTTTATTCATTGGTGCATTTCAGAAATCCATGATGAGGTATTCCCAAGATTATATGCTAAAGATGAGGTTGTTCTAAAGATTAAGCAGGATGAAATTGATAGATATATCGAAGAGAAGAATGAAACTATGTTTACCAGTTCTATGTGTGGTAATGTTTGTGGTTTTGTATTTGCAGATAGGTTTATTAGTGAATTAGGTAATAGACTTTGTAAAATGCATCCTGAAATTGATTTTGTGGCAATGATTGATGTTGATGGTTGTACGGTATCTTATAGAACCGTTAAAGAAGATATTGATCTTGGTAAAGATGTAGCAAGTTTATTTGGTGGTGGTGGTCATCCAAAAGCTGCTGGTTCAGAATTTGGTCAGAGTATTAAGTTAAAAGTTATTGAGAAAATCTTCGGAGAGTGAAATAGATGAAAAATGAATTTACATTATATGGGGTAATGGATAAATCAACAGGAAAATTAGTAAGTAATCTTACAAGCCCACGACATAAATATTGGGAAACAAGAAAAACTGCTGAGAATGCCGTTAGAAAATTTATGTCAGAACGTTATAACGCTAATAGGCAGCTAGAAGTTGTAGAAATTGAATGTAAGGTAAAAGTGATAAGCGAGGTGAGAGAATGAAATTAACAATTGATATTCCAAAAGGATATGAAAGAGATTTTATCACTGATAAGTTTAAAGATTTCTTTTCAAGAGTAATTGCAGATATGGACTATAGCGGTCTGTGTGGTAATTATGAAAAAGAAATTGCAGAAATGTTTTTAGAAGCATTTGATAATGCTATTGTTGGCAATGTTAATCTAAATGCAAATATTATTCCAGTCGCAAATATATCTTTTGACAAAGAAGATATACAGAAGATGATTCAAGATGAATTAGAGAAATTTCAAGTAGAGAATAATCTAATATAGAAGTAATTCTATTCACGGCTGATCAGCCAAATTAAGCGAGGTGATAAAGTGAAGAAATATTGGGAAATAGGTGAAAAGAATGACTTTGGTAAGGAATGTTATAAATTACATTTTAGTCAATTTTATGAAGAAAATGATGAAAATGTAATAGCTGGTTTTGTACAAGATGAGACGGACGAAAATATATTTATATATGTATCAAAAGAACTAAATGTTGAATATGATACATTGTTTGCAGACAGTATAGAAGATGCAAAGCATCAAATCGAAGACATGCTAATAGATCATTGGAATGATGAGATTGATTATTTAGAAAATCGAATTACATCATTTCAAGGCGAAGAATAATCATATATAGAAATTTCTATCTTGGCGATTCAGCCAAATTTTCCAAATAAAAGTAACAAGAAATATTTTTTTCATTCGAAAATTAAACAGTTATTATGGTAGTTGCAAATGCCATAAAATCAAAGAAAGGTAAGGATAATACTAGTTAAAAGGTTATGTACATAACACTCAGGTATATGAGTGAACCCAATTTATAACGAGTATCTTACATTCTTGCGAGATACGACCAAACAGCCATTAGAAGATCTGAAAGAAGGCTACTTTTGGCTAGATAAATCTATTATTAAAGGATTTGATAAGCAAGGAAATGAACATAAATTTTATCGAGTGAAGATTGAAAATTCGCTTGAAAGATTGGATTGTACCAAATTGAAATCCTATGACAATATATCAGATGTGGATTTAGCAAGTTGGCAAGATTTAATCGAATTACAGAAAGAACATCTAACGCAGCTTGAAGCTGATTCATTAGAACTAATCAAAGAAAAGACAGAGAAGTTTAATACATATACTTCAATAATTCCTGTTTCTATGGGTAAGGATTCAATGCTTACCTGTCATCTAGTCAGAAAATTATATCCAGAAACTAAAGCAATATTCAATAATACATCACTAGACTGTGCTGATACATACAGAATGGTTAAGACTTTTCCTAACTGTGAGATTATGAATCCTGAGAAGGGATTTTACCAGTACGTAGAATCAGACCATATGATACCAACGAGATTTGCTCGTTTTTGCTGTAGAATTTTTAAGGTTGGAGTTATGGTATCACAGCTTGACCATAATCATCCGTACCTTATGTGGATGGGAATGAGAAATGAAGAGTCAAATACTCGTAGTGGTTATCAGGATGAATGGATAAATGAGCAGGAATGGGGTAAGACCTGTTGGCAAGGTATTCTTCCTATTAGAAAATGGTCAGAAATGGATGTATGGCTTTATACAATTTGGAAGAATGTGCCTATTTGCTCAAAATATAAAAAGGGATATGCTCGTCAAGGCTGTAATATTGCGTGTCCATTCTATACGAAGTCTACTTGGATTTTGGACAAGTATTGGTATCCACAGGCTTATGAGAGATGGAGAAACATCTTAAAAGAAGACTTTATTGCAAATAAGAAATGGATAATCATGAACTGCACCATTGACGAATATCTCACACAGGCTTGGAATGGTGGAACATTTAGAGATGAGCCAACCGATGAGGTTATTCAGGAATTTGCTGAGTATACAGGGATTGATATTGCGGTTGTGCCACAATATTTTAACAAGGAATGCTGTAATTGTAATAAGAGAATAAAACATAAACAAGTGCTTTCGATGAATTTGAAAATGCATGGTAGAAATGTAAATAAATTTTTTTGTAAGAAATGTTTGATGAGGGAGTTCAATTGGACAAATGACGATTGGGATAATCAAATTGAAACATTTCAGAAACAAGGATGTGCATTATTTTAACAGAAAATAATACAATAGGTAGTTGAAAATAAAATAGCATATACAATATATAGTATTAAATAATTATGGCACATACTATATATTGTATAAAAATTAAGACCAAAAGAAAGCGGAATTTCTTGTGATGAAAGGAGAGAATATGGAGATAAAGAATGCGAAAATTGACTATGTAAAGCTGTATATTGAAGACCATAATATTTTAACATTTAGCATTGGTCTTGATCTTGGCGGTGGGAGTTGTGCATTAGGAGGATATGCACTGGATCAGTCATTTAGGGTTAATAAAAATGACAATAAATGGGATTATGAAAGAAAATCTTCTCCTGCTGGATTAGATTGTATGAGAAAAATCATGGAAGTTGTCGGTGTAAGAAGTTGGGAAGATTTAAAAGGGAAGTATGTTAGATATGAGGACAACGGATGGGGTTCTCGTATTACTAAAATTGGAAACATCATAAAAGATGATTGGATTGATATTGATGATTTTATGAAGAATTACGATTACGAGGATTGGGTTGAAAAGTTTAGGAGATAGGAGAATAAGTAAATGAGTAAAGCTGTTTTAGTGATGGACATGCCAAGTAGCTGTGATAAATGTCCATGTTTTTGTAGTCATTATTCTGATATGTGTTGTATGGCTTTAAATAATCGTGCAATTAATTATCCTTATCCGAAAGATTTTAGACAAAGTTGGTGTCCATTAAAAGAATTGCCACATAAACGTTATCATTCTGCATATGGAGTGCCAATTGAGATGTCTGAAGATAAAATTTGGAATGAATGTATAAGTAAAATTTTAGGAGAAGATGAGGAGGATAAGTAAATGGTAGTTAAAGTAAGTTTAAGAGATGCTCACAAAACGATTAAAGAGTATGAAAATCTTGGCTACTTATACGTTGGAATTGTTCGAACTATTGATGGTGTAACTCTTAGCTTCAGAGATCCAATTGTTCCAGAAGAGAATAATATAACAGATATCCAATTTCATGAAGGTGATTATGTAGAAAATAACGAAGGTAAAATTGGATATATTTCATCCATTTGCCATTGTGATGAGTGTAAGAAGCGTGGATTCTTTGAACCAACTATTACATATTCTGATGGAACAACAGATTACATTAGCAATTATTCTATTAAAACTGTTTCGTCTGACTATAAGCAGATTGGAATTCAAAAGTTTTCAACGGAAGATGTATTGAGAAATAAAATAGCTGCACTTGAAAAAGAGAATAAAGAACTAAAGGAAGAAGTAAATCATTTGATTGAAAGGAATCATAAATTGCTTGATTTATGTTGTTTTTATGATATGGAAAGGAATGGTACAAAACAATGAGATTATCAGAGATTGCAGAATTTATTGTAGATAATTACCCTGATAGTTGTATGGCTTATAATCATGAAGTTATTAAAGGATGTAGAGATGATTGGTATGAAGAAAGTCTTATTGAGCCACTTTTATCTTTTTATATTCATGAAGAATTAGATTTATGTGGTTGTGGAATTCCAGAAGAGACTTATGAAATAATTAGATTATATTTACATATCAGAGAAGATTGGTTTACAAAAGATATGTTGTATGAAGAAGTTCTTGAAAGATATAAAAATGATCTTCACATTGACACACAAGATTCATTACAATCTGGCTTATTACAATTTCTCGCCTATATACTAGATTCACATGAATACACGGAACATGGTGGAAGTATTGGTGGTTGTTGGCTTACAGAAAATGGTAAACGATTATTAAAAGTTCTTGATGAATGGCATAAAAGAGAGTCACAAGAAACATAGATTTCTTCGGTAATGAAAAAGAGGTGAAGTTTTTGAAAATCGTACAAAATAAATCACATTATGATTTTAGAATAAAAATCGGAAGTGACTATATAACTGTTGCAACACTTCATCCGTGGTTGTTCAGTAAACATAATCATAAATACAATCTGTATTTTTATTATTATGGAGCCGAATATGAGGAAGGAACGTATGCTTGTTGTCATAAAAATGGGAATGAAAAGATAGTTGTATACGAACAAGAAGATGAACTTCATAAAGAATTTCTTGAAAGAGTGAGAAGAATAGTTTCAAAGAAACTGTATGTCATAGGGAGTTCGATCTTGAAAGAAATAAAGTATATTGAAGATTAGGAGAATATATTAGCAGGTGGTGATGTGATGAGCAAGATATATGATTATGAAGAATATCAAAATCAGCGAGTAAAGGTTACATATACTGAGAAAAGAAAATACAGAGAAGAAAATATTGTTGGTCGATATGGACAAGTTATTAAAACTACGAGTGGTTCAATAGCAGTTCGGATTGACGGAATGTGTAATACGGCAAGTTCCAACGGATTATATTGGTTCAAAAGAAGTGAATTAGATATTATTAGAGATGAAAGTGAGGATAATAAAATGACAGGATTTAGTAAAGTGGCAATTGTGAATTTAGTAGATGATTACAATAAGAAGGATTATGGATTTGCTTTATATGATGAAGATATTAATGAAATTGTTAAGTATGATGCCAACCATCCGTTATATCTGATTGTAAATGCAAGAGGAAAAGACAACAGAGTTCTTGGAATTTTAAAAGAAATTAAGACAGTCGAAGAATATGGTAAAGGTGTGACGGCTCAGGTTGTTGGCGTAGTTAATATGAACGCATATAATGCAAGAATTGATGAGGAAAATCGTCAGAAAGAAATTGCAAAGCAGAAAGCTTCTATTGAGAAGGAATTAAAGTCTGAGATTGAAAAGATGAATAATATTGCTTTATATGAAAAAATGGCGAAGGAGCATCCTGAGAATTCAAGACTCGCTGAACTTGTTAATGCACTAAAAGAGTTAGGAGAATAATATGGCAGGATTTGTATCAAAACAGCCAAATGGATTATATTGTAGATTTTCGAGTGTCACGGATTGTCCTACGGCATGGAACATGACACGAGAAGATTATATCAATATGAAAATGCAGGAAGCAAAAGAAGATGCTGAAGATGTGTTGGATAATTATTTGAAGCCGTTTGATATGGTGGTAGATATGTATTATCCATACAATATGACAAAAGAGGAATTTGATGAGTTCCTTGAAGAGACTGGATATAACAAAGGAGAATAAATCATATGAAGAAGAAAATTTTAGCAGTTGCATTAGTGCTGACATTGTGTTTTGGAATGACTGGATGTGTATCTACTGGAAGTAAAAATTATAACGAGTCCTCAAAACTCATTTCGATAGAAGGTGAAAATGATTTGTATTATTATTCCACAACTCATATCGTTTATATAGTATTTAATGAATTTGAATGTCAAGTTGGATATGGTTATATGTCACCATATTATTCAGAGAATGGCAAGTTATGTACCTATGATACTAATACAAAACAGATAGTTGAAATTGGATAATAGAACAAAGTAAACCGAAGTTTCTTTCGAATTTTCAAGGGCAAGTCGCTCAAAAATCCAAGTAAAAAGAGAATATTATAAAGAAAGGATAATTAGTAGCTGGCTTTAAAGGTTGCAACCGCTTTGGTACTAATTATTGAAATTACAAAATGACAAGTATTACACACCAATAGAATTAGCGAACCACTGTTGGGATAAGGTTTTTGAAGTTGTTGGTGAAGAAAATATATCAGAGATTATTGAGCCTAGTGTTGGGAATGGCAGTTTTCTTCATCATGCAGAGCAACTACCACATTTTGCGTATGATATTGACACTGAGTGCGAATCTAATTTTACTCGTATTTTTAATCAGGATTATTTAAGTGCTGATATAAAGTATCTTTGGGGAAGGCTGATAATAGGAAATCCACCATACGGAAGATGTTTAAATATGGCACAGAAATTTTTTAAGAAGTCAGTTGAAATTGCAGATACAATTGCATTTATTCTTCCTATAAGCCAATTGAATAATACAAGGTCAATGTATGAGTTTAATTTGGTATATAGTGAAGATTTAGGTATTCAGCATTATACAGATAGAGATTTACATTGTTGCTTTAATATTTATCGCAGACCTGATAGTGGAGAATTAAATAGCAAACCAGTCGCAAAATTAAAGGATGTCACTATCTATCGTCAGGATAGCAAGGGATATGACGAGAAAGATTTTGATGTTCGTATGTGCTATTGGGGTGATGGATCTGCTGGAAAGATATTACAGGATGATGAACATTATTCGGCAGAATATAAAATCAAGATAAATAATGAAGAATTAAGAGAAGATATTATTGAAGTGCTTACTACATTTGATTGGAAGGAATATCTAAATTGCATTGCAATGAGAAAAATACAACAGTTTCACATCATAAATGTACTTAAAGAGAATGTGGAAGGAATCAAATAAGAGAATAAGAAAATGAAAGGAGACGAGGTTCGTGTACACAAGAAGGAATTCCTTACTCCAAGTAATTAAATGGTATATCAAGGAAGTAAAAACAGATTGGCAAAATTTTTAGTGCCGATTATTCAGAAGTATATTGATGATAATAATATTAAAACTTACATAGAGCCTATGTGTGGTAGTTGTTCGATTATTGAAAAAATTCAATGTGATAACAGAATTGCAGCAGATGTAAATGATGAATTGATAGCATTATTGCAGTATGTAAAATCTGATTCAACGCTTTCTATTGCACCAACAGACTGTAATTTTGAACATTATGCAGAAGTAAGAGAGAATAGAAAATTAGGAACTGGTAAATACTCCAAGGAGTATACAGCATTAATTGGATATTGTGGTTCGTATGGTGGCAGATACTTCGATGGCGGTTGGGGCAAGGATAAAACTGGTAAACGTAATATCTATCAAGAAAGAGTCAAGAATTTGAAAGAAGATTCTCCATTATTAAAAGATATTGAAATAACGTGCTGTGATTATAAGAATTTCTCAGATTATAAAAACTGTGTATTTTATTTTGATCCACCTTACAAAGATACAAAACAGTATTCTAAACAGTCAATTGACTACGATTCTTTTTACGATTTTCTTCGTAAACTTTCAGATAACAATATAGTGTTGGTAAGTGAATATAATATGCCTGATGATTTTAAGTGTATCTGGCAGAAAGAACGTAAAGTGTTGCAGAAATCAGATAGAGTTACAGGTGAAAAAGCAGTAGAAAAGTTGTTTATAGTTGGAGAATAGTATAGCGAGGAGGCGAATAAATGGCTGATAAATTAATCAATAAGCAGTTGGTAGACATTGACGAATTATTACAGTTTCTATCAGATAATGGATTTGATATTGATGATGGAGTTTGGAATCAATACGAAATGTCCTTAAGAGAAGTATTTGATGAGTACAAGAAGAATACTATTCCAGACGTAGAAATTGGACAGACTGTATGGATTATTAGCAGAGATTATCATGACGTATATTTAATCAAAGAATGTCATGTACATAAGAAACAGATTAGAGCAAGATATACGTTTTCTGTAAGAGGTAGACATTATTATTGCGGAACTTTCACGAAAAACAGTATTGGCAAGACTGTATTCTTTTCAAAAGAAGCTGCTATTCAGTCTCTAAATGGCAAGGAATATAAGTTGGAAGAGTGGACTTGAAACTCGCATTTCTTGTTTTTAGAAAAGGAGAATAAATACTATGAAGAAACAAAGAAAACCAAAATGTGGTTATCAATTTGATAAATGCCCTATCTGTAAAACAAAAACATTTGAGTATTGTTCTTATTCTGAATTTGGATGGGGGACAGTAGAACAGCATGGAAGTTGTAGTAGGTGTGGTTTTATAGTTGAGCAAGTATATTCACCAACATTTTGTTGTTTTTGGGATATTAAGAAAGGGTTCAAACATCCAAACGGAACATATTATGCTAAAAATGTTAAAAAACATAAAAGAATAAGAAGAAAATTTGGTATCAAAAATATGGATTATGAAATTAACCCAGAGTGGCTTAATTACATTTAAAGGACGACAAGAATCCTGTCTTTCATTGGGAGGTAAAGATATGTTTGGTTATGTTAAAAAGAAAGAATATGATGAATTATACAGCTATTACAAGGCAACATTGAAACACATAAAAGGATATCAGAGATTGCTTGAGGAACAAGAAAAGCATACTGAATTAGAATATAAACGAGCCGAGTATTGGAAGGCTAAAGCGTTGTACCCTAATTCAGAGCCTTATGTTGAAGGCGATATGAAGACTATTAAATATATCAAGAGTTGATAACCAATGAAGCCGACATTTCCTTATAAAAAAATAGCAGATATATAGGAGGTAACAATATGGGTGCAGTTAAAATAGCGAATGGAAGATACGAATATAAAGGATATAAAATAAGCAACTGTGGTTATCACGAACCCGACCATTGTATCTGGTGGGAGGCTGTAAATGAATTTACTGGTTGTGCAGATTATCATGCTACAACTAAGAAAGAACTTATGAAAATGATTGATAAAGCCACAAGAAAAAGAGATTTATTAAAAGGTAGAGCAGAATTTAAAATTAGTGGGAATGATATGTTTTGGGATTGTTGTATTTCTGATTGGGATGGTGAAATATTTGAATTTTATCATATAAAATGGTCAGGATATAACGATTCTAATTGGTGGAATAATGTCTCTGAAAAGAATAGTGTTGTTACTTGTATAGGAGATAAAGGAACTAAAAAACAATTTAAATTAAATTATAAAACGCTTGATGTAATAGAAGTAGATCAAGCTTGAATGCGATATTTCTTTAGAACTTAGGAATGGAGGTAATAATATGTATAAACCAAATATAGGTGATGTAGTTTTAGATAATGACATTCCAATGGTTGTTGTAGCTTTAGAGAATGTGGATACATCGTGTGAGTCTTGTAAATGTAATACCTGTAAGATGAATGAAAATGGTGGTATTTATGGTGGATGCTTTGATTGTGAAGATTGCAAAGAACAAAATTTACACTGTGAAGATTGTTCAATGTATGAATATGACAAAGATAGAATAAGTAATTAGGAGAAATTTATGAGTAAATCATTAGAATTTGTAAAAGAGAGAATTGCATCAGGTCAGTGCAATGGCATGGAGAATAATAAATATGAATCCATGATTGAACAGGACATACAAGAGTTATTTACGGTTGTTAATTACACCAAAAATGGAAAAATTTTAGCAGATGTACCTTATCTTAAAGGTGACAAACCTTATTTTAATGTAATTATTAAGCATGATCCAGATGCAGATTTTGAATATTTCACAATGCAGCGTTGCAATTGTGATGGAACGTTTGTATTCTTTCAAGATTTAATGGGTGAGTGCATAGATAAAATGATTCATCTTAAAAACTGTAATGTAAATAAGGAGATTCCAAAAGATTTAACTGGATATTCTATCATCTATACTGTCGGTGATTTTGTATTGGCAGAAGAGTTTGGAGATGAATTTGCAACTAAAGAAAAACCTTGGATGAAGAGTAGATTCACTACTATGTTGCCAATTAAGTTTGATGTAGTAAGGAATGGAGAATAATGTATTTTGATTTAAACGTTGGAGAGTGGGAGTTTGAAAACGATTATGAAAACATCTACTTTCTGTTTCATTGTTTATACAATGCAAAAACTGAGTTATACGACAGAACTCTTACTAATATGAGAAGTAGGTATGATCCGACTGAAGCATTTATAGATGGCTGGAGTAGAAGTAGATCGAATTGGTATTCTAAGAAATTATACGATAAATGTGTGAAATGCATTGAGTTAAAAACAAAAAGTCGTTTTATACATAGATATTGGAAAGAATGTGTTTGGAAGTTTCAAAGTCTTTCTGCACAAGGATGGATAAATTTATATCAGCAGTTAATTAAAGAAAATAAATACGACAGTTGGATATTGGAGTATATAGAAATTGGAGAATAACAATATGAACAAGAGACAGAAAAAGAAATTTATTAAGAAAAATATGGTAAAGCTAAGAAAGATACATCCAAATGAAGGTGATGTTGTAGTTTTTCAGTGGAATCCAGATAGTGAATATATAGATTTTGACACCATTGTTGAGTTCTATAAAGCTTGGGAGAATGCAGGAATTTTTGATAAATGCGGAGCTGCTATTGTCCCATGTGATTTTAAGATTTTCAACAAGGAAGAAGCTCAAATATATGTTGATAAGTTACAGAGTATTGTAGATCAGATGGGAGAATAAATGATTATACAAACAATCGAAGGTTTAGGTTATAAAATCCTCATAACTGAGTATATCACTAAAAATGTTCAAAGAAGAACTCACAAGAAAAAGCGTATTAACAAGAAGTGGTTGAAAAGATACGGCATGAAAATTGTGCCAGATAACACGAAAATACTGCTAGTGAATAATACACTTATGATGACAGAAAAATGTTATGAAAAACTAAGAAAATTCACAGATAAAGATGCTGATAGTATGGAAAATTTTTTGAAAAAAGCTACTAAGAAACAATCTCAATAAAGAAGCATTTCTTTAGAAAAGGAGAACAATAAATGGAGACATTTTCAATAGTAGACAAGATAAATGTGGATAAGTTGAATACGAAAGTTGCAGAGTTCGTATATAGAGAAGGGCATGAACCATACATATTTGCAAACAAAGAGACGCTTGATGCGTTAGTTAAGCCAATTGAGCAGGAATTAAAATTTGTATCAGCAGCAACTGGTGCTGTAAGTTCATTTAAAGCTTGTCTTGTTGGTAAATATCAGGGAAACAAAATGTTCAGAGATGATACATTAAAATTCGGTGAAATCGAGCTGAGATAAGAGAATATATAGGTGATAACAAATTATAAGGAGATATGTTTTATGCGAAAAAAAGATAAAAATTTTAAAATCCAATATAAAGTTGATGACAAGATTCTGTCTTTGAGATTCGAGACAATACAGGATTTTTTAGAAACCGTTTTTCCTAAGAATAATAATCCATTGTCACCTACAAACGATACAGAATTATTATCCGTAACTTGGCACAAGCAACAGCTATTTGAAAAAAGTTATAAATTAGGCGAAGTAAAAACACTTTTAAAAGATTTTAATCCTACAAAATTACTTAGGAAAGAAACTTATTCAATAGAAGAAGTCAGAGATAAAGTAAAAGATGTTCTATTTGAGAAAGATAAAAGACTTGCAAAAGTTGATTTTGATGGAGATTTGATTAAGGGTAATAGTCAAAGATACCAGACATTTTTTACAAAGGGTTGTAAATGTGTAGTTTGCGGAATTGAAGGAAAGTATTTTGCAAAAGAAAGACATTTACAAGATAAAACTTATCATCTGAATTTGTATGCAGTTGATGATAATGGTGAAGAAATTTTAATGACAAAAGATCATATTTTGCCACGCTCAAAAGGTGGTATTGATGATATTAGTAACTATCAAACAATGTGTAAGCTTTGTAATGAAGCAAAAGGTAACAAATTAGAAGATTAAAGAAGAAAGGAAAAATAGAAAAGTTCCTATAGGATAAAGTGCGCACTACTTACTAAGGTAAGAGGAACTTGGAACAGAAAAAGTTTATGGATATTTCACGTATTAAAGAAGATACGGAATTAACAGTTGCAAATACGGGTGGATTTCATATAGGAGATCATATTGTAATTCAGGAAAAGGTAGATGGAAGCAATTCAGCTATTGCCTATGATATAGAAACAAATAAACTGGTTGCATTTTCAAGAAGACAGACTCTTGATTATAACAATACATTAAATGGATTCTGGAACTGGGTACAGACATTAGCAGTTAAGCCATTTTCAAAATATCCAAATTATGTGTTCTTTGGAGAGTGGCTGACTTCACATACTATTAAGTATATTCAGGATGCATATAAGAAGTTTTATTTTTATGATGTATATGACAAAGAAAACGAATGTTATTTGCCACAGTCAGAAGTTAAGAGACTTGCCAATGAATTAAATATGAGATATGTTCAGACATTTTATGATGGAGAATTTATTTCTTGGGAACATTGTATGTCGTTTATGTACAAGTCAGATATTGCGGTTGATGTACCTGAAGGAATTGTCGTTAAGAATCAGACAGAACTTAACAATCCAAACTCAAGAACTCCATTTGTATTAAAGATTGTAAACTCGCAGTTTAGTGAAATCAAGAAAGATAATCACAAACAGAAAATAGAAGATCCTCAGAAATTAGCAGCTAAAGCAAAGGCTTCTGAGATTGTGGAGCAGATTGTTACAAAAAATCGTGTTCAAAAAGAATTATACAAGATGATTGATGAAGGTGTTTTACCTCAAAAGATTGAGCCACAAGACATGAAAATTGTTGCACAGAATTTACCTAAGAGAATTTTTGAGGATTGTGTAAAAGAAGAGAATGAATTAGTTGCTGAAGCTGGTGAATTCTTTGGTAAGATATGTGGTTCTGCAACTATGAATTGGGCTAAGAAGATTATTTTGGGAGAATAAATATGTGTAACCGTTGTGATTATGATTCACCTGATAATCAAATATATGTAGATCCATTAACAAATGAATATTATTTAGATATTGAAACATCTGAATGGGATGAGTATGATGACGGATTTGTTCATCAGAGAGAATATATTGCGTATTGTCCTTGGTGTGGCAGGAAATTAGGAGAATAAATTAAGAAGAAATTCAGGTTTCCTTTGGTTACAAAGAGAGAATATTAAAGTGAGGTGAACGATTAATGTCTTTAGTATATAAAAGTGACACATACAGCTATAATGGCGAATATGAAATGGGTTCATTAAATAAATTTGCACAAGCAGAAAGAAGATTGTCAGCAAAGAAACAAGCATTGGATGACATGAAGAATGAATATGACCTTATTGAACAACAGGCATTTCGCACTTATAGAGAGAACATTCAGTATATGCTGCTCGATCAGCCGTCTACGATTAAAATGTGTAGAGAATGGTTAAATATGCTATCAAAGAATCAGGATACAGATGGTAATAAGCTTGATAAGAGAAAGAAGTATAAAGAAAAAGAAATATATAATTGGTATATTAATTATATAAAAAAACTTCTTGATGTTGAGTACATGAATGATGTTAAATTCATTGACTATAATTTTGGTCAAGCTACTGATATTCAGTTTGAATATAAAGAGCATAATTGGCGTTTAGAAATTCCTCATATTAAAGCTATCAAATTAGATGCATATAAGAATTATGGTGGCAGTGTATTTAAACTTGCGCTAATACACAATGATACAGAATATAGTTGTAGTTGGTCGCAGTTTGGCTCTACATATGAAGAAGATGAATTAAGAGATATTATGACACAAGGTATTGAGAAATATTGTAATTAGTTGGAGTAACTCCACAAGAAAGCAACATATCCTTGGATTTAGAGAGAATAATACATTGGAGGTGAAAACATGAGAATTATAAATCGTGGACGTGGGACTGGTAAAACAGCAATGCTTATTTCAACAGCATATGTAACGGGAAAACCAATTATTACGTCTACAATGAATAATAAAAATAATCTTTTAGATATGGCAGAGAGGATGGGTATATCAGCTAATATAGAAGTTTATACAATAAATGAATGGTTAGAATGTCACAGATTATATAAGTCAAGCAATGAAATACTCGTAGATAACGTAGAATTAATACTTGGAGATGTTTTATCAAAGTTTCTTAATGCAAATGTTATAGCAGGAACAATGACAGTTCCAATGAATAATATAAAAGACGATACAAAAGAAAATGGTAGAAAACATGGTTATTGGTACGTATTAGATGAATGCGCAAATGAAGGTGTATATTGCTCAGTTTGTAATAAAAAAGTATATAAGCTGAACTATGCGAATCAGAAGTTGAAATCAAAGTATTGTCCTAATTGTGGTGCAATTATGGATGGGAAAGAGACTACTGAGACTGGTAAAAATGATGATAGACCACAATGCTGTATAGACTATGATAAATTCTTTTCGACATGTAACACTTGTAAGTTTTGAGAATAATATACTGGAGGTGAAATTATGTATCAGAATTGTTGTAAGAAATGTGGAAGTATTTCATTACATACTGAAGTAAAAGGTAATAATACAGGACTTTATTGTGATGATTGCGGTGCATGGATCAAATGGCTCGGAAAAGATGAGTTAAGAGCTTTTGAGTATGTAAAACAGACAGAAAAACAAATAGAAAAGAAAACATACACAAACAGCTATGGATTTCAAGATAATAAAGCAGACATTGAACTTGGTAAATTATGTTGTTTTAAGCCATTGGATAAAGATGAAATTTTTTTTGGTCATATGGCTGGAAAAGTTGTTGACGATTTTGAAAATATGACTTTTATGTATGTTTTAAATATTGATAATAGATATTTCTTTTCTCGCAATGTAATCATAACCCCAGAAGATGTACATACATCCAATGATGCAAAGAGATATTTCTAAGCAAACCAATCTTTCTTGTGAAAATTTTTAATCATATCTAAGCCATTCGGCTATGGGAATCCCGACAAATAAGAGAATATTACAGTGTAACTAATAAAAATATTACATATAAAGGAGATTTTAAATGAAGAACACAAATTGGAAAGTGCCAGTAGTTATTGGCGTAGGAGTATTAGCAGTTATTTTGATGATTGTATTTGGTGTACAGAGTTCACAGAATAAGGCTATTGCACTTGAGGAGCAGGTAAACACAGCATCATCAGATATTAAGGTACAGGAAAAGCGAAGAGTTGACCTTGTATATAACCTTGTTGATTGCGTAAAACAGTATGACAAACATGAAGCTGATACATTAACAGCAGTTGCAGATGGTCGTGGATCAACAGGAGATATTGAGAATGTAACAACAGCTATTACAGCAGTTGCAGAAGCATATCCTGAATTGAAGTCCAATGAGAACTACAAGACTCTTATGAATGAGTTATCTATGACAGAGAATATGATTGCAGAGTATCGCAGCAATTACAATAAGCAGATTAAGGAATACAAGAGATATATAAGAAAGTTCCCTACAAGACAGTTTCTTGGATTACTTGGATATGAAGTGCAGGAATATGAGTATCTGGATTACAATGCACCAGTTGATGCTCCACAGTCGTTGTTCAAAGAGGATTAGTATATGAAATATGGTTTTGATTTTGGCGATTTTGAAATAACAAAACGTGAAATCTTGGCTAGTATTTCTATTATTGCAGTTATGATTCTGTTTGGTATTCTGATTTCTTCCAAGATTTCAGAACACCAAATGGATAAAAATGAAATTTATAACAAAGCTGTTAAGATAGAAAGTCAAGAAATGTTCCAATATGGAATGGATACAAATGTTGGTAATGCGTTTGTATATGGTGACTTGAAAGCAGTAGATACAGTTACATATCCTGAAATTGGTGGAGAATATATGTATGTAGAAAGAGTCAAAGAGCGATACACAATGCATACAAGACAAGTAGCTCATACAAGAACTGTTAATGGCAAATCACAAACTTATTATACAACAGAAACATATTGGACTTGGGACAGAGTTGGAAGTGAAGATATTAAGTGCAAAGAAGTATCATTTTGTGGAGTGAATTTCGCAAGTAATAAGATTGATTTACCTGGTACTGATTATATTGACACTATCAATGAATCAAGTCATGTGAGGTACAAATATTATGGTATTGGTACTGAATATAAAGGAACAATTTTTACAGATTTGAGAAATAAAACTATTTCTGATAACACATCATTTTATAATAATTTGACTATTGATAAGACGATAGAAAGGTTAGAATCTGATTTCCCAATTATTATTTTCTGGATCTTTTGGGTGATTTTAATTGGTGGAATGGTGTTTGGGTTCTATTATTTGGATAATAGGTGGTTAGATTAGAAAGATATTTTTCTTTCCTTTGGACAGATTGGAGGTGTGATATGAAAAAGTATTATAGACAAACAATCGCATTTTTTTGGGTATGGTTCTGTAGTGGTGTAACGATGTATTCATATCAAGTAGAAAATAAAATACTTGGAATTACTTTTACATTTTTAAGTTCTTTATATTGGTTCATTATAGACAAAGATGATTAGGAGGATAAATACATGACACAATTACCAAAAACGAGTTGTAGTATTCCAATGCCAGAAGTTGCAGCTATTTATAATCCAAAAGTCATTGCAAGAATTAAGCTCTGTGGTGGTGCTGTAACGATTAATGTTGATGAAATAATGGCATGGAAGAAACCAACTGATGAGCAGATTAAAAACTTACATGATTTATTTTGTATTGATGTTGAGATATTAGATAGAGGAGAATAATATCATGAAAGGTAAATATAAAGGCTGTGACATAGAAGTAGGATTAGATAGCTCAGGTTTCTTAACCTTTGCAGTATTCGATGATGGATATGAAGTGACAAGTGGATTTACTAATGGTAGTGACACTGTGAGAGATTATTTTAGTTATATGAAAAGTGTAGTAGATGACTATAAAGAACATCCAGAAGATTACGAATAGGAGGATAACATTATGAAGCTGATTAACAAATATGCAAGTTCAAGATATTCAAAAATGAACGAATATTATTGTGAAATCACAACAGAGTTGGACAGACTTGCTGGACTTGATCCTAATGGACACTGGAAACATTATGTGCTTTGTGATTATTAGGATGGTTGTTTGCCTATCAGAATTCCAGGTGGAACACTTGGAAGTATTGAGTATGATGAGAATAAGATTATTACAAAAATTCATGTTTGTACTGATTATGTTGTGAAAACTTATCCTGATGATGTAAATGAACAGCTTCAGAAGTTTATCGATCAGAAGATAGAAATAGGAGAAGCAAAATGAGATTAATTGATGCAGACAAGTTGAGTTTTCATTGCAACTATGAAGGTGATTGTTCAGGGGATATATCACATTGTCAAGAGTGTAGTAATTATGTGTTAGATTATAGAGATATAAAAGACAAACCAATAGCTTATGATATTGATGGTGTTGTAGAGCGGTTGAAAACGGACTCTTCTGTAAAACTGTATGGAAGTGGTAACAGCAATAATTATCTTATTCCTCTTGAAAAGGGGATTGAGATAGTAAAGGCAGGTGGGACATGTCAATAGGTGATGGAAGAAAAACATATTCAGATAGTACATTAAAGTCTATGACAAAAGATAAGCTGATTGATATTATTCGCTGCTTAGAAAATAATCTTAGAAATGCTCATGAGACAAATGATATTCAATATGAGAACTGTACGAAGTTACTGAATGAAAATGGGATAATTCAAGACGAATATAAGAAGAAAATTGATGAACAGACAGAGGCTTGGATTAAAGCAGGATTGACATTATCAGAAGCAGACAAAGAAGAATTGATGAGAATGTCACAGTTAAGAGAATAAGTATCTGTGAGGTGATGAAGTGAAATATATAGAACGAAAAAATTATAACAAGGTAATAACAGTTAAACTTGTAATTCCAAGTGGTTGTAATGCGAAATGTCCGTTTTGTTACAATAAAGATAAAGATATGTCGTGTGATAAGCAACAGTTTTTAGATAATTTCATCGAATCACTTGATGATATGATAACAAGAATAGGTGATAAAAATCCTATATCAGTTGATATAACTGGTGGCGAACCAACTTTAGATCCTGAATATTTATCAAAAGTATTTATCAAACTGAAAGAGTTCGATATTAAATCAAAGGTTCTTAGAGTAACTATGACAACAAATGGTACTCATCTAAAAGAAGTAATCCCATATATGAAAGATGTTGTTGATTATGTAAATATTTCAATTCACGATTGGCGACCATTAAGAAGAGAAGAAATACTTGGGTTTTGTTTCAATGGAATTGACTACAAGGGCATGATTCAGCAGCTTAACAATATTGGAATTACAGTATCAGCGTGTGCAGTTATATTTAAGAAAATTCCAAACTTTGTAAAGTGGAGAGACTTCTTTATTGATTGGGCGAAAGATGTAGGGTTTATTGCAGTAAGGTTTAGATGTGATGTTTTCTGGAATGATGCAGATGTGTTTGATTCCTATTTAACAGAGTCGATGAGTGAGGCTGATAAATTTGATGTTATAGATTATGAAAACACAACGGATTCTCATTGGTGTAGACTTCGCAGAAAAGATAAGATGAGAGTATTTTTCCTGCATGGTGTTTTAGACACCTCAATTCTTACAAAAGGTATTGAATATGTAATAGATACTGATGGTCGCTGTTATTGCGATTATTACAGAAGGACTAAAGTAGAAGATTATCAATATGAAGTTGGAAAGATTTATGATGCAGTGAGTGATTAAATAGAGAATAAATATTTGTGAGGTAGTATTTAAAATGGGTTATTGTTTTAATTTATATACACCAGATATGAAAGAACAGGATAGTGGAAAATTTGTAGCTTGTGAGAGATTGTTGTTTTCTAATGATGCACCATTTACTGTTAATACAATTGGATATTACGAACAGTATATTGGTGGTAAATATTTGGATATTTATAACAGTGTTTGTATTTTAAATGAGCAACAATGTGAAATTGCAGATGAATATACAGGAACGACATTCTTTACAGATTTTATTAAAAAACATGACTGTAATGGAATGTTCATACAGATAACATGAAAAAGAAAGATTCGTTTCCTTTGGAATTTATAACAGATAGGAGTGATATAAACGAGAGTCTATAAAGATAAACAGTATCTCATTTTCGATTATGAAGATGGTCGTACTGTGAAATATGATTTCGCAACAAAGACTGCTATTGGAATTAAAGGTAAGCCAGTAAAAAATCTATGTAGTCAGTTAAGTGGTTTTAACTTAAATGAATTATTTGATTGTTGCGATGATGAAAAGTATGCAAAGTTTTTACGATTTGTAAAGAGAGAAGAGTCTGGTTATTATCCAATATATAATATAGGAACAATTCTAAATCGTGTACCACGATATTCAAACTATGAACAATTATTTTCAGCAGGAATAGATGAGATTTTAGATAGTCGGAATAAATTCAGATATACAATTAATCAAATTCCCAAAGCGTTAATTAAATTATGTAAAAACAGAGAAATAAAATTATCGAATAGCATTCTTGAATATTATAAGAAGAATCCTGATGCTCATTTAATCGCATATAAGTTGGAATATATGAGCTTGACAGATGATGATATTTACAAAATTTGGTCAACAGATAATTATGACTTCGATAATGATACATATGAACGGCATTATTGGTCTTATTTTAATAAATTGATTGAAGAGTATGGATATACCGCAAAGCCACTTTTGCTATATATTGATCAACTAAAAACATTTGAAGCGTTAGAAGATGTTAGATTTGTGGTTACAGAATTATATGACTATGCAAATATGATGAAAACTATTAGTCCTAAATTTGACAAGTATCCAAGACATTTTTTAACTACACATAAGATTGCTTGTAGGAATTACAACAGAATGAAGAAAGAGTTCTCAGAAGAGTTATTTAAAAAGAGAATAAATAAACAGTATGAATGCTCTTTTGGTGATTACATATTCATTTATCCAGATTCAACACAAGATATAAAGGATGAGGCTGCTCAGATGTCAAATTGCGTAGCTTCATACATAGATAAGGTTATTGACGGTAAGTGCCACATTCTTTTCTTAAGAAAGAGGAACAAACCAGACGAGAGTTTGGTAACGATTGAAGTAAGAAATAATCATATCGTACAGGCTAGACGAAGATTTAATGATGATGTAACAGCAGAGGATCAGAAAGCTATTGATGCATTTAACAAAAAATTTGCGAATAAGGAGGATAAAGCAGCATGATTAAAGGTGATCGAATTAAATTAGTTAAGAAAATGGGTGTGTTTGATAACATTGGTGAGATTTGTGAAGTAACTGATATTCAGGAAGGTGGAGTAATCTGCTTTAAGTTCGGTGGTTGCCATCTTGGTTGTATGTCGTATGACGAGTATGAAAAGTATTTTGAGAAGGTTGAAGAGCCTGTAAAGAGAACTTGGAGTGAGTGGAGTTTGGCACACGAACTTACTTTGATTGATATTAGGGGTGATGAAAAGACCATTAAATATCAGTATAGAGATAATGGTAAGAGAGTCCAGGTTAGAAGTGATGCTTTGAAAGCATGTTCGTCTTGCTATGACGAGGATGAATTTAGCCTTAGTAGTGGTTTGGAACTGGCAGAGATGAGATTGGTTGTAAAATACCTTGATAACCAGGTTAAGTCGATTGCAAAGTCGATGTAAGAGGAGAATAGGTATATGAAAGTATTTGATAAAATTTTTGATGCAATTAGCAGTCTTAATAACAACATTATACATTTATTTGATTGCTATAAGAGAGAGCATGATGATGTGATTAGAACATATAACAGCTACAGAGATATTATTCAGGAACAGGATAGAATCATACAGTCGTTACTGAAATCACAGACAACCAATAAAGATATGGAATGTATGGTGTTTGTTCCATATAGAGGTAAGCCAGTTGTAATTAAAAATGGCGAAGTAGTCAGTACAGATAATATGACTTCATTTGATGTTGATTGGGCTTACGATAAACGAACTGATGTAACTGTGAGAGGAGAATAAATATATGGTTGGTAAAGAATTATGCAAAGTACAGTTCATGGAAGCTTTTGAAGATAGTTGTTATGATCTTGAACAGAAAAACATTATCTTAGATTCAATCAGGGTAGCAACATTAGATGATGATAAGCATTTTAAAAAAAATATCCCATTTGAAATTCAAGTAGCAGGTGAAAATGGATTTCGTATTAGACCATGTTTTTCAAAAGGAAAGTTTCTTATTATGTACGAGTATGTGGTGGAAGCATATAAGGTTACAATTCCAGCTAATGCGTTTCCTTATCATATGAATGAGAATGGAGATTTTGAAATCTGTATTCCAAGTGAAGAGAATAAATAGGAATTATCGGTTTCCTTGGGAGGTGAACGATTGAAGTATATTGATAAAATATCAGATTATTTAAAGGATAAAGCAGATACAATAGACAGAATTAATAAAATGCTTGGTGAACCATGCTCAAATAACAGCGTAGAGGCAAAGCAAAAATTTGAAGAATTAAAAAAGGAGTTAGAAATGGCAACGAATAAAGAAAATGTAAGACAGTTTATTGATTTATTACTTAATGGAGACACAGTTGAAAACGCAGCTAAGACATCAGGTGTTGGCGACATGAAGATACATGATATATGTGTTGCTATTTCAGGAATGGAATATTCAAATACACTTGAAAGTTTTATAGCTCATACAAAGGAAGCTATTCAGACAGTTAAGGATTTGGATAATGCATTAACAGATTTAAAGAAATCTTCTGAAAAGTAGAGAATATATAACTGCAAACAAAATACGAAAGGAGTATTAGAGTAACCGGTTGAAACTTGCAAGACTCTGAGTAGTAATGAAGAGAGAAATACAGATGTGGATGGCACTTGATGAAAATGACGAAGACATTTTTATTGAAGATGCCATACCTGGAAAAGATTATAAATGCCCTTGTTGTAACGGAATAGTTCATTGCAGAGCAAAAGATAGTGATATGGTTACAGAACACTTTTATCATTTGAATAAAGAAAACTGTGATGGTGGAGAAAGTGCATTACATAAATATTGGAAGAGCCATTTGATTAGTGTTGGAGATGTGGTTGAATTTCCTAAAATTGGAAAAGTTTTATGTAAAAACAAATGGCTGGAATTTGCAACAAAAGATGGAAAATATAGACCAGATATAATTATTAGTACAAACCATCCAAAATATAAGTTTATTATTATTGAAATTTATAATACCAACCGAAAAATAATTGGTCAGTATAGAGATATTTGGGACAAATATAAATATCCCGTATATGAAATTGATGTCAAAAAATTATGGAAAGATAAAACAAATATGCTAAGTTGTGTTCGTGTATTATATCTTCCTGAGCAAAGAAATTTTGAAATAGATGGTAGGAAAAAACTGATTCCATTATACAAGGTGTTAAAAAATGCGGATAATAAACATTTATTAACATGTGATCAATTTGATATACTGAATAAATCTCTTTCAAAGGTATATAAAATTTTTAAAAACGGATTGGATAAACCAATTAGAGTTAATTTAGACATTATCGAAAGAGATTTGGATAGAACTTTTGTGGACAGAGAAGTGTTTATAAATTTTATAATTCCATTAAAAAAGATTGTAGAAGAACTAAAAAACTACGCATAAGGAGGACTTATATGTACAACATCTTTATTATGACAAATGATGAAATCAAGAAATTGACTAAACAAGAATTAGTAGACGATTGTAGAGGAATAGGAATTAATGGATTGGTTAATTATCAAAAGGCTACCAAGGAAGATGTTTTAGAATCTATATTTAGTTATAAAAAAGCAATAAATACAATTGTTGATGTCTTGACAGAGAATAAAACAGAGTACCTAATTGACAATATTAGTTATATTGGGAATAGTGGCATAGCTTTTAAGGTATTGAATAGAAAGTATGAGATTTTAAAAGAACTGAATTGTGGAAATGAGATTTATATTTCTGATGGAGAAACATGCTTTACTATTTTGGATACATTAGGTGAAAATTGCTATGCACTAGATTACAGAATCGACAAAACATCCATTAAAAACGCTATAGATGGGTTTATTCTACATAATAAATAAAAACAAGTTGTAATCTGAAAAATATGATTCTCAAAACCCTTGAAAAATAAGGATTTTATAAATCAAAAAGCACAAGAATTTTCGATTTCTTGCGAGGAGGTGAAATCTTGGAGAAAGTAATTAAATATAGATGTTCTGAATGTGGAAAATTATTTGATACACCTGAAGAGGCTTTAGCTTGTGAAACAAGACACAAAAGAATTGAGAGAGCTAATGTGATGCTTAGGTATGGATATACATTAAAACAAATCAATGACGAGTGTGAGATTTGGGATTCTATACCAAAACATTTGGAGAATGTAAATACGGACAACTGTTTCAAAATCAGCTACTGGCAATGTTGTCAGCACCCTGCTTATAGAATTACTCGTATCTGTTTTGATGGAGAGGTAAATGTAAGAGGTTGTGGTTCGTGGAGTGGATATTATGGCGATCATCTTAAATTAAGCAGCAGTGACTTAATGAATCCAAGACCAAAGGAAGAGTTATTTATAGATAGTAGATATACAGACAAATGGTGATTATAAAGGAGAATATAATTATAGAAAGAGAGGTATATATATGCCAGTACATGATGATTTAGGTGTTAGGATGAAAACATTTTATGAGCAGATTCCTAAGACAAAATTAATGAGAAGGTGTCCAGTTGCTATCAGAATTGATGGAAAAGCGTTTCATACATTCACAAGAGGATTCCAGAAACCGTTTGATGAAGTGTTAATTAAGTCAATGCAGGAAACAATGAAATACTTATGTGAGAATATTCAGGGCTGTGTTCTTGGTTACACGCAGTCAGATGAGATTACATTAATTCTTATTGATTATAAGAAGCTCACATCTTCAGCATGGTTTGATTATGAAGTGCAGAAAATTTGTAGTATTACAGCAAGTATGGCTACGATGGCATTTAACAAATTCTTTTTTGAAAATTCCAAAAGATATATGGATAAATATGGCTACCCTAAAGAGACAATGATAAAGTATGGAGACAAAATGCTAACGTATGTTAAAGCGGTTAATAAAGGTGCGATGTTTGATGCTCGCTGCTTTAACATTCCGAAGGAGGAAGTGACAAATCTCATATATTGGAGACAATTAGACGCTTCTCGTAATTCAATTCAGATGGTAGGTCAAACCAATTTCTCACATAAAGAATTACAGAATAAATCATGCAATGATATCCAGGATATGCTTATGACTCAGAAAGGTATTAACTGGAATGATTTACCGACTTATCAGAAGAGAGGAAGCTGCTGCGTAAAAATGTATCAGACTGTTAATGGTGTTTTTGAAAGTCATGCAGAAGATGAATTAGTCGAAAATGGCAGGACATATTGGAGTATTGATACAAATATCCCTATTTTCAAGGGCGAAGGTAGAGAATATATTGATAGATTAGTTTTTGTTGGTGAAGAGTAAATGAAAAAGGAGAATATATAGATGAGTAATTTAAAGCAAAAATTAACAAAAGGTGGCGCAACAGCAGTTATTGTCATTACAATTTTAGCTGTTTGCTATGGACTTAGTTGGATTGTTACATGTGGAATAATCAAGCTTATTACAATGTGCTTTGGATTAACATTTAAGTGGTCTATTGCAACTGGTATTTGGCTGATTATCTGCATTTTAAGGTCAGTTTTCAATGTAACAGTGAAGAAATAGAGTCGAAGTAAACTGACATTTCTTAAGGAGGTAGATTATGAAATATAACATTAAAACAGTAAGAACATTAGTAACAGATAATAAGAAAAACTTTAGAGTTGGTGAAGATATTGCATTTACGTTATTCAATAAAGTAACAAATCATCACGACCGCTACATAGGAAATATTGTAGAAATGACAGACACTTCTATTAAAATTTCTAATATTGAAATTGGTAGATGTCATGAAGATGGCGAAATGATTATTGACTTAGAAAATATTGAATCCAATAGCTGTAATTATGTGTATTGTGATTAGAACGGAGAATATATAGTTGGAGGTGAAAAATTATAGAATACGATTTTGAAGGAAAAGAAAATGCTATTACGGCAGAACATTTAAGAAATGGTCAAACTTGTAAAGTAGTTGGATTTGGTCAGTCAATGACACCAATACTTAAATCAGGTCAACCAGTAATTTGTAAGCCTGTGACAGAAGATACAAAGTTAAAAAAGAATGACATTGTACTCTGTAAGGTTAAAGGTAATTATTATTTACATAAAATTTCAGCAATCAAAAATGGTGTCAGTTACCAGATTTCAAATAATCATGGTCATGTCAATGGCACAATTACAAGAAGCAATATCTTTGGTATTGTTGTTGAAATTCTCTAAGATTCATTCGAATCACAATTTCCAATAAAAACAAAAATTGAATAGAGAATAAGTAAGTGAGGTAACACAATGGTTATTTATAGACCACATAGAGGTGGATTAAAAGAAGCTATGGCAGAAGCTAAAGAATTTAATTCTATAGATGAAATGAAACAATATATTTGTGATAAACACAATAGATCAATTCCTTGGTTTCAAATTAAACCAACTGATATTTATATTCAGGATACAGAAAGTTCAGATGAAAGAATTAAATGGCATAACTTATTCTATCTTTTATATGAAAGAGCAAGCAAAATTAGTGATGTAAAAGGATTTTGCAGATATATGGGTATTTCAGAAGACGATCCTAATCTTCCAGATGACGATAGAGATGTTTATTTCTTGGAAGATAAACCAATGGGTGTTATTGGTATGTGTTCAACAGATTATGAAAGAGAGAATAATTAAATGAGTAGATGAACTCACTGTTTCCTGTGGATTTCGAGGAGGTGAGAATATGAAGTGTCCTAATTGTGATCAAGAAATGGACAATAAAACCTATTGTAAAATGGAAGGGTTTTATCATTGGGAAGATGAAGAGATTTATTATCAGAAAGTTGAACATGAAAAATTTGTTTGTAAGTCATGTAAAATTACATATTTGGATGGTGAATGGAAGATTCCTGAGAAATATAATCCAACAGAAAAACAGGAAAAGACAATATTATTCATCAACAATCACTTAGATATGGATATTCAACCTCTTACGAAACATCAATGTTGGTTAGATATTGGCAAGTATTTTGAAAGAGCTAAAAGAACTCCATTACATGATGACCAATATTATATTGATATGCAAGAGTATTATGGTATGGATGAAAGTGATTTTTGCTAAATCATCCTATTCTTAGATCATATCTAATCAGTCTTGAACAATTCAGTTCAAAAATTCCAAAAACAAGATGTCTCGAAAATTATATAAAAATCGAGACAAAACAAGAAAATAAATAAATGCGGAAAACATTTGTATGGGTGGAAGAACAGCATACCCTTGGGTTTTTACACTCAAAAATCACTGTTGAAGATAGATTTTTACATAAATTTATTTTCTGTGTTCCGTCCATTTGGGCGTTTAGATAGATTGTTTTATTAACAATATTTACATAAATTTTTTAATTTTAAGGAGGACATTTTTAAATGGCAGAGACAACAACAAAGGAAACAAATTTAAGACAGGCAAATGCAAAGGCAACAGCAGTGGGTGTAGTTAGTGAGAAGGATCTGAAGATTGTAACAGAGGATGGAAAGAATAAGGTAACAGGTCATATTACAGTCAAGACTTCTGATGTGAATTTCGTTAAGTACAACGTCAATGTAAATGAGAAGACTAAGGCAGGTGCTGATAACAAGACTTATGCAGGTATTCAGACAGTAATGAATGAGTACAAGTCTATTGCAGAAGTTGGTGAGGAAGAGGCTACAAAGGTTAGAGTAACTGGTGATATCAGCCCATTTACAGGTAAGAATGGTGAGAAGATTGTATCTTACAAGAGCAATTTCTTCAATAGATTAAAGGCTGACGAGGATTATGAGCCACACGCAGAGTTCGCAGTTGAGGTATTCATTTCTGGTATCAATCCTGAGCTTGATGCTGATGGTGTTGAGACAGGAAGAATCGTAGTAAGCGGATGGATGCCTACATATAACGGAATTGAGCCAATCGACCTTGTGGCAGAGGGTGAAGTAGGACAGGCTGTTGATTCAGGATTCGAGGTAGGACAGACAGTAGAATTCTACGGAGACATTATTAATAACAGAATTGAGACTGTAACAGAGATTCCAGTTAAGATTGGTAAGCCAAGAAAGAAGGTATCTGTAGAGATTAAGAGTGATCTTCTTATCACAGGTGCTTCTGAAGCATATGAGGAAGGTATTACACCAGAGCTTCCATATGTCGCTGAAACAATTCAGGCTGCAATTCAGGAGAGAGCAAATCGTCTTGAGGAAGCAAAAGCTAAAGCTCAGAGTGGTGCAAAGGCATCTACTGCAAAGCCAAGCGGTGCAGCACACGGTAGAAGTTTAGGTTTCTAATCTAACTTTGTTGTAGGTACGAATGAAATAGTTTGAAATATGTACCATTTTTATTAAGAAAATATTTTTGGAAATAAAGGAGAATTACATGAACGAATTAGATATTTTTAATCCACAGGTCAGCACAGTAGCAAAAGGTTTAGAGGGCAAGGTTATTCTTGTCTATGGTGGAAATAACTTAGGAAAGACTAAACAGGCAACTCGTATGAAGAAGCCATTCTATCTTCCATTCGAGGCAGGTCTTAATGCCATTCCTGGTGTTCCATATTGTCCTATTACAAAGTGGTCTGACTTTATTAAGATTAACAAGCAGCTTACAGATCCTGCAACAGTAGAGAAGGCAAGAGAAATGTATTCAACAATTATCTTTGATGAGATTGAAGCGGCTGCAAATTACTGTCAGGAATTTATTTGTCAGAAGTATAAAGCTCCTTCAATCGGAGAAGGAAACGGTGGATATGGACTTTGGAAAGAGTATGAGACTGAGTTCTGGAAGCAGATTAACAAGTTACTTGGTGCTGGATATTGCTGTTACTTTATTGCACATGCACAGGAGAAGGATGGATACATTTCACCAAAGGCTGATAAGAGAGCGTTAGCACCTATCATCAATAATACAGACTTATGTGTTTATGTTCGTTCTAACGGTGTTGATAAAGATGGTAAGGTTGTTAAGTCTTCTGGTTTCTTAGCACAGACAGATGAGTTCTTTGCTCGTTCTCGTTTCGACTATCTTCCTACTACTTATATTGAGGAGTTCACTGCTGAAGCTCTTGAAGATGTAATTATTAAGGCTATTGAGATTCAGGAGAGAGAAGAGGGAATCACAGCAGTTACATATGAGGAGCAGAAAGCACAGAGAACAGTTGATGTTAAATCATATGATGATCTTATGGACGAGTTACAGAAACTTGGAGAGAAGCTTGCTGACAATGGATATCTTGAGGATTTACAGACAATCGTTGCAAATCAGTTAGGCGAAGGTAAGAAGGCTAGTGATCTGAAGAAAGGTCAGGAACAGCTTATTGAAGCAATCATTTATGATATTGAGAGTTTCATTGAGGAGAATAACTTATAAGAGGTTGATACATGGCAGCTCGAAGAAAATGCGTAATATGCAATGAGCCAATTGTAGATGAGGATGGCGTTCCATACAAGGGACGCTATGCTCATAAAAAATGTTTTAATATTGCAATCAAGACATTGCAGAAAGACAAAACTGAACAGATAGATAAAGTTGCTACAAAGAAAAAAGTCGGTAGAAAGGCTAGACCTCAAGCTGAATTGAAAGAAGCATTGTCCGAAGAGGAATATGCAAAAAAGCAACAGTATTATAAGTATTTAAGAAGTCTCATCGAAGGAGAAGAATTAAGTACAAAAGTATATGCCCTAACAGAAGATTATATCAAGCGTTATGGATTTACATATGAAAGCATGTATAAGACTCTGGTTTATCTGCATGAAATCATTGAAAAGGATTTAACTGGTGATGTAATTGGTATTGTTCCATATTATCACACAGAAGCAATGCAGTATTATGAGTCGGTTGATAAACTGGAAGAACATAATGAAAGTATGGATATTTCAAATATGTACAAAGAAAAGACCATTATCGTTCAACCTAAAAGGAGAAAAATAAAACAGATTGATATTCAGTCAATTGGGAAAGAGGTGAAATAATGGCACACGAAGGACTTGTAGATAAAAGAGCATATTTGAATACGATTGGTTGTTTAATACAAGATTCTTCTTTAATAGATGATATTGATAGACCATTAGATAGAACTGATTTTAATACAGAGAACTTCTATGAATTGCTATTTGTTGCAATTTACAATCTACATATGCAAGGTTGCACCACAATTGATGAATTTAGTATAGATTCATATCTAAGCAATTATAAAGAACAGTATTCAATTTTTCAGGAGAATCAAGGTATAGAATATCTTTCAAATGCGAGAGATATGGCTACCATTGAGAACTATGATTATTATTATCACAGATTAAGAAAATACGCATTGCTTAGATATTATGAGCAAAAAGGTCTTGATACAAGATTTATTTTTGACAGTACCATTGCAGATACTTCAAAGATGGAAGCGGAACAAATTAAGTTTGACAATTATACCGAACAAGACATTATTGAAATGGTTGAAGCAACATTTGTTATTAATCCCAATATGAAATATTGTACTAATACACTAAGCACAGATGTTCAAGCTGGTGACGGTATGACAGATTTGGTAAATGAATTGATGGAAGTTCCTGATGTTGGTTTGGCTTTGAATAATGAAGGATTGAACACTGTATCAAGAGGTGCGAGATTAGGATGTTTATTTATGAGATCGTGTCCTCAAGGTGGTGGTAAAACTCGTATGGCTGCTGGTGATGCTTGCAAAATTGCAGTTCCGTATTTTTATGATGTTGTATCAAAGCAGTATGTGTATACAGGAAATTGTGAGCCAACTACTATTTTCTCGACTGAGATGCCAGTAGATGAGATACAGACATTGTTAATTGCAGCCGTTAGTAAAGTAAATGAGGAACATATTCTATATGGTACATATGAGCAAGGAGAATTAGAAAGAGTTCAACAAGCCATTTCTTATATCGAATCTAGTCCATTATATATCGTGCATATTCCTGATTTTTCCATTGAAGATATTAAAAACCAGATAAAGAAATATAATAGAGAATTTTCTGTTAGATATTTTTTCTTCGACTATATTCATACTTCATTACGTTTGATGGCAGAAGTAAATAGTAAATCTGGAATGGGATTGAAAGAGCATCAGTTATTATTGGTATTTGCAACCGAATTAAAGACAATCGCTCAACAGTTGGATGTGTTTATTTATACTGCTTCTCAGTTAAATGGTGAAGCACAAAATGCACAGTATAAGGATCAGAACTTGTTAGCTGGTTCAAAGGCATTAGCGAATAAATTGGATATGGGTGTTATCTCAATGGCTCCCACCAAAGCAGAGAAAAAGAAAATTGAATCAGTGTTACATAAAATGGTTAATATGCCTGTACCTAATATGTGTCATTGGGTATATAAAGTCAGACGAGGAAGATTAACACGAATCATTATTTGGACAAAAATTGATTTGGGTACTATGACAGAACAGTGTTTGTTTGTAACGAATTATGATTTTGAGTTAATTGATATGGATTTTACAAAGATTGAGCAGGTAGAAGAGAAGATTAAGGAACATTCTGTATTGCTATCTCAAGTACCTGATAATCCGATTGATGAAGAACAAGAAGAAGAACCAACTGATAAGAAGAGTTGGGGAAATTGGTAAGTGAGGTGAGGGTATGTATTTAGACAAGGATGCAATTCTTAACTCACTTACTAAGGAAGATATAATAAAAATTGTTACTTATTTTGGTTCTAGTTATCCAAAAACAGATAGTAATGGCGATTTAATATTCCAGTCGGTATGTCACGGATCAGATTCGTGGAAATTATATTATTATCACGAACCAAACGAGGATAAAGGGTACAAAGGAAGAACTTTTCATTGTTACTCTAAATGTTCAGATAGTTTTAACGTTGTTGAATTAGTAATTAGAGCCAATAGAGTTAAAGGAAAGACAGTTACATGGTATAAAGCGTTACATTTTATTGGGCAACTTACAGGAAAGTTAGCTGTTACAAGTGCTGATGAGATTGAGAAAGAAAAGAATCGTATTAATGATTTTGAATGGATTAATCGTTTGAAGTCAGTAAAAAAGAATAGACGTGAAGTACCTACATTGTCTGAAATTAGTGAAAATATCTTAGACACATTCTACTATGCACCTCATGAAGATTGGTTAAATGACAACATTTCTCGTGAAGCTTTGAGCAGATATGAGATTGGTTATTATGGATTGACCAATCAAATCGTAATTCCACATCGAGACAAAGACAATCGGTTGATTGGAATTAGAGGTCGTTACCTTGATGAATCTGATATTGAAAGAGTAGGAAAGTATGTTCCGCTTCAAATAAGTGGGAAGTTTCTTAGTCATCAATTAGGTTCAAATCTATACGGAATCAATGTTACCCAAAACAAAATTAAATCAATACGAAAAGCAATGCTGCTTGAATCAGAAAAAGGATGTATGCAAAATTATTCGTACTTTGGAGAAGATTCATTTGCAGTAGCAACTTGCGGAAGTAATATTACTGTCACTCAGCAAAAATTATTATTGCAATATCTCAAATGTGAAGAAGTGATTGTGGCTTTTGATAGAGAATACCAGGATGCACATTCTTTTGAGGCAGAGATTTATTATAACAAGCTTGTAAAAAAAGTAGCAGGATTAGTGCCATATTGCAAAGTTTGTTTGTTGTTAGACAGTGAGAATAGATTGCCTTATAAAGCCAGTCCTACAGATATGGGAAAAGAAACATTGTTGGAATTATTAGACGAGAAGATTGTTATCACAATGGATGAAGTTAATAGAGTGTTGAAAGAATCAAAGAAGGAGAAGTAATTGCAAGAATTAAAAGATAGAGTAAGACCTGTAACTGATAAGGACAAAGGTTTACCTACATTTTCATATAGTAAAATTGAGGTTTTTAAAAACTGTCCTCTTCAGTATAAGTTTAAATATATGGATAAGAAGTATTCACAGGATACTTCAATTGCACTTGAGTTGGGTAGTCTGTGCCATTATGTTTTGGAACAGAAGGGCAGGATGATTGCTTCTGGTCAAGCGGTAGATTATGACAAGTTAAATAATATTCTACAGAATGGAGTGACCGAAACAGACGAAAAAACAAAAGAAGAATTATTAGGTGTAGCACAGTTAAGAAGAAAATATTTTGAAGTATGGCACGAAGCTGATAATGCGAGTGGTGCTTCATATGAAGGAAAAATAAAACTATTTGATAAAGTGTTACATGAAGAAATGGAAGATACTACTTGGCAGCCCACATATTTTGAAAAACCTTTTGAATTTGTATGGGATAACAAAGTTATTTTAAAAGGTTTTATTGACCGAATTGATGTAAAAGATGGTCAGTATAGAACGGTTGATTATAAGACTTCCAAGAAAATATACGATCAGAGTAAATTGGCAACTTCATTGCAGTTTGGAATTTATGCTCTGGCAATTTTAAATGAATTTGGTGAGCTGCCCATTGAATCGCAGTATAGATTCATCCTTATAGATGATGAACAATATGCTCTTACAAAAGGATGGGAAAAACGTTTAATCAAAGCACTTGATAAAGTGTTTGGTGATATTGAAGCAAGTGAGAATAAAAATCTGTTTATTCCGAAACCATCACCTCTTTGTTACTACTGTAACTTCTGTTTAAATAATCCGGACGCTTCTATCTATAAAAACGACTGTGAATATTTTTCTTTGTGGACTCCAAACGATAGAAAAAATTTTAGTGTGAATAAAAAATGGAATGCTTTAGAGAATCAAATGAAAAAACAATCAAGAAAGTTGGTGTTTTAAATAGGACGTAAAGCAATGAATTTATTGGGCAAAAAATTCGGAAGGTTACAAGTTTTGCGAAAAGTACCTTCTCATAATAATTCTAAAAGTATTTATTGGTTATGTAAATGCGATTGCGGAAAAGAAGTAGAGGTTAGAGGATCTGCTCTAACTTCAGGTCATACAAAATCGTGTGGTTGTTATTTGAGTGACAGAATTATAGAGAATAATTATAAGCATGGTGGTTATGGTACTCGTTTATACCATATTTGGTGTGGGATGAAGAAACGTTGCTATGATTGCACTGATAAAGATTATAAAAACTATGGTGAAAGAGGAATTAAAATCTGCAACGAATGGCTAGATGATTTTGAAATATTTCAAAAATGGACTTTAAATAATGGTTATCAAGAGGATTTAACCATAGATAGAATTAATGTTAATGGGAATTACGAGCCTAGTAATTGTAGATGGGCAACTACGATTGAGCAAAGCAACAATAAGAGAAACAATAAATTAATTACTATAGCAAATCGAACGATGACAATGACTATGTGGGCTAAAGAAAGAAACATCAATAAAAATACAGTGCAAAGTCGATTGCGTTCGGGCTGGACAGAATTAGAAGCATTAGAATTTGTAGAAAGGAAAAAGAAATGACAGAAGAAAAGTTGAAAATGATTGAGCCTATTTATGACTCGTTTGAAAATGAAGATATTAAAGATTTCTGTAAACTCTTGGTGTCAGAACTTCCTTTGTATTGGTGGGAAGTGCCTGCCTCGTCTACAGGCAAGTACCATCCTGCATATGCATTAGGCGATGGTGGATTGATGAGACACAGTATTGCAGTTGTACGATTCCTTAATTGGTTTTTCAGTCTTGAACAATATCAGAACAAATTCACTGACAGAGAAAGAGATTTATTAAGATGTGCTGGTTTAGTACATGATGGCAGAAAATCAGGTGCAAGTGATGATGTAAAGGAAGTGTTTACAGTATTTGATCATCCGTTGTTAATGGCAGAAGCAGTTAGAAAACACAAAGAAGATGCAATTATTTCAGATAAAGAAATTGAGCTGATTGCTAATGCGATTGAATCTCATATGGGGCAGTTTAATACCTCAAACAAACCAAAAGATGCTGGAATTGTGCTTCCAAAACCATCAAATAAATATCAGGAGATTGTTCATTTGGCTGATTATCTTGCTTCACGAAAGCCGTTAGACATGGAGTTTGATGAGTGGAAGAAACCTGAGTTACCACCTTTAGATACTTATGTGTTAAATTTTGGCAAGTATAAGGATGAACGTCTTGTGGAAGTAGCACAAAAGGATAAAGGATACATTGATTGGTTGAAAGAGAATTATGGAAGAGAACCAGTCAGAAGTTTATTAAAACAGTTATAAGAGGAGGGTTTGAGTGAGTTTTTTTGGAGTACATAACCATAGTGCAGAAGGAAGTAATTTAAGACTTCGAGATTCTATAAATAAAGTGCCTGAAATGATTGAGTATGCTCACTCATTAGGTCATGCTGGTATTTGCTTTACGGAACATGAATCTATTACTTCCTCTTTAGATGCACTTAAATACTATGATAGTCACAAGAATTTAGAAGGATGGGAGAATTTTAAAGTTGTTCTTGGTAATGAGATATATTTGTGTACAGAAGATGTAACTGCCGAGAATAAATTTAATAATAGATATCCTCATTTTATTTTAGTCGCATTAAATGCTCATGGGCATCAAGGCATTAGAGAATTAAGTACAAAAGCTTGGACTAAGAACTCTTTTATACATGTCATGATGCGAGTTCCTACCTATTATAGTGATCTTGAAGAAATGATGGCAAACTATAAAGGAGATATTGTCGGAAGTTCGGCTTGTCTTGGAGGAGCTTTACCACACAGACTTTTACAATTTCAGGATTTAGAAAGAGCAAATCCAAGAGAATATGAAAAAATATGGCAATCTTGTAAAGATTGGATTGCATATATGAATGAGATATTTGGTGAAGGATACTTCTTTTTAGAGTTGCAACCTTCTCATATGATGGAGCAAATCTATGTCAATCATAAATTAATTCAATTATCAGAAGAAACAGGAACACCATATATTATTACAACGGATGCACACTATCTTAAAAAAGAAGATAGACAGATACATAAAATCTTTTTGGAGTCTCAAGAGGGCGATAGAGAAGTAGACGATTTTTATTCTACCACTTATATCATGAGTGAAGAAGAAATTCATGAATATATGGACGAATACTATGGTCACGATGTAGTCCAAAAAGGATTAGATAATACAATGCTTATATATGAAAAAGCAGAGTATTATAAACTCACAAAAGACCTTGATATTCCGTATATTCCATTAAATACTTCTGAACCAAACAAAGAGTTATATGAAAAGTTTAAGAATCAAATCCCTTTATTAAGTGAGTTTTATCATTCTGAATACGATTGTGATAGGCATTTAGTAAGAGATATTGTTGCTTATATTGACACAGATCCTTATTACCAAACAGACGAAGCTTATGAAAAAATAAACGAATGTCTTCATTATATAAAGGATTCATCCGAAAAAATGAAGGTTCGTTGGTCTAAATATCTTCTTCAGATTGCTATTGATGTACAGATTGCTTGGAGTGCAGGTACATTAGTAGGGGCTGGTCGAGGTTCTGGTGTAGGTTTCTGTCTATTAAATATTCTTGGTATCACACAGATTAATCCATTAAGAGAAAAAACAAAGACATATCCTTGGAGGTCAACATTAAAGGCTTCCTAATCATGGTGACATGATTATAAAAAATTTCGTGAACGTTTGGTCAACGGTGTACAGCTTACGCATCAGGAGTTATAGGAAATGATAACTAGAAGTTGTGCTAACAGGGAAGCCTAAGTCAGAGATGATATGGTAATCCTGTGCCAAGCCTATTATATAGGAAGGTGCAACGACTATCCTTTATGGAGTAGGGTAGAAAATGACTACTGCTCGAAGTGCGAAAATTCTTTATTATCAACTGTAATATGACAATATTATGGGACGAATTTATAAAATTACAAACGATATTAACAATAAAATATATATAGGACAAACCATAAAAACATTAACAAAACGATGGCAACAGCATAAATGTAACTCAACAAAAGAATATTTTAAGCAAATTGTATTATATAAAGCATTTAAAAAATATGGGATAGAACATTTTCACATAGAAGAAATAGAAGAAGTTGAAAATGATTTGTTGGATGAGAGAGAAAAATATTGGATTAGATGCTATGATTCTTATAATCAAGGATACAATTCAACAATAGGTGGAAGAGAAATTGCTTTATATGATTTTGATGAAGATCAGATAATTCAAGATTATTATAGGTTAAAAACTGCTAGAAAAGTGGCTTTAAAATATGGCGTAGATCATAATACCATAGATAGAATTTTAAATGAGCATGGAATTAAACGTTATAGTCAAAGAATATACAATGGACAGAATATATTAGCTCGAAAAGATGATATAACATTACATTTTGACTCCGTTTCAAGTTGTGCTGATTATTTAATTAACAACAATATAACCAAGTCAAAAACTTTTCAAACAGTAAAACAGTGGGTGTCAGATGTTGCAAATGGAAGAAAGGAAAGTTATTACGGTTGGAAATTTAGTAAAGAATAAGATATAGTCTTCCCCATTAGAAATAATGGACAAGGAGTTTTAAATCCAGAACGTGCTTCTGTTTTGGATATTGATATTGATATATGTGGTTCAAAGCGTGAAGCAGTTATTCAGGCTATGAAAGATACATATGGAGAAGATAGAGTTAGTAAGGTTATGACATTATCAACTGAAAAGAGTAGAAGTGCTATCTTAACAGCAGCTCGTGGTTTAAAGATTGATAATGATATAGCTCAGTATATTAGTTCATTGATTGTAGCTGATAGAGGTCAATTAAGAACTTTATCACAAATGTATTATGGTGATGATGATAACCCACCTGTACAAGAATTTGTTACAGAAATGAATAAATATCCTGAATTATGGGAAGCTGCACAGAAGATAGAAGGACTTGTCAATGGTGTAGGTTCACATGCAGGTGGAATTATCTTGGTTGATAGACCATTTACAGATACAACAGCACTTATGAAAACAAATTCAGGTGATGTTATTACTCAGTTTGATTTGCATATGTGTGAAGATTGTTCTCTTATTAAGGTCGATCTGCTTTGTATTGATGCTTTGGATAAAATGCAAGCAGAGTTGGAACTGCTTTTGGAGAATAATGTAATAGAGTGGCAAGGTTCATTGAAAGCTACTTATGAAAAATATATTGGCGTATATACTTTGGAACGTAATGCTAAAGATATGTGGGAAATGCTTTGGAATCACAAAGTAATGTCATTCTTTCAGATGGAGAAAGAGAGTGGCGTACAGGCGGTTGCATTAGCAAAACCTGCTTCTGTCGATGAATTAGCAACCATTAACTCAGTATTGCGACTTATGGCACAGGAAAAAGGTGCTGAAACACCATTACAGAAATATGCTCGTTTTAGAGAAAATATCCAGTATTGGTATGATGAAATGACAGAATATGGTCTGACACAAGAAGAACAAGATATTCTGAAAGATATTATTGGAGTATCATTTGGTATCTGTGAAGCCCAGGAGTATTTGGTACTTTTGACAATGCATCCGAAGATTGGTGGTTTCTCACTAGCTTGGGGTGATAGATTAAGAAAAGCGGTTGCAAAGAAGAAACCAAAAGAGTTCTTGCAATTACAAGAAGAGTTCTTTGCTAATGCGAAAGAGAAGAATTTATCAAAGAATTTAACGAACTATGTGTGGAATGTGCTTATTTGCACCCAGCGAGGGTATGGATTCAATAAAAGTCATACACTAGCCTACTCGATTATAGGTCTTCAAGAGCTGAATTTGTGCTATAAATACAGCCCGATTTACTGGCAGACAGCGAATTTAATTGTAGATTCTGGCGCAGTAGATGAAAATGCAGGTGATTCTACCAATTATGGAAAGATGGCAATAGCAATAGCGGCTGTTCAAAAAGAGAATGTTAAAGTAGAACTTCCACTTATTAACTCAGCAGACTTTGGTTTTAAAGCAGATGTTGAGAACACTCGTATCATTTTTGGACTAAAGGGTATCAATGGTATAGGCGATGATATTGTACAAGCAATTATTCAGAACAGACCATTTAATTCTATGGAAGATTTCGCTCGTAAAATGCTTGATACAAAGCTTATTACCAAGTCAAAAATGGTTCAATTAATTAAAGCTGGTTGCTTTACAGAATTGCACTCATCGGATAGAAAAGAAACAATGCGTTGGTATTTAAAAAACTATGCTTTTACTCCAAGTGACAAGATTACAATGCAACAGTTCGCAAAAATGACAGAATTGGGTATTATTCCTGAATCATTAGATTTAGCAAAACGTATGGTTAATTTCAAAAAATATGTTTTAGATGATGAAGGATTGTATGAAAAGCATATAGATGAAGGAAAGAAAGTACCAAAAAGAGGATATCATGATGGTTATTATATTCTCGACAACAATTCTCAGCCTTTCTTCAAGGAACATTTCACAGAAGACTCAGTAGTTAAAATAAAAGGAGAATATTATATCGTATCAGAAAAATTGTTTACTAAAGAGGTTGATAAATACATTCAGCCATTAAAGGATTGGTTTGACAATACTGATACATTAAATCTCTATAATGAAGCTTTATTTAAAACTGTTTGGAATCAATATGCTGATGGTACATTACCTTCTTGGTCTATGCAAGCATTAAGTTTCTATGATGGTGAGCATGAATTGGAGAATATTAATGAAGAACTATATGGCATAGTTAATTTCTTCGATTTACCAGAAGAACCAGAACCTTACGATTATTACACTCGCTATATTGATGGTTCACCAAAGAAAATGCCTAAATTTAAGATTTCAAGAATAGCAGGAACAGTTATCAATGCTGACAATTTGCATTGTATGGTTACACTTCTTACAAAGTATGGTGCAGTACATGTGAAGTTTAATAAAGGTCACTATGCATTTTATAATAAACAAATTTCAGCAAAGCTTGATCCGAATAGTGATAAGAAGACTGTACTTGAAAGAAGCTGGTTAAGTAGAGGTTCAAAGATTGTTGTAGCAGGAATCAGAAGAGACGATAGTTTCAGACCAATGATTTACAAAGACACAATTTACCAGCACACAGTAAACAAAGTGCAAGAGATACATTCAGATGGCACATTGCTACTTCAATCTGAAAGAACAAAAGCTGATTAAAAGGAAAGTGAGGACTAATGGCATCAGAAAATAGAATAAAAATTATATGTAGTGTAGAGACAATACGATTTTATAAAAATGAATTTGGAATTGCTGTTGTCTCAGTAGATAGGGTCAAAGAGGGTAAACCTAAGACTGACAAATTCAATCAAATCATAATCAAAGGTACAATGCCACAGTTGGTTGAAGGTAATCCATATGTATTAGTGGCAGATTATGTAGAAGATCCCAAATGGGGAGGACAATACAATATCATATCAATCTATAGTGCCATTACCTTTAATGAGAATGACAAAGTTGGACAGAAGAAATTCTTGTCCACTTTGTTCACCCCACTTCAGATTGAAAATATGTATGATGCATTGGATGATCCGTTTGATTCTTTGAAGAATAACAAAGCAGAAGATTTAGTAAAGGTCAGAGGTTGTGGATTAGACACGGCTGCACGATGGATTGAAAGATTTAATCGGAATATCCATTTAGCAAAAATCTTCTCAGAGTTGGAGCGGTATAACCTTACGAACAATATGGTAAATAGATTAATGGAACGATATAACTCACCTGATTTAGTTGTTGAAAAGGTTAAAAACAATCCATATATCTTATGTAATGAAGTAAAAGGTATCGGTTGGAAAACAGCAGATAAAATAGCACTTGATAGTGGAATGGAAGAATTTTGTTCTCAACGTATTAGTGCTTTTATCTATAAATATCTTGAAGATTCTGGTCAGAATGGTTGTTCATGGATTACACCTGATGAGTTAATGGGGGCAATTATTGATGAACTTGGCGAAGATGTTCCCGATATGAATATTACAGAAGCAATTCATGATATGGGTGATGAGCTATGGTGGAATGAAGATAAGACACAGATTGGTCTTAGAAAATTCTACAATATTGAAGATAAAATTGCCAAAGAATTAATCCGATTAAGAGATGCAAAATCAGAGATTACATATGGCAATTGGGAAGATACAATCAAGCATGTCGAGCATAAGAATGGTTGGCAGTTTACGGAAGAACAGCGAATGGGTGTAAAAGAAGCACTTGAAAACAATGTAGTTGTTATTCATGGTGAAGCTGGAACAGGTAAGAGTTCATCCGTGTCTGCTTTCCTTGAAGCATTGAAAGATTATGTATATGTACAATGTGCTTTATCTGGTCGTGCAAGTTCTCGAATGGCTGAAATCACAGGAGAAGAAGGATATACAATTCATAGATTGCTTAAATATCCTTGTACTGATGATGGGGGGAAGAATGGTTTTACATATCATGATGAAAACCCGTTGGATGTTGACATTGTAATCGTAGATGAGATTTCAATGGTTGATGCTTATCTTTTCTATTATCTTTTAAGAGCAATCCCTTCAGGCGCAAAGCTTATCTGTCTTGGAGATATGGGACAGTTAGAGTCAATTGGGTGTGGCAACATTGCGTTTGATATGATCAATTCTCCTGAGATTCCTACGGTATATCTTAGTCAAGTACATAGACAAGCAGCAGCATCAGCCATTGTTACAGAAGCAAGACGTATTCGTAAAGGAATACAGATTGTAGAAAAAGACTGGGTTGGTACAGAGACAAGGGGAGAATTGCAGGATTTATCATTAGATTGTTATTCAGATAAGAGTAATACTTTCTATAAAATAATGCAGAGATTTTCAGAAGCAATGAACACAGAGAACTTCAATGTTATGGAAACTCAGATACTTGTTCCCGTTAAAAAACAAGGTGATGCTTGCACTTATAACATCAATAATACGATTCAGGATTTATATAATCCAGAAAACGACAATAAAGAACAGATTGAGGTTGTATCACAGGGCAAAGTAACAATTCTTCGAGAAGGAGACAAAGTTATCAATACACAGAATACATACAAAACCAATCCACCTATCTTTAATGGTAATCTTGGTATTATTAAAAAGGTATTTCCAGAAGATAAAGCAGTGCTTATTTCATTTATGGGTATTGGAGAGGTATACGTAGAAGGAGCACAAGTTAATAGTATTGAACTTGGTTATGCGATTACAGTTCACAAGTCTCAAGGTTCTCAGTTCGATCATGTTATTTTCGGCATTGATTTTTCATCATATTCCCTGTTAACAAGAGAATTATTATATACAGGAATTACAAGAGCAAAGAAAAAATGTGATTTGGTTGCTCAAACTGGTGCTTTGAGAATGGCTATCAGTAAAGAGGGCGTAAGTAAGAAACAGACTCACTTACAGCAGTGTTTATATGACACAGCTCATCCCAAATTGGTATTTTAAGAGAATAATACAATAGAGGATTTCTGGAATGCCCATAAATAGGGCGTTTCAGAGACTCAAAAAGCCAAGGAAAGACGGATTTTAAGTTTTTAATATACAATATATAGCGATTAAAATAAATAATAATCACTATATATTGTATATAATTATATAAATTATTCAGACTATATAAAATCAAAGTTTCAGTGAAGCGTCAAATAGACGTCACGCAACTTTTAATAAATAACTCACCATATGGAGTAAGCTCAACAATTCCTTTAACAATTTTAATGTCAACTGCTCGTGGAATATTATTGACTTTAAAATCTTCTTGAAGTTGTTTATATAATTTTGTATACTCAAAATCTTTATAATTATCCGCTTTGACTTTAGTATTAAAATCTATATTTACTAATCCAAGTCTTTTCAACGAAGATATTGAAATTGATTGAAGAACTAAATCGTGTTCACAAGTATTTGATAAGAAAATATTCCTGTAATAATCCTCAAACGAAGCATCTCTAAAATATACTCTATAATTACATATAGGATAATATGATTTTTGAGAAAAAATACATATATTTTTTGCATCAAGAGGAGTCATCTGTTTAATTATCTCTGAAAAAGACGGATGAACAAAATTGCAAAAATCCTTATTCATAGAGGATGAAATTAAATTCGAAAATAAATTTATTAACTCTTTATGTAATATACAATACTTTGAGTCATCAAGAGCAGGCGCAACAATTTGCAAATCTGGTTCAATAATTTTATCTGATGGAATTTTTGATATTTTCTCTTTTAATAGATCTTCATATTCTTTGAGAGCATAAAAATATTTTAATTTTCTTTTTTCGGCAGCTTGAGATATACCACCAAACACAAGATACCATATATCAGCCATAGTTGTTCCTATATTTTGTGTAGGTTTATCTATAATATTGTTTACAGAATTTGCAATTGGTTTGCATGTGGTTGCAATTAAGGATTTTTTTAATTTATTTGACATAATAATTACCTCTTTTTGAATTATATCACATATAGTAAAAAATACAATAAATAAAAAAGAGAATAACATATATGTAGGGTAAGAGTCCTACTTACATATTATTAATAAATAAATGATTAGGAGGTTTTATGAGTTCAACAAGAGACAATACATATACAAATACCAACAAAAAGACATTTTATTTATCAGATGATGTAGATAACGAATCTATTGGCAAATTGATGTGGGATATTTTATATCAGATTCGAGAAGATGATGAGAAAGATGAGAAGGAAAAAGATTATAAGCGTGAGCCAATTAAACTATACATCAACTCGTATGGTGGTTCTGTTTATGATATGTGGGGATTAATTGATATTATTCTCAATAGCAAAACTCCAATCTATACATATTGTACAGGATATGCGATGAGTGCAGCTTTTAAGATTTTCTTAGCAGGTCATAAGAGATATTGTTATAAGCATTCAACATTTATGTATCATCAAATGAGTTGTTGGAGAAGTGGTAAATATCAGGACTTGGTAGAAGACAGAGAAGAAATGGACTGGTTGAATAAAAAGAATGAAGAATATGTAATCGACAGAACAAATCTCACAAAAGATGATATTAAGGAGATTCGTGAAAAGAAGAAAGATTTCTATATTCATTCTGATAAGGCGGTCAAGTACGGAATTGTCGATGAAGTTTTGTAAAAGTTGAATTGACGGATTTCGAAAAAGGAGATGAATTATATGGCATATTGTCAGAGATGTGGAGAATATTGCCAAGACCATTATACATATTGTAAGAGATGTTATTTTGAACTTGGACAACCATTTGGAAAAGCAATAGAAAGACCTCATAAATGTAGAAAATGTGGTGGAACTATATATGGAAGATATAACTATTGTTTATCATGTGCCCAGAAAAAGGGTTTCATTAATAAATCAAATTATTAAAATAATAAAACAAGAATCGACAGTTTCTTGTGAAAATTAAGGAGGTTATAAAGAATATGGGTTGCCCAAGACCAGGAAAAGAATGCAATGAATTTATGTGTGGATATTCAGTAGAAGGTGTATGCCGTGAAGGATTAAAAGATTATAAGGTGATTACATTATGTGGTAGTACAAAATTTAAAGATGAGTTTATGAAAGTTCAAAAAGAACTTACCTTAAATGGTTATATTGTGATTTCAGTTGGGTGTTTTGGTCATTCAGGCGATGTATTTACAGATGAGCAAAAAATTATGTTAGAAGATATGCACAAGAGAAAAATTGATATGGCAGATGAAATTTTTGTAATCAATGTCGGCGGTTATATTGGAAGCTCAACAAAAGCTGAAATTGAATATGCTGAAGCACATAATAAGAAAGTAAATTATCTTATTGACTACTAATTAAAAAGACTTTTCATTCAAGTTAATACATAAATGAAACAACACATAAAAATGGAGAAGAATTAATCCTTCTCCATACGCAACTATGATATATTATCTCATATGTCAATGTTTGTCAAGTTTTTTTATTAAGCCTATAAGCGGCTCAAACAAAAAATATGTTAAAATAAGCGGAACAATAGATGTTATCAGTGGAAATATTAAATTTATAAATAAATCATTTATACTAAAATAAATAAACATAAACTATGCTCCTTTCTTATTTTTATAATTAATATATCACATTTTAGTAAAATTGTCCAGAGAAATGGGATAATAGATAGTGTAAGTTTGTTGTAGGAATTAATAGAGCAGAAGCTGGTGGAGTGTTAGAAGAACTGGTTGATGAGAGATAGGTCAAGAAACCATTATTTCATTGCTACAATTTCTATACAATTTTCGTTGCATTTCTTAGAGCAATCCGCTCATCATTTCACAAATAAAAAGAGAATAAGTAGTCGGAGGTGATTATTATAGAATGGTATGTTTATTATCATGACTCTAATGCACAAAAAATTATTAAATGGAATGTATTTAATCATGGTACTTTTGCAGAAAAAGTTAATAAGTTATTACAAGAAAATTTGTCAAGAGATGAATTTGCAGATGGTTTAAAAAAATATCTTATGTATTATATGTGGTCTAAATGTGAATATGAAATAATTTTATCATCTTGGACTGGACGAGCAGATGACATTAAGATTGATGTTTATGACCAAATAATGATGAATTTTGACAGGTTTGTTGATTATTGCTGGTCATTCAAGTCAGAAAAGCCTTGAAAATAAGGCGAAATTCGAGATGAAATTTCCAAGTAAATTGGACTTCCATTAGAATTAGAAAAATAGGAGGAAAAAATTTGAAAGCAACAGTAACAAGTATTACAGGATTTTATGGGGCATTCGTTTCAATGTTTATGAGCAAAAGAACTTGGACACCTGAATTAGACAAAGAGATCAAAGAAGTTTGTGATTCTGTATTGGATAACAATGGAAGACTGTGTGAAGAGCAGGATAGTGAGAATCTCGAAAAGTTTAATAAATGGCTTGGTATGCTACTTCGTATGGGTAAAAAACATATTACAGTTCTTAGATTTTTAGATATTGAAATTATGACAGAGGGGATGCATAGGGCTGGGCAGGACGATCTTGATAGCCACGCACGTAGATTTGAGAATCGAATTATTAGAAGCAGTACAAGATTAGCAACTTTCGCAGATGGGGAAGTGTCTGATTTTTATAAAGATAAAGTCCTTACAGATGGACAGGCATGCAAGAGTTTAGGATATGAACTGCCAAATGAGATTGAATACGAAGGAAAAACATATGTTAAATCCACAAATGGTTATGTATTAAAAGAATACGAGAATAACAAGGACGTAAAACGTGGTCTATATATATTAGGAATTCCAAGTAATTTTATCTCAAAGATTAATTTGTGTGAATGGGGACATGTATTTAAAGAACGTTGTGCTGATGGTGGAGCTAATCCAGAAGTAAAAGAATGGGCTGAACAAGTAATGAAACAGATTACAGAATTCCATAAAGATATTACAAGAGATTATGTTCTATCAATTCAGAACTAGAAATGTTCATTTCATAGGAGGCGATCATAATTAGAAATCCAGCACGTATAGATAAATTTACAGCAGAATTAAATAGAATATGGAAGAAATATTTTCCTGATTGGAGATACGGACAACTTATGATGAATTTTCTTGGATGGGTATCTTGCGACAAGAAAATTGATCCGTTTTTCGTTGAGGAAAATAAGATGCTTACATATTTAAAAGAATATTGTGGAGAGGAAGTGGATGATGGAAACAGTAATTAGTTTATTTAAACAGATACAATCTACGAGCAGTTTAAATGAGAAGAAAGTGATTATCAATGACAATAAAGATAATGAATTATTCAAGAAATGTTTAAAATTTCTATGTGATTCTAATATACAAACTGGTTTGTCTACCAAGAAAATTTCTAAGAAAGTTCATCCATCAAATTATATTTTGGCAGAATTTGAAGATGTTATACAATATTTGAAAACTAATAATACAGGAACAGATTATGATATTTCAATGATACAAAGTTTTATCAATGAGCAACCTAAAGAATATCGTAGTTTTTACATAGACTTAATTACAAAGAAATTCCGTCTTGGATGTGATAAGAAAGTCGTCAATAATGTTATTCCTGGCTTAATCCCATCTTGGGACGTACAGCAAGCTTATCCTATCTCTGAAAAGAACGAGCCTAAAGATGGTGAGTGGTTTGCTCTATCTCAAAAACTTAACGGATCTAATGCCGGATGGAAACACGGACAATTGATAAGTAGACAAGGTAAGCCATTTACAGGACTTGATCATATAATCAAAGACCTTAAAAGACTTCCTAATATAGATAATTTCTTTCTTAATGGAGAATTAATTCGTAAAAATTATGATAACCTTTCTGATAATGATAATTTCCAGTTAGGAACTGGCATTATCAATTCTGATGATTCTGATAAATCTTGTATTAAATTTGTAATTTATGAAATACTCCCAGTTGAAGAGTTTACACAGGGTGAAAGTCAATTGACGTATCGGCAGCGCAGAACTCAGTTAATTAACCCTCTTACTGTAGCCATTTCGAGACTGAATACCGACAATCTTGAAGTTGTACCTATTATATATGAAGGAACTGATAAATCAGTTATTCCATTATTACTTGATAAAGCAGATAAAGACGGTTGGGAAGGTCTTATGCTTAATAAGGATACTAAATGGAAGAATAAACGCAACAACGGGATTCTTAAAATCAAGTCATTTAAGCATTCCGATATTCGTTGTACTGAAATTATTGAGGGCGATGGTAAATACAAAGGTACATTGGGATTAATTAAATGTGATTATAAAGGGCATGAGCTTGGTGTAGGATCTGGATTTACAGATAAGCAGCGAGATTATTATTGGAACAATCCTGATGAGATTATAGGGAAAATTGTGCAAATTAAATTCAAAGCAGAAACTAAAAATAAAGATGGTGGAATTTCAGTTCAGTTCCCTATTTTCGAAATTGTGAGAACCGATAAAACAGAACCATCTTACAACTAATTAAAAGCGGTTATTATCATTATAATACTTGCGTATGCTATAAGTTGGATTGTGACTTGTGGCATCATCAAACTTGTTACATTATGTTTTGGGTGGATATTTAGATGGTCTGTGTCCACAGGCATTTGGTTAACGTTTATTTTGGCAAGAACAGTTTTCAAACAATCGAGCAAGTAAAGGAGGAATTTTATTTTTATACGAAAGTTAAAAGAAATATTAAAACGAGACACATTGTATTGTGTGATGTTAATGGTTGTAATTATTCTATTGATTGTAAATATTATTGTTTTACATCATGTGAATAAAGCAGCAGATCAGACATATAACAAATCGTCAAAAGAAGTCGATCTTATCATTGAAGATCCAAATAATGACATTCAACCAATTCTTATTTATTCTAATCCAGTATCGGATTATGAAGTATCTAATGAGCCAAGAATTATCGAAATAGAAGATTATGGCATTTCTGAAATTAAAATTGAAGAAACAATTGAAACAGAAATCATAAATGATATTCCAACAACAATTGAAAAAGAGAATATAGAAATAACATATAACTCAGATAGTGTGCTGACAGCTTCCAAGGGAGTAAATTACTACAATAGTAATAAAGAAACATATTACAACTTAGATATGTCAGGCTGTGTATCTATTATGAGAAATATGGGGAACACTGATGAATATTGGGTGAGAGAAGATGGCTGTAAAATGCTTGGGAATTATATTATGTGTGCAGCAAATCTTGATATTCACCCACGAGGATCATTAGTGGAAACAAGTTTAGGGACTGCAATTGTCGTTGATACTGGTGGATTTGCTGACAGCAATCCAAATCAAATTGACATTGCGGTTAACTGGTAAGGAGGTATACACATATGCATAAAGTATTTTGTATTATTGGACGAACTGCATCTGGTAAATCAACAATTGTGAGTGCAGTTGCAAAAGATATGAAGTTAAAAGTCTTGAAATCTTATACGACAAGAGCAAGACGTAAGAATGAAGTTGGAAAACATTGTGATCACACATTTATTTCTGCTGACGATGTAAATAAATATATGAATGACATGGTTGCCTATACAGAAAGATCAGGCTATTGTTCTTTCGCAACAGAGTCGCAGTTAATGAATTCTGACTTATATATCATTAATCCCAGTGGTTATTCAGACTTAATTAACACGACAAGAGATATTCCGAATCTACAGTTGATTGACATTTGGATTGACTGTGATACTGACCAGTTACAGCTTCGATCGAAGAAAAGGTCTACAGCAGATAATTGGCAAGCTAATTACATAAAAGAAGAGGAAGAGTTTAATAAGATTTATTCTAATATTGATCCAAAACATTCATATCATGTAGACAACAATGGTGATATATCAGAAGCAATTGGAAAAGTCGAAAGTATTATATTATATGAGCAGCATTTAGCTTAGAGGTGGTGAGAGAAAGATGTTTGAGAGTTTCTGTAAGCATAAATCTTACAAAATAATCAGATGTGAAAAGAGTGAACATAAATATACATGTCAGTGCATGAAATGTGGTAAGCAGTTTGAACTGCCAAAAGCACCTGATGAGATGTATACCATTGGACAGGTTGTAAAACTATGGTAAGGAGGTAAATATGTTTAAAGAGTATTGGATTGAATTAGATACCATTGATGGAGCAAAGCAATTAAATGCAATTGCGCTCAGTTATGAAGAAGATATAGATATTATTAAGGGTAGGTATGTCATTGATGCAAAATCAATTCTTGGTATCTTCAGCTTGGATATTTCGAAGCCAGTGAAAATAAAGATTCATTCTGATGATCTATCCGTATTGGATAAGTTCTATCAGGATATTAAAGATTTTGTTTTGTAAAATATTATATATAAAGAAGAGGTGATTTTAGTGAGTCGAATACGTGATTTGTATATCGATTATGACTGATGGGTGCATAGTTAATACGATTAAAGCCATATGTGAGATGTACAATGAAGATTTTAAATACTATAAAAAGTTTAGGCATATTGATTGGTGGGACATTAATACGTGGAATTTTGAAGAGTGTAATTGTGCTAAACCATCGTATATTGATTCATATTTTAATCAGCCAAGATTTTTCCGATATATCACTTATATGGATTGGGCGAAGGAAATATTAGATGAACTGAAAGAAACTTATAAGATAAGTATTGTTTCTGCTGGTTATAGTCCAAATCTATATGGTAAATCAATTTGGATTAAGGAGAATTTACCTTATTGTGATTTTATAGGAGTTAATTTGAAACAATATAAAAATAAAGGACATATAGATATGAGTAATGGTATTTTCATTGATGATTCTTACAATAATTTAATCGCATCAAATGCAATGATTAATATATGTTTTGGAGATATATATACATGGAACAAAGATTGGCAAGGTATAAGATGTAAAAATTGGCATGATGTTAATGATTTTTTAGGAGGTTTAGTTAAGTAGTGAAATATATGACAAGCCATGAGTTAGCGAAAGAACTATTGAGTAGACCTGATCATATGATAACCGCAACACATGGAAACAGAGAATACAGTATTAGAGATTATCAGATGGCAGTAGATTACCGCAACTATGATGACTCAACAACTTATTGGACTCTGAATTTGTGCTCAGAGAGAATTATATAAGAAAGGAATGTATATGAGCATTGCATTAATAGGGCAAGAATGTAGTGGTAGACATACTGTGTTAAATGAATTATTGACTATGGGATACGATACCATTAGATATTATACGACAACTCCTGATTACGGATACGATAATAACTATCATATTAGCGACAAAGAATTTTGTGAAATGATTGATAGTGAGCAGTTCCTATATTGGGAGGCTTTTGAAACAAATGAGGGCATTAATTATATCGGAACTAAATATTCTGATTATGCTGGTGGAAATAAAGTTGTTATAGTAGAAGATATGGCAAAGTTACATACATTAGTTTCGTACTTCCCAGAGTTTAAGTCTATTTATTTAAAGGTAGATAAACATGAAATTAATAATCGAATAATGTCTATATATACTACAAAAGATGCTGTTAAAAAGGTAAAAAAACGTAATAAGAAGTTAAAGGTGAGAAACCAAGGGATGAAAACACTTGCTGATTGTATAGTTGATAATTATGGCAGATTACCTTATCAAACAGCAGTGATATGCAAGTGGTTTGATCAAGAGTAGGTGAAAAGGTTGATTTCTTATGGAATCGAGGAAGGAGATAAAATTTGTACAATGTAATAAAAAAGGATGGTACTATAGAGCCTTATAATGAGCAAAAGATCATTGATGCTTGTAACAAAGCTGCTAGACGTGCCATGTATGAGTTATCAGATAATGATTATGCACAGATTTTGAACGATGTATTAACAAAAATAGATGAAAGTTACGATGAAGATACAGATATTGAAATTTACGATATGCATAACATTGTAGAATCTGTTTTGGAAGAAGATTTTCCAACGGTTGCAAAAATGTATAAAGAATATAGAAACTACAAAAAAGACTTTGTGCATATGATGGACAAGGTATATGAACGTAGTCAGTCTATCAGATATATTGGAGATAAAAGCAACGCTAATACAGACTCAGCGTTAGTAGCAACAAAAAGAAGTCTTATTTACAACGAATTAAGTGGAGAATTATATAAGAAATTCTTTTTAACTCACGATGAGAAACAAGCCGCAAAAGATGGATATATTTATATTCATGATAGGAGTGCAAGGCTTGACACATTTAATTGCGATTTATTTAGAGTTGGTGAGGTTATGAAGAACGGTTTTGAAATGGGTAATATTTGGTATAATGAACCAAATTATCTTGATACTGCTTTTGATGTAATGGGAGATATTATTCTTTCAACAGCCGCACAACAATATGGAGGATTTACAGTTCCAGAAGTAGATAAAATTCTTGAACCATATGCAGAAAAATCATATGAAAAATATTATCAAGAATATATGAAGATTGCAGATGATATTGAATATGAACAAGTATTAGAAATACATTCTAAAAAAGCTTCTGAATATGCCACGGGCAAAGTTCAACGTGACTTTGAACAAGGATGGCAAGGCATTGAAATGAAGTTAAATAGTGTTGGGTCAAGCCGAGGGGACTATCCTTTTGTCACGATGACAATCGGATTAGCAACATCAAAGTTCGGCAAAATGGCAGCTATTTCACTTCTTAAAGTTCATTCCGAAGGACAAGGTAAGAAAGGATTTAAACGACCTGTATTATTCCCCAAGATTGTATTTTTATATGATAAAAATCTTCACGGAGATGGATCAGACAAATATCCAAGTGCAGATGTATTTAATGCAGGAATTGATTGCAGTAGTAAGACGATGTATCCAGATTGGTTATCATTGACAGGAGATGGGTATGTTGCAGAAATGTATAAGAAATATGGTAAAGTGGTGAGTCCGATGGGCTGCCGAGCTTTCTTATCACCTTGGTATGAAAAAGGTGGTATGCATCCAATAGATGAAAATGATAAACCAATATTTGAAGGACGTTTTAATCTTGGCGTTGTTTCTCTTCATCTTCCTATGATTCTTGCAAAAGCCCGTAGAGAATCCAAGGATTTCTATGAGGTTCTTGATTATTATCTTGAGTTAATTCGTGAATTACATAAAAGAACATATGATTATATTGGTGAATTAAGGGCAAGCGTAAATCCAATTGCTTTTTGTGAAGGTGGTTTGCTTGGTGGTAATTTAAAGCCAACAGATAAGATTAAAACAATTCTGCCACCAATGACAATGAGTTATGGAATTACTGCATTGAACGAATTGCAAAGACTTTATAATGGTAAATCTATTCGTGAAGATGGACAGTTTGCATTAGAAGTTATGCAATATATCAACGATTATACAAACCGAATTAAAGAGGAAGACCATATTTTATATGCAATTTACGGCACTCCTGCCGAATCGTTGTGTGGTCTTCAGATCGAACAGTTCCGCAAGATTTATGGAATCATTGAGAATGTATCAGACAAGCCTTATGTAAGTAATTCGTTCCATTGTCATGTTTCGGAACAGATGTCACCTATTGAAAAACAGGATAAAGAAGGACGTTTCTGGAATTTATTTAATGGTGGAAAAATTCAGTATTGCAGATACAATTTAGGATATAACAAAGAAGCGATTAAAACACTTATTCTTCGAGCAATGGATAAAGGTTTTTATGAAGGAGTAAATCTTGCTATGTGTTACTGTGAAGATTGCGGATATCAGCAAGTAGAAATGGATATATGTCCTAAGTGTGGTAGCAAGATGATTACTAAAATTGACAGGATGAACGGATACTTGGGATTTACAAGAGTACATGGTGAGACAAGATATAACGAAGCTAAGAATGCAGAAATTGCAGATAGGGTTTCAATGTAGTATAAGGAGGTGAAAAATAAATTATAGAAATTATAACAAAAGAAATAAGTGGTTGCAAAAATTATACTATTGATACAGAGGGGAATGTCTATTCCCTTCTGAGCAAAAGGTACTTAAAGCCTTGGTTAGATTCAAAAGGATATTTACAAGTAGAACTTAGGGATGATTATGGGAAAAGAAAAATCAAAAAAGTTCATAGGTTGGTAGCAGAAACTTTTATACCGAATCCCGATAATTTGCCAGAAGTTAATCACAAAGATGAAAATAAGCAGAACCCTAGTATAAATAATCTTGAATGGTGTACATCAAAATATAATTCAAATTATGGAACACGAAAAGAAAGAATTGGATTTTCAATTAGAAATAGCGAAGTTAAACACAGAAAATCAATTATGCAATATGATCTAAATGAAAATTTTGTTAGAGAATATAACACTATCGAGAGAGTTAAAGATTATGGATTTAGTCAACCTAATGTAATAGCTGTATTAAAAGGGAGAAGAAATCAAACTGGTGGATATATTTTCAAATATAAGGAGGATGTATTAAATGAATTATCACACAATAACATATCCTGATCAAAATAATGGTGATGGTTTGAGAGTTGTTTTATGGCTCTCAGGCTGTTCTCACCATTGTTATAATTGTCAAAATCCTCAAACATGGAATCCTGATAGTGGCTTTCCATTTGATAAATCGGCAAAGCAAGAAATATTCACAGAACTGTCTAAAGACTATATATCGGGCATTACTTTCAGTGGTGGTGATCCACTACATGAAAATAACCTCAATGAAGTCCTCAAATTGGTCAAGGAAACCCGTATTTCTTTTCCTGAGAAAACTATCTGGTTATATACAGGTTTTCGATGGAATTACATAATGAATTATCAACCTGTAGAAACAGATTATTTTGATTATTTTGATTATATTGAAGAATCTTATAATAACGGATTGATGGAAAAACGCAAGCAGATAATTTCTTTATGCGATGTCGTGATAGACGGAGAATATATAGATGAGCAGAAAGATCTCACACTCAAGTGGAGAGGTTCAAAAAACCAAAACTGCATTGATGTGAAGCAATCTCTCGCTCAAAGCAAAATGGTTTTATATTGTGATTAGATTAAAAGGAGGTATACTCTTATGGCAGTAGCAATTATAACATTTTTTCTTGGTTGCATTCTCGGTATAACCGTTGCATCATTATGTAGTGCAGCCAAAACAGGTGATGATCTTATATCATCATGCACAGAAGAAGGTGAAGAACAATATCATATCTAATAGAGAAGTTTAAAGGTATTTATCGGATCAAAGCACCAATAGATATAAATACAAATGATTTTCCACGCAAAATTAATGGTCAATATGAAGACATAGATTTATACATCGACTGTCAATTTGGCAATAAAGTATTCTACCAAGGTAATAGCACTTTGTTGGCATATATTCCATCGATCGGACGTGGCAGAAATATTATTCAAAAGATTCAAGAAACAAATCCATCAATTATATATAATATAGAAGAAACAGATGAAGAAATTCTTTTTGAATTCAAATATGTCGATTCTGACAAAATTATTCCATTGTTAAAACCTAGAACCAATGGTGCAAATATATCACCATTCTCAAGCAAGAATTTACCACGAAATAATGAATATAGAATACCAGATGAAACCTTGGGTGAATATAAGGAAATAATCCAAAATGTACCCCAAAACAAGCTTCTCAGTATTAATGTTATACAGAATTCTTTTATTAAGTCGTTGGCATCAAAGAAACATCCATTATCCGAAATAAAAGCTGATATGAGATTAAAAGGATTGCGTGGTAAGGAATACATACATTCTATTGGCAAGTGGGATAAATATATTAAATATTTAAAGGAGAACTTATAATATGGAAACAATTAAAATAAAATATTTTGACAATGAGATAGATAAAATTGAAAAGATTAGCAAAGGAGATTTAATTGATCTTCGTGCAGCAGAAACAGTAGAAATGAAAAAGGGTGAATTCCGGCTAATTTCTCTTGGCGTGGGCATGAAGTTGCCTAAAGGTTATAAAGCAAATGTGTATCCAAGAAGCAGTACATATAAGAACCTCGGTATCATTCTTGCAAATAGTGTTGGTCAAATTGACAACAGTTACAGCGGAGACAACGACTGTTGGAAGTTCCCAGCTATTGCTATGCGAGATACTATTATTCGTAAAAATGATAGAATTTGTCAGTTTGAGATTCAGAAGATTCAGCCTGAGATCGAATTCGTAGAAGTTGATCACTTAGATGATGAATCAAGAGGTGGAATTGGGTCTACTGGAACAAATTAAAGAGGTGAGCATATATAGAACAAACAGTGGAAATTAAGGATAAGATTAATCTTACCATTAAAGAAGCATCGATATACTCTAATATTGGAGAAACTACAATTAGAAAACTCCTATCTGCAACGGCATGTCCTTTCTTATTAAAAGTGGGTAATAAACAGTTAATTAAAAGAAATGAATTCGAGAAATATTTAAATAGTAAGCATTTTATATGAGATTGATATAACAATAAGAATCTTTGTGTGGTATAATACATACACGCAGAGATTCTTTGCCTTATATAAAGGAGGAATTACGATTGGGCAAAGATCTAAAAGGAAAAGAATTAGGGCAAGGTATCGTCCAAAAAAAGAGTGGTAGATATGAAGCAAGATATGTTGATCGTTTTGGCAAAAGAATATCGATTTCAGGCAAAGATTTAAAAGATGTCAAAAAGCGATACAATGAAGCATTGTATGAAAATGATAAACAAATCAACATCAGAGAGAATATCACACTCGATGAGTGGTATAAAGAATGGATGGATGTTTATAAGTTTGATGTTATACGAGAAAATACAAAAAAATATTACAACACAGTATACAAAAAGCATATATCACCTTATCTTGGTATGTTCCATTTAACAGATATCACTCAATATCAAATTAAAAAGAGGCTCAAAGAGTTAAAAGAGAATGGGTACAAATTTGAAACTTGTAATAAAGTAAAAATCTTACTGGTTGATATTTTTAATAAAGCTCTTATAAACGAATATGTGCGAAGAAATCCAGCGAAAGGAATCACTTTAAAAAGAGACGAGAAAAAAGATATTAGAGTATTAACCAGAGAAGAACAGGTAACTTTCTTTGATTGTTGTAAAGGCACATTTTACGACAATCTATTTGTGACTGCGGTATCAACAGGAATGAGAATTGGAGAACTTGCAGCACTAAAATGGGAAGATATTGATTGGGATAACATGGTTATTAATGTCAGAAAAACACTTGTATACCAACAATATGAGGGTGATCCGAAAAAGGATTTTCATTTTGAGAACCCTAAGACAGATACAAGTACACGAAAAATCCCAATTAATAGGCAATGTGAATTAGCCCTAAAGAAGCAGTTCATGCAAAAAAGAGCTGTAGCATCCAAACAGCCAATTACTAAAAATGTTAGGGAAGATTGTGCAGATTTGTTATTCACAACAAGATTTAATACACCTTTAAATTCTCAAATTGTATGTGATGCAATCAACAAAATTATTGAAGAGATTAATCTAACAAAAGACTATTTAGATGAAATGGAATCATTTTCTGCACACTGTTTTCGCCACACATTTGCCACACGTTGCTTTGAAGCTGGTATTGCACCAAAGACAGTACAAAAATATCTGGGACATGCTACATTACAAATGACAATGGATCTCTATACATCTGTTATGCCACAGCATATGGAATCGGAGATGAATAAATTTGCGGATGTACTTGACACCATATCACAATCGGGTGATAATCTTGTCGAAGAACAATACAAAAACACAGTCCATAATGCTAAAATAACTGTTTTTCGTGGAGACTCAATGGTAGTATAGCTGGTGTTAGTGGAGACAAATGTTCACAGAATGGCTTAAAATAAGCATTTCTAAAGTGCCGATTTTAACAACAAGAATATCTTATTACGTATACCAGATAACCCCGTATTTATGGACAGAAAAGGCGGATAAAAAGAAAG